AAAAGCATAGAACGTAACAGAAAGATGATTAGGAACTTGGAAAGACAAACAAATCAAATATATGCTAAAAAGCAAGAATTTAAAACACACACACTAGAAGGATATGCCGAAGGTATTAAGCAAGAATATCTAATAGTAAATTCTTTATATTGTAATAATAAAAAAGTATTTAATAATAAAGAGCACAAGTCTCCACAATCATACAATAAATTTAATCAATTAGTTAGCGAGATCAATAAATATCATATTAATAACAACCAGTACAGAGATATAGCAAAAAGCGACATATGGAGATCTTATTGGAATGCCGACAAACAAAATGTATTTGCTGGACCTGTGTGTGAATGGTCAGAAGAACAAAGAAACTTGGTAAACACCAGTAAGATGTATGACAGTGTTTATGAGCATCCAGAGTCTCCTAGTGAAGAAATTATTGATGATCATGATTTGCTTGATGGCTGGATGATAAAACAAAAAAGAGATAACGCTAGAAAGAAAAAACAATCTGATTTAGACAACCAGAATAAAAGACTTCAAGGAGCAGGAGAAGTATATATGATGGCTAAAGATAAACAAGACTTATTAGATATTCATGACATGAACAATCCTTTAGCAAAACAAATGCTTAAGTCTAATATTGGCCAAATGGAAAAACAAGGCTCTGTATCTGTAGAAGAGCTAAATACTACAAAAACAGTATTAATACCAGAACAAAAGGCTTCTTTAAACGTAAGAAAGAATTTCTAAAATGAGTTATAAAAAAAATAGACCAGAGATAGTAAAAAAAATCGAAACAAGAATTAGAACCACCATGATAGGCTCACTAGCTAGGTTTGAGGAAGCTTTTGGAGAAGTGCTAGATAGTAGCGACCATTATGCAGAATTATGGGATGATGTTAGAACTAAAATTTTAAACAACGGAAATCATCAAATAAGGTTGGCAACAGAAGAATTAGAAGACTTAATATTTGGAAATAATTCTTTACCCAAAAAAACACCTTGCGTTGAAAAGTATCACTATAAATTTAACATAAATCAGGACAGGAGAGAAGATGAAGACAAAAACATTTAATGTAGACATCGAAGGGACTGATAAAGAGTTCTTAGTTAAGAACCCTTCTTTGCATGACCAAAGAGAAGCTCAGAAAGTTTATAATCAGGCTTTTACTGATGCTGTAAAATCTAAGAGTGTCGTTAGGGCCAAATTAGAAGATCTATTGAAAGATCAAGGCTTATGGGACGACGACAAACAGCTTAAATTCGACACTCTCCAAAGAGAGCTATTAGACGGAGAAAAGAAATTAGCTAAAGGCGGTTTCGGCCTTACTCAAGCTAGAGAATTAGCCTTGAGAATGAAAACCGTTCGTGACGAAATTAGAACTTTGGTAAGCGTTAGAACTAGCTTAGACAATCATAGTGCGGAGGGTCAAGCTGATAATGCTAGATTTAATTATTTAGTATCTGCCTGTGTCGTAGACAACGAAACAAAACAACCGTGTTTTGCTAGTATGGAAGATTACTTAAATAGGTCTGGTGAAGAAGTTGCTATTTTGGGAGCTCAGCATTTAGCCAATATGATTTATGGTTTAGATAATGACTATGAGCATAATCTACCAGAAAATAAATTCCTTAAAAAATATAAGTTTGTAGATGAAAGTCTTAGACTTGTAAATAAAGAAGGAGAATTTGTTGATGCTGAAGGGCGTTTGGTTGATGAGAGTGGTAGATATATCGACAAAGAGGGTAATTTTGTTGATAGATTTGGTAATATCGTTGATGCTGAGGGCGAATATGTCGTTGAGGCAGAACCTTTCTTGGATGATGATGGAAAGCCTGTTATTTTAGAGGAAGAACAAGAAGTTGTTGCTGAAACAGCCGAAGATTCTACCGAAAAAGAAGAGGCTCCTACGGCTAAATCTTCCAAATCTAAAAAATCTAAAGAAGATAAAGCAGAAAAGGAAGAATCAGCTTAATTTAGTGTATATTATAGTGTTGCTTTTTATATAAGGGATCCCACACGCAGTGGGATCTCTTTGTATAAGGATTAAGGATATATACTTAAATGGCCAATGCTTTTAACTTGACAGCACAGCTTAATCTTAGAGGTCCGTCTAATCTTAAGCCTGTGATAAAAAATATTAAATCACAATTGGGTAATATTAATGCTAATGTTAATTTAACAGTAGCAAAAAATAGTAGTACTAATATAGCAAAACTAAATGCTGGACTAAAAGCCCTTAATAAAACATTAAATACTACAACTGTTACTAGCAGAAATGCAGCCAAGGCTATTAGTAGTTTAGGCACAGCAATTAATGGTATTAATGCTAATCAGGTTAGTGCTTCTATTAATAAAGCCACCCAAGCTTCTGCTCAACTAGCTAGCAAACAGCAGAGCGTTAGTAAATCTTTAGCATCTTCTAGAACAGAAATGGAAGAGTTCGGCAAACAATCAGGTTTGGCCATTAGAAGATTTGCTGCATTTAGTGCTGTAACTGCTGTTGTTTTTAAATTAAATAATGCCATTACTACTGGCGTTAGCTCTTTTATAGAATTTGAAAAACAATTTATTAGATTACAACAGGTCACCGGAGATAGTGCTCAGTCTTTAGGTAGACTACAAACCTCTATCACCAAACTTAGTACTGGTTTGGGTGTTACTTCTCAAGAATTAAGTCAAGTTTCTGTTACGTTGGCTCAGGCTGGTTTAAATGCGAGAGAAACAGAAAAAGCATTAGAAGCATTAGCTCTTAGTGCTTTGGCTCCTTCTTTTGATAATCTTAACAATACTGTCGAAGGTAGTATTGCGTTGATGCGTCAGTTTGGTATTAGCTCTAATGACTTAGGCAAAGCCTTGGGTAGTATTAATGCTGTTGCGGCTAGTTTTGCTGTTGAAGCAGGAGATATTATCAAAGCTATTAGTAGAACTGGTGGTGTGTTTGCTAATGCTAGTAAAGGAGTAAGTGAAGGTACGGACGCTCTTAACGAATTCATTGCAGTATTTACTAGTGTTAGAGCTACTACTCGTGAAAGTGCAGAAACTATTGCGACAGGTTTAAGAACTATTTTTACAAGAATACAAAGAGGCTCTACAATAGAAGCTCTTAAAGAGTTTGGAGTTACTCTTACAGACTTAGAAGGTAAATTTGTTGGACCATTTAAAGCTATTCAATTATTAAGTCAAGGTCTTGGAAAATTAGACCCTAGAGATATTTCATTTTCAAATATTGTAGAAGAGCTTGGTGGTTTCCGTCAAATTGGTAAAGTTATTCCTCTTATTCAACAGTTTGCTACCGCTCAAAGAGCTTTAGGAGTAGCTAATGCTGGTCAAGCTTCTCTAGCGGAAGACGCAGCAATTGCTCAATTAAGTTTAGCCAATCAAATATCTAAAGTTCGAGAAGAATTTTTAGGACTGTTTAGAGAGATAGGAGGAAGTGATAGTTTTCAAACAATAGCTAAAGGAGCTTTAGGTTTAGCTAGTGCTTTAATTAAAATTGCAGATAGCGTTAAAGGTGTTCTACCTGTTTTAGCTATCATGGGGGCTGCCAAAGGTCTTTCTGCGGTTACACAATTTACTGCTGGATTTGCCGGAGGTATACAAAGAGGTGGTGGGGCTAGAGGTTTTGGCTCAAGGATGTCTGGGGCTCCTAGTGGTTTCGCTACAGGAGGTTTGGTTCCTGGTCAGGGTAATAGAGATACTGTGCCAGCAATGCTAACGCCAGGTGAGTTTGTCATTAGAAAAAAAGCAGTTGAAACTATTGGTGCTTCTAGATTAGGAAGAATGAATAAATATGGTAGAGGAGGAAAAGTACAAAAATTTGCTGGTGGAGGTTTTATAAAACAGCTTCAAGGAGGAGCAGTAAATGTTGGAGCAGCTGTTTTCGAGACCGCATCACCAAAAACAACTGAGATACCCATTAGTCTTGGAAAGATAAGAAAATCTCTTGGCATAGAAGGAACAACAAAGAAACCAGCAACAGAAGAGTTAAATCCTAAAATTTTTACAAGAAATTTTGCCAAGAATATTAGTACTACTAGAGAAGGCTTAAGCAAGGACACTAATAAGAAATTTAAGGATGCTCTTGACGATGGGTTGGTTAAAGCTGTAAATTTAGCCGGAGGTAGATTATCTTCAGATCTAGGCATGAACTTTACAGCAGTCAATAAAAAAAATAAACAAGATTTTCTTCAGGGTGTAAACGATGCAGCTATTGGTAATTTGTTTGAAGATGTATTAACTGGTATCACAGGTAAATATCTCGAACGTAAGCCTGGAACAAATTTTGATTTTCCTAAAGGCCTTGGTCCTAATCTTAAAGATAATTTTCCAAATCTGCCAGACCAATGGGTTGATGCTAAGGCTTCAAAGAAAGCCTCAGAGCCCAGATTTCTAGAAGCAAAAGCTCTAAATGAAATTGTAGGTGAAATTAGAAATGACAGAAGTGCTTATTTATTGCCTACAAATAAAAAACAACAGGCTGCCGCCGCTACTGCTGCCGCTCAGCCAGTAAAGGGACAGAGTTATTCTTTAAATCAATTAAAAGCAAATTTTGGTGTCAAAAGCAAGAAAGACGCAATAGAAAAAGGATATTCAATCCCATTTGATGGCAAGTATGAAATGATGGCCAGTGGTGGTAGCGTCAAGGACACAGTACCGGCTTTACTGACTCCTGGTGAATTTGTAATAAATAGAAAAGCTGCCAAAAGTCTAGGGTCCTTTAAACTCAATTCTCTTAATAAAGCAGACAAACTTCAAGGCTTTAATAAAGGCGGAGCTGTTGGGTTTGGTTTTTCTAATGGAGGAGGAGTGCCTCTGAAACCAGACGTTATTGAACGATCTACTGTAGCTATTCCCGATACCGCCAGACAAGGACTAGAAGAAATTGTATCTGTTCTAGAAGAGCTGGGACTTCAATCGAAAGCAACTTCTGGTATAGTTGCTAATCAAGGTAGAGTCAGTTATGAAACAGCAATTGATGCTGCCAAAGCAGACTTGCAAAAAGCTAAAGCAGCAGGAGCATCATCTACTCAGATAGGTATTTTGACTAAAAATCTAATAAATCTTCAAACTGAAGCACAAGATAACATTACCAAAAGACAAGGACTAGAGAAGGCTTTTACCAAAGGTGGAGCAAATACTGCTTCTCGACAAGCAGATATTTTAAATCAAGCAGAACATTTAGCTCACGCACGTATAAAAAAAGCTACAGCAACCCAAGGAAATAATTTAACAGCTGAAGATATTGCCGGAATTAGAGACCAGGCTTTTTCTGACGCAACCAGATCGGTAACAGGGGTTTCTGGCGCTGATCTTAAAGCGTCGGGTATTCAAGGTTCTGATATTCAAAGATATATATCTGAAACTGAAATGGATGCTAATCAATCCAAAGCTTTTTATGCTAGAATGCGAAAGCTTAGAACGCAACAGCTTTTATCTCAAAAAACGACGGCCGGTGTTGCAAAATATACAGCAGCAGAAGCTAAAAAATTAGCAAATCAAGAAATTCAGGAAAGACGAAAAATTACGACACAATTAGCTAAGTCCAAAGGACTACCTACAGGAGAAGGTTTTGGCGCCAGACTTAAAGGTATGGGTGGAACTCAAGCTAGTATTGCTGCTAGTTTAGCTCTTCCTATGATAACAGACTTTTTTGCTGGAGGAGAACCTACTAGTGCTAGCGGAGCATCTAGTCAGGCATTAGTTCAAGGAGGAGCAGGAGCAATTTCTACTGGTCTTGCTGTAGGCAGTATTGCCGGTCCTATTGCTGGTGTTGCTGCTGGCGCAATATCTATGGTCAAGGCATTTGCTGATGCAAAAAACGCAGCAATCGAGTTTGCGGACAAACTTAGTAGAAGCAAAATTGAAGAGTCAGCAGAAAAAATAAATAAAGCTTTTGAAGAATTATCTAAAAATGCTACAAATGCTGCCGCTTTAGATGTAGTTCAAGCGGAATTAAGCACTATTAGCGGCGAGACAAGAAAGTTGGCGGCTAGTAATGAACAAAATACAAAAATTGGATTACTTAATATATTTGATATTCTTAATTCCTCCGAAGAAGCTAAACAGAGAGGAGATATCTTAAACAATCAAGGAGTTATACCTTTTCTAGAAAGTTTAATGTTTTCTAGTAAGAGAGAATCAAATTTTGATAAAGAACGACCCAGAATAGCTAGAGAGAACGCTAAGTTATTTGCTGAGACTACTCAAGCAACTAGACAATTTATACAATCTTTAGTTGACTCAGGAAAAACTTATGAAGAACTGGTATCAGATCCCACTTTACTTAAATTTTCTGAAAATCTAGCCTTAGCTGACCTTTCTGTACAAAAAGCGTTACAGAATATCACCGACCCTGCTCAAAGGGGTGAATTCATACAACAAGCTGCTGCTGAAAGAGCTAGAGAACAAATTAATATTAGTATTAATACCAAATCGCTTAATGATCTTAATAAGATATCTAAAGAACTTTCTTTAAGTTTTAAAAGATTATTTAGCACAATGGATCAAAATATTTCTAGAGCTAATTTTAATTTAGGTGAATTCGATAAAAATTTAGAACTAACAATAAACTCCCTGCGTGGTTCTGCTAGTATAGGAAATTTCTCATCTCGTGACGCAAATATTTTGGAAAATCCTTTAGGATACAGTAATGCTGATTTCAGTAGAGCTAGTGGCATGGCTGCTGATAGATTTGGTGGAGATTCTGGCCTTGTTAGGGGTTTATTACAGCTTGGGCCAGCCCTAGAAGATAGTTTACTTAAAACTATTAATAATGTTTTGAGTAATGAAGGAGATAATCCAGAAGTAGCAAAAGGTAGAGTCAGCAGAGCTGTTCAAGAGGAATTAAAGAATCTAGGTCTTCCTGCTTCTTTAACGTCTAAACTAGCTAGAGAAATTGCTAAAGCTGTAGGAGATATTACTAACGAAACAGACAAAGGATCTATATCTTTACAAGAGTTAACGGAAAAAATATCAGGACTAAACGATTTAATAGGCACATCTGCTCAAGCTAGAAAAACCGCTATTAATGCCTTAAATCAATGGCAAGCATCATTAAATTCTTATGCTAGTGCTATCAATAAAATGACAGAGATTCAATTGGAATCTGCAAATCGTCTAAGAAAAGCAACCAGCATATTGTTTGATGCTCAAATTAATTTAGCTAGCGCTCTTGGTCAGGATGTAGATCTAAATACTTTGGAGAGAGAACGAGACAGAGATATTAGGTCTAGAACAGGGGGAACTACTGATCCTGTAGATATTACTAATTCGCTAAGATTATTAGAATCTAGAAGAGAACGTCAACAAGCAGATAGAGATTTTGCCGGAGAGAATATTAATGCTCCTGACGCTTCTGCGGCCGTAATTAAAACCACTCAAGAATTAGCTAAAACAAACTTTCAGATAAATGAAACTAGAGCGGCACTTGAAAGTTTAGCCAATGATTCTAATTTGGCTTCAGCAGCATTAAATAAAATACAAAAAGCTCAGCAAGATCAAGCAGGAAAAGTTACTTTTATAGAAAAATTAGTAACTAGTACTCCAGAACAATTGAAAGATTTAAATAATTCTTTTGCTGATTTACAAAGATATATTAGCGGGCAATCCATATCTATTCAACAGAGTACAGCAGCTCAAAAAGCTTATAGAAAAGCTCTGAGAAGCGGAGCTAATCCTAGAGATGCTCAAAGAGAAGCACAAAAAGCATTCGCAGATCAAAGAGGTAATGCTTTATCTTTACTAAAAGAAATTAGTCCATTTTTAGGAGATAATCAACAATCAAATAATCTAAGAGCTAGTGCTCTTGAAACCATGTTGAGAGAAAGTGGCGTAGGAATGACTCCTATGCTTAGTGATGTTATTGATGCTATGAGGAATCCATCACTAGATCCGGCTACGGCTAAAGCTATTGCTACTTATCAAAAAGCTATAAATGTACAAGCTCAAGCAAATGTGCAACTTGCTAGACTTAATGATGAACTGGCTTCAAAAATAGCCAAAGACACTTCTGAAGCAATTAAGGAAGCGTTAGAAAGTGTTACTATTAAATTTGATGAAAAACAAATTCAGGATATGGTAGATGGAATTAGAACGGCAGGACAACAACCTGACAACAAAGCTGCGGGTGGTATTATTTATGCTAGTCAAGGAACCGCCATAGACTTTAGTCCTAAAGGTACGGATACAGTTCCTGCTATGCTTACTCCAGGCGAATTTGTAATAAATAGATCTGCCACACAAAAACATAGACCTATACTAGAAGCAATTAATAATGGCTACTCTAAAGGAGGAGGAGTATCTTACTATGCTACTGGGGGTCATGTAGTAGGTAGTAGTCCTAACGCGGACGATATATGGAAAGAGACTGCTGTCACACCCAAAACCAAAGATGAATTTGATGGTGCTCCAACACCTAAAATATACACAGGCTATAAAGGACTTACTGTAGGACACAAAATTGCTAACGGAAAGGTTACTTTTGGAGACGATCGCGCCAAGATTGAAATTGGTGGAGACTATAATGTTGGATTAGACAAAGATAATCGAAGAGTTGGATCTCAAGAGATTCCTTATTACAATAGTGAAAAAATTCTTAGTATATCTGATCAAGGTTCTATTTTAACTGGAGCCAAAATATCATTTGCTAAAGATAGTTCTGGTATTAGTACCAAGGTAGGAGAACGTACTGCAAATATAGGAACTCCAGAAGTATTATCCTTTCCTTTTTTCCACTGGCCAGAAAGATCAGAAAAATTAGACAGAAAGGGATTGAAAGAGCTTAAGCAAGCCTATGCTGCAATAAAACCTGAATACTTAAATATCAAGACTCCTAAAAAAGTTGGTTCTTATTTACAATATACAGGGGTGAGTGGCAAAAAACTAAAAGTACCTACAAATACACAAGATCTTACTGTTGCTAATCCTAGTATTGAGACAGAATTTAGGCAAGGTTTTTTCAACGATATTGCTATGGTAACTCTAAGTAATTTAGTTTCCAGAATAGCGGATCCTGATGCTGGTTTGGGCTTATTTCAGCAAGGAAGTACTGGTTATTTACCTAGTATGTTTGCTTCTGCCTTATTGGGGTACTCTGATTCAGATAAGAATATAGCTGAATTTGGAGCTGGAAAGTCTAAGAAAATTGGTTCTTCAGTTTTCATAGGATCGGACGTAGACAATAGTAACGTCGCTATTAAAACTTTTGATAAATATACCGAAGGTCTAAACAGACTCAAAGATCAAAGAAAGCTCTTAAAAGATACTTTGGCTATGAGAGATGCTGCTTTTGTAGCAGACACTTCACAAAATGACATTATTAATCGCCTAAATCAGTTATATAATTCTAATAGTCCTTTTCTCTCTTACAATTTCCCTAACGGAGAGTTTAAAAACTTAGGTAGTTTAGATGCAAACGATGGATCTATTAATGTTTATGGTGGAGGAAATCTAGCATTTGAAAATGAGTTTGGGACGACTTTAAAAAATATGTTTGACAGAGGACAGACATCAAAAGATAATAGTTCTTACTACACAAGAAAACCTATTAATCTGTCTCAAATTGATGCTGCAGGAAGGATCATCGGAACCAAAGATTTTGGTTGGACGAGTGATATTAATGCATCCGATCTAGACACTGATTTTAACAAAAAACAACAAGAAGAAAAAGACAAAATATCCAAAATAAAAGGAGAGCGATTACCTCTGAAAAAAGGAGCTTTTGATTTAACTATACCGGTTCACGGAAAACAACAAAAGGTCGACATACCTTACTTCTTATCTTATACTAAAACCGATGGTCAATTGTGGGATTCTAATTTGGGAGCTCCTTCAAATCCTGAAAAATTATTATCAGATGTTTTAGGAGGACCAGGATATGTATTAAATGCCATTGATCATGTGTCCAATCCTTACAAAACTTTCGACGCCGGAGCAGACATAAGTCTACTTGCTAACAAACAGGCTTTTAATAGTGACGCCGTAGTTAAGCCAAATTTTATTAAAAAACAATTTCAAAATACTGATGTTAAAAAATATTTAGGAAAAGTATTAGAACAAGGAATAGCGGCTGCTGCAGGAAGTAGAGCAGCTGCTGCTAATGTTATGAGTACTACTATATCTGGAAGCAATAAAGGTTTAGAGCCACTGTCTTTCTTGAAAAAATATGGTCAAACATTTTTAGATCCTGCTACAGCTACAAACGTACCTACTAATGCTAAAAAGACATCTTTTACAGAGTATTTAGATTATGTAGCAGAAGAATTAGAAAAGGGACAGAATACGGCCCGAAGTAAGGCGGGTAGCGAGGTCGCTAATACTAAGGAGTTTACTTCTAATCTTTCTAACATGAAATATCTTAAACCAGCTTTTGAGACTATTGCTAATACTGCATTTAGTTTATTCGGCGCTGGTGCTCCTTATAATTTTGGAGCTCAATTCGGAGTACCTTTACAAAATTTAACAAATAAAGACCAAATTAAACAACTTAGCAGTATTTTATCTGGTCAACTAGACAGCTACTATACAAATATTAATAAAATAGTAACCGAAGGCAATTTTCCAAATTTAAATGCCTATGACCTGTATAACAATGCGGAAGTTTTGTCATACGGTGCTGGCGCAGCATTTGGTCAAATAGCTGAATCAAATACTAATGCAATAACTAGATATTTAAAATTAGAAGATCTAGATAAACCTAACTTTGATTGGAGAGCTCTTCAACAACAAACTCTAACTATGTTTAGGGCCATAGGAGGAGGTAAAAGAGCTAACAGATTTTTGAGTGGAGAGCAAGGGCAACTTAGTGCTGATGATAAGTTAGATTTATCAACTATTATAGGAGATGGAGATACTTTCGCTACACCAACTTCTGATGGAAAGGTTACTGACAGTAAGTCGCCTCCAACACTTGAAAATCTTCAACAAGTAGTCGAAATGGCATTTAATCCCTATAATAAATTTGATGAAATTACAGATAGAAAAATTTTAATTAATGCTATCAAATCAAGATTTATGGGAGCTACTGACGGACCTAATGGCAGACCTTTGTATAGTCAACAAATGATGGCAAATACTTTACAAAGTATGGATGATGTTAAGCTGTGGTTTGGAGGCCAGCCTGGTGCTAATACTGATATCTCTCAACCTCCAGAAGGGTTCGAAGAACAGCCTGCTGGTAATAAAGACAAAAAGAAAAAAGATCGAAAGAAAATAGTTCCATGGAAGGGTGTTGACTATCTGTATGATAGAGATCCTCCTACTCCAGACTATAATACAAGATTAACAGAACTATACAATTTTGCTGGTTATGGAGATATTTATAAAAAAGCAAAAAAAGGTATGGAAGAGCTGGGAGCTTTATTTAAAGTAGGATCTTTACCTAGTCTTGATTATTACAAAAGCATTGGAGGCCCAAAAGAGAAGCCTGTAGATCCTGTTGGACTTCAAACAGGAGGAATGATTTATGCTAGTCAGGGTCAATTAGTTAATTTCCAACCTCAAGGTACTGACACTGTTCCTGCTATGTTGACTCCTGGTGAGTTTGTTATAAATAAGAAAGCTACGCAAAACAATCTGCCATTACTTAAGGCTATTAATAATGGTGTTGGAGGATATAGTCAAGGCGGCGTTGTTTATCTTGAAGAAGGGGGTCAGGCAAGTAGAAATGCTATAATACAACGCTTTGTTGCTCTAGATAAAAATAGAAATGGAAGATTAGAACAAGAGGAGTTTGCCGATGATCTTTTTTATGATTCAGATGGTTCTGGTTCTGTTGATCTTGCAGAATTTCTTGATCACAGCCTTGGATCAAACAACTCATCTAAACCAGGAGATAATACTCTTTATAATCAAGAAGTTAAAAGAGCTAATGCTCGCATGAATGAATATCAAGCAGTAGAGAATAGAGCTTTACGAAGGGAAGATATTAAAACTTTAAAGGAAGCCGAAAGGAAAAGACTTCAAGCAAGAAGCGAAGTTTTAAAAAACAATGGCAGTTTGGCCGAAGCTAATGCTGCCGGACTAGCGGCTCAACAATTTTATATTGAAAATTATCAAGAAAATGTTAGACCAAACGTGCAGTCACCTAATGCTGAACGCAATGCGATGTTTGCCAATATGTCAACCATAGAAATAAATAAATATAAAGCAAAAGAGAGAAAAGAAAAAAGAGAAGCTGCAGAATGGGAAGCTGGAAGAGAAGCTAGAGAGGCTGCAGCAGCAGACAGAGCAAAAGCAGAAAAAGCAGCTAGAGAAGCAGAGCTAGAAAATAAGAGAAAAGCTAAAGAAGCAAGAGAAGAAAAAAGACGTAGAGATACCAAAGATAGGCGAAAGGCTATTGAAGAGGGAGGTACAGGAACTTTTAAAGATTTGTATGTGTCCGATGGACAAGGAGGATTCAGACCTTTAACAGAACAAGAATATAGAAAAAAGACTATTGAAGCAGAAGGAGATTCTATTCAATTTAATCAAGGAGAAAAACCTTTTAAAGTTTATGACGCTAACGGTAATCAACTATCAACAGGCAAAGATGGCGACAGCGTATTCCGTACTGCTTTCAGAAAAAAAATAGAAGATAGAGAATGGGAAGAAAGATTTGGAGATAAGAAAAAAGAGTATGATCCAACAGGTATAAATAGGGTTGATCTATATGATGCTAATGGCAATAAAATAGATTTTTCCAAAACAAAAGTTGATATCTCAACATCAAGCGCTGCACAAATGCTCGGTGGAGGTATTGAGACATACGATAAACAAGGTAATAAAGTTGATATCTCTGATGATTATACTGCCAATCAAGCAGTTAAGCAACAAAGAAAAACTAAGAGAGACGAAAAAGCCGAAGAAAGAAGTTTATTAACTCCATATGAGATGCTTGAACAAGACACAAATAAACCACCCTTATCATGGGATCAAAGATACATAAACAATACATTTCCTGAAGAGCGTGAATATTTTGATAGTATGCATGTAGATAAAGCGAAAAAAGATAAAAGATTTAGAGAATTACAGGAAGAGCAAAAGGCAAGAAAGAAATTAATAGATGATTTCTTTAACGATGAGACCGATAATAGCTTAGAAATGCAAAAGGCTTTTAGTGCAGACCCTGCTTTTAGAAGAGTTTTAGAAGATGAATTAACTAGAAGAATAGAAGGTTCTCAAACAGACATTAGTGATCAATTTGGAGTAACTCGCGCAGAAGCATTTGATAACTATGTAAGTGGTTTAGGAGAAGAGAATTCTGCATTAAGTAGATACCAACAACTATTCAGTTCATTTGAAAAACCAGAATTTAATGCGTTTGATGAAAGCACATATAAATATCATACATCACCTGAATTTCAAGATGAAGCTCTTTTAGATAATCCTGTATTTAGAAAAGCATTAGGAGTTGGTCGGGGTGTTGATCCTGAAGTATTGAAGAGAAACAAAAGAGACAAAGAGAATTCAGACAAAGCAAAAGACGAACTAGAATACCAGAAATTAGTAGCCGAAGCTAAAGAAGCAGAAACTCAGGCAGAATACGCAACAACTATAGGAGGAACACTTGAAAGAGCAGCATTAATAACAGCGGGAAATACGATTATTCCTCTCTTTGACATGCTAAGACACGAAGATAATAAGATGGCAGATTCAGAATCTGAGAGAGAAAGATTAGCTAGGATTGAAGAATTAACAAATCCTAAGCCTGCTTTGTCTCCAGAAAAAGCTGCTAGACTTGCTCAATTAAACATGCAAGGTCATGGAAAATTGACAGATATACCAGGTATTCAAGATCCTCTAGATGGCACTAGATGGCTTGATAGTCCAGATCCTTTGACTTATTTCTTAGGTGCTTTTGGTCACGAAGCGTATAATTCCAGTGCGAATTTTACAGAAGGTTTTCGTCGAGTTTTAAATGACAACGCAATATTTGGATCGACTAGTTTCGAAGAAGAAAAGAGACAAAGACAAATGCATCGAGATGCTATTGGAGGAGATCCTCTTCTAATGAGCAAGGAAGAGATAGAAAGAAGAAATGCTAAGTTTGCTAAAGATATAAGTTCATTTCAAGCTGAGCTTGCATCACTTCCTGGTTATGCAGTATGGGCAGCAGGAGGTGCTTTTGATATACTAAGTGGTCCTATTTATGGACAAGGTCTTGGCTCAATGGACACAAACTATAGAAAAGACTTTTTTAATGCTTGGCAGGGTATTATATCTCAAGCACAAAATGGTAAATGGCCAGATTTAAATGATCCTAATCTTGTTCTGCTTGGTGAGGGGCTATCAACAATGCAGGCAGAAGCAGCCCAGGGTAATTATGGCCATGATGCTCGTGCTGCTGCAGGATTAACTGACGCAGCGATCGGTATGGGCTTGCCTGCAATAGGAAGTGCTTTTAAAGCTTTTTCGTCTGTCGCTCCTAAAATGGCTCCTAAAGCGATAGCAATGGCTAGAAAATTAGGAATGGAAAAACGATTGGCGGAATTTATAGAATCAGGAGCAGCAGAAGACTTGACTAGACTTCAAAAGATAATAGATGAAGATGGATATCCGGCATTTTTCAAAACCGTTATAGGAGAAGAGTTATCGGCGGCGCAACAAAAAGTTTTGACACAAGTAGACAGTGCCTTGGGAGTAACTCCTCCAAGACCGCCTAAGCCTCCTATTGATCCTGCGTCTGACGATTTTATTCCAACCATTGTTTCCGAAGCAGCAAATCCACCAAAGCCGCAAGGGCCAAATGCCTTGGGACGACTTGAAGATTCACTTGCTACAGATAGACGTCTGCAGAACGCAACAAAAGATCCGGTGTCAGGAATAATCATCGATCCAGCTACAGGAAAAGCAATAGACCCAACCACAGGAGCACTAAAACCAAACGTAGTAGTGCGTCAAACTCCTTCAGTTCCAACACCTACAGCTGGTACGCCAGCTGTATATGGTCCGCAACAGGCACCTGCAGGCCAAGGCGGATTTACAATGTTAGGACTTATAAAGAATCACCCAAGAAAATCTGCTCTCGTGGGCGGCGGCGTGTTTGTGGGAGGGGGTACTACGGCGCTCATTGGTGCTGATAATATTGAGGAATTTTTACGGACTACAGATGTGACAGATCAATCTGTTGACCCTGATACTCTTCCTATAGTAGATCCTGATAAGAAGGCTCGTGGAGGTATTGTTTATGCTAGCAACGGAGCTTTAATTCAAGCTCAGTCTAGTGGTAGTGACACTGTTCCAGCCATGCTAACTCCTGGTGAATTCGTAATGAACAGACTAGCTACTAGTCAAAATAGACCGTTGCTAGAATCTATGAATAGTGGCCAATTTAACTCTGGAGGATTAGTAAGATACATGGCTAGTGGTGGTTATGTACAGCCACAAAGACTGCAAGAAGGTGGAGGACCAATTAGTGGTCAACAGGTTCAAAGCGCTGGCTCTGGTGGTGTAAATAATGTTAGTATGGAGAGGCCATCGTGGGTTGATGATGTTTTAAGTGCTTTTAATAGCGTAGGACCAGCAATATTAGAAGCTAGTTCAAGCATAGGATCATCAGCTCAACAGTTGGCCAGTGCCGTACCTAGTAATGGCATTGACATTAACAATAATGTAAACGTAAATGGTAGTGTTGGTTTAGATAGTCAAAGTTTAGGAAGGGCAGTAGCTATGGGAAGTCAGCAAGGTGAAAATTATGCTGATAAAAAAGTAGGAGATGTACAATCCAAAATACAAAGCGATACCGATGGAGGATTAAGCTTTTACGCCTAATAATTAAATTATGAATAATAGTATACATTTTATTGACAGCGTACAATATTCTTGCGTTGTTGATAAAGATAATATTATGTTATCCAAGAGTTTAGGTAATTCACTAAAAGCTAGTGATAATAATAAACTTGTTAGTTACATGATTAAAGGATCTAACAGTAAAAATACTGTATGGGAAATGGGTGTTGGTACTATTATTACAGATAAGGGTCTTATGATTAGTAGAGATAGATTAATATCTTCTTCTAATGGTAAGTCTTTAAATTTTAAGGGTTATGATTGTACTTTTTATATAATCCCAAATGCACAGAATTACAACACTGGTTTTAATAATGTAATAGTTCATCAAGATAGTTTTTCTATTGATCCTGTTACTAGTATTCACATTTTAGATTCTGATAATGAAACAGTCAATATCAACCTGCCTTCTGCTTCAACTTCAGAAAGTGTTGTTGTTGAAATCAAAAATATACAAGACTCTTGTTCCGCATATATTCTATCAGAAAATAATGTAGTTGACTTTTTATCTACAAATAAATCTTATACTAAAATTGTTTCTGATGGTAGTAACTGGCATGTGCTTGTAGATTCTTCTGGAGCATCTCAACAAAACACTAATTTTTCCATACAGTCAGATTCAGCAGGAGTCTCAGGAGCTTTACAATATTCTAATGGAGCAAACGGATTCTTTTCTTCTGGTGTTTTCTATGACACAGCTACAGACAATCTGCTATTAGGAGCTAGTGGAGAAAGTAATGCTTATTCTGTTATTTCTACTACTGGCAATAATACAATATTTAATAAAACATATACTCATGCTGATTTTATAGTTTATGGTAGTGGTCAAAAAAATATTTATTGGGCTGGCGATACAGGTAGATTTGGTATTAATATTGCTCCTTTAGACACACCTAGCACTCCTTTACATTTAGTTAATGTAGAAAATTGCACAGAAGGAGTAATCAAGGTAGAAAATAGAAATGCTAATACTACAGCAAATATTAACTTATATCATAGACCTTCAATACTTCCAGCCACGGGCACTATCTGCAATACAATTGATTTTAACGCAAGAGATAATACAAGCTCTACTGCTCAATTAGCCCAGATTAAGAGTGTTGTGCTTGATAATACCCAAGCTACTTCTACTTCTGGACAACTTATATTTTCAGTAGGTAAAAGTGGTACTCTTGTAGACAGAGTATCTTTACAGCATGATGCTTTTAATGTAAATTTAGATAATACTAGTTTAATGTTGTCTAATACTGGTGTTCTTATTAACAGTCCATTAGTTAACATTACTGGTTCTGTGACTATGCCTAAGCTAGTTATGGATGCTGGTATAATTTCTTTTACAGGAGTTCCTAGTGATTGTATTTATGAATATGGTCCTGCTCCTACTTTAACTCCAACACCAACTCCAACTCCAACGCCTATCAATTACTGCCCAATAGATGATAGTAGTGGTAGTGGCAGTGGCGGAAGTTGTGAACTTAACACTCTTATTGCTACTCTTCACTTAGATAGTAACGATAAAGAATATTTACAAATTCAAAACGCCATGCCAATTGGTAATTCCACAGCAGCTAATCGTACTGTTTATGTACAATCAGGTGTTTCACCAGCTACACTAGACGCAGACACTGTTAGTTTCTTCCCTTATATTTACTCAACAAGTCCTCTTAAGGTTCAAGTAAAACCATATTTCACTGCTCAACAGTTAGCAGGAACAGAACCATTTGCTATTAGTGGAAATTATCCTTTATACACAACACAGGCTGGAGCAGAAGGACATGCTTCTAATGACAGTAATGTTTTCAACACATTCACCCATTATGGAACAATCTATTACATGCCTATCAATTCTGAAATTGATTACTACGAAGGATCATATACTGGAGCGCATGCTCCTGTCCCAACTGGTGCTACGTTTACCCTAAATAGTCAACATCATGTATTAGTTAACGGTAAGAGAATACATCAATATGTTGGAGATAACTCAACGACTAGCACAAATGGTTACAATGCAAATTACAAACAAATTACTTGGGTTACACTTAATAGTGACGGAAATCACGATACAAATACTTAAGGGTTTAAGAAATGAAATATATACTTAAAAGAGAAACCGCAACAAACAACCCCCCTGCGGCGGATCAATTAGAAATAGGAGAATTAGCTATTAATGCTAAAACAGGTATTTTGTATAGCAAAAGAGCAGATGGTAAAGTTATAAAATTTATGTCTGTTGCTATAGACGATTGTAATCCTGGTAATGATGTCAATAGTTTTGCTCCTGTAATTAGTCATGAAGACGTATCCACATTTTGCTGCAATGGAGACGTTCTTACTATTACTGTAAATAATCTATTGGCTAGTAATGCATATACTTTTAGAATTACAGATACCATAACGGACAGCCTTGTTTATTTTGATTACTTATCTACTAGTTTTTCTTTAGTAGAGGGTACATTATTCCCAGAGGATTCTTCTACTAGAACAGTTAGTATTAGTACTTATATATTCGAAACTCAGAAAAATGCCTTGCTTAAATTTAGTGTTTTGAAAAATAGTGTTGTCATAGCTGAAACAATGATTCCTATAGCCTGTGCTGATTGTGGCACTACAACTACAACTACTTAAGATATTTAGGAATAGATAATGCCTTATAGCAAAAATACTAATAGACCACAAGAATTTAACTTTGCTAATGCTCATTGTTGTAATGAAGGCGTCCTAATTAATTTCAGTGGCGTACCTATGCGTCCACATCAAACATATACAGTGTTTTTTGATTGGTATAGCACAATACCTTCATCTCCTATTATTGAATTTAAACCACAAACTTATACAATTACTCCTGTAGAACAAAGCAATAATCATACCGTATCCACTTTTTTTAGATCTGTTACTAATTTTAATTATGATAATAGTACTAAGAATGTTATAGGCGTTAGAGTTTATGATAGTTCTAGTAGATTTATCTATGAGAATATTGGTGTTATACAATGCGGTGACACATGCACTGAGGATGGAAAGCCAAGATTTGAATTTGTAGCCTCTAGATTTCCTACTCCTACTCCTAGCGTTACGGCTACTCTTACTCCTACGCCAACAGTGACGCCAACACACACTATGACTCCTACTCCTAGCCCATCTTTAGTTTGCTCAAATTCTTATGATAATTATAATAATGCAGTGACTATTGAGAGTGATAGTACTCAATATCAAGAATATAAGAACTGGGGTTTATTCAGAATAGTTTCTCAATACGGATAATTTTTTATGGACATACAATATAATATAATCTTAAAACAGTACAAAGACAAAGACGCTTTCATAAGAGAAATGCAATCTCAGGTGCAGTTGCAAAATTCTGTGATACCACAAAGATCTTGCCGTTCTATTGTTGCAGATCCTAAAAGTCGAATTTTGAGGTATGAGCTATCTGAATCAGAAGTAAACTCTTTGAGTAAAGACCCAAGAATTAAAAAAATAGTAAAAGTAGACCCGAATATTCTTCCAACTCTTTTTGATATAGACCAGCCATTAGATGACGAGCCTCCTAGTTTTCATTTTAATGTTTTGTCTCAAGATTCCAGGTATTATGGAAATCAATACGCCACAATAACAATTCCTCCTACTCCAGACATAGACATAGTTATTATAGACAGTATTGTAGCTCCAAACCACTCAGAGTTTATAGCTGATTCTGATCCTAATTTTCCTGAAGATAGTTTCTTAGATATATTTCCAAATACCAATGATAATAGTAGAGTATTTAGGTTTAAAAATTTAGACAACACGAATGACTCTTACTTGCAAAACAATCATGGCACATTGGTTGGTTCTGTTGCTGCTGGCAAAACTCAAGGTTGGTCTCGTGATGCTAGAATTATTACTACTAATCTTTATGATTTTGTTGATAATGCTCAAGAAATTTTAAATTGGCATGTATCTAAATCTGGCGATAGACCTACTATAGTCAATTGTAGTTTTGGTTGGAGTGTTAGAAATCAAAGTTCTGCCATTGTTAGTGGGATATATCATCAAGGCACCAAATATACTAAACCTGTTTTTAATACTGAACATCCTAATTTTTCTTCTTATACTAAAGAACAAAAAGTTTCAGGTCTTGCAGATTTTTGTAATTGGTATACTAGTAAAGGTTTTGCTATACGACAATTGTATACAGGAGGAAGCGATCCCGACTATAAAGAAGGAGCTATTGAATTAGCTCATATACCAGCCATAGACGTTGCTGCTAATGATGTAATAGACGAATTTATTGCAAGTGGTATGATAGTGGTTGCTGCTGGAGGTAATTCTGGCTTTGAGCTTGATCTTCCCGGAGGAGCTAATTATAACAACAGGGTAATATTTAATGGCGGCACACCATCCGGTTATTACTATAATAGACCGTCTACTCCAGCATCTATTAAAAATGAACAAGATGATAGTACCCCTGTTACTAACGAAACAATATCAGTAGGATCTATTAGTAATCACAATTATAAATCCAAATGGAGTGTTTGCGGTTCTGGCATTACAATTTTTGCCCCCGGAGCGGCCGTGGTAGGAGCTACATTTAATCAGAATAGTGCTGGGGCTTATGTTGATAATGTTTCTGGCATGAATGCTGGTTGGGGAACAAGTTTTTCTAGTCCTCAGGTTTGTGGTATTCTAGGACAAGTTGCTCAAAGCAAAAAGAACAGTGGAGTAAATGCGACCACACAGACCATTACAAAAACTGTTACTTTGAATAACAGTACTCCCGCTGGTACAAGATTTGAAATAGATGGTAGTTATAACTCTTCCGTAACTTTGTACGAAGGAAATACCTATCAGTTTGATTTGAGTGATACTAGTATTGGTACACACGTTTTTAGATTATCTACTATACCGGATGGAAGAGTAGCTGGCACTGTAGATAGTAGTTATGATTATACTACAGGAGTAACTATTACCAGTAATCAATTAGAGATTGTAGTTCCTGTTGGAGCTCCAGATCTTTACTATTATTGTGCTGTTAATGGTAATTCTCATAAACAATTGGGATATAAGACCTCTAGCGAGCCTAATATTATAAGAGTAATTCCCAACCCTAGCGCTGGTTGGCCTTCTAATAGCAACCAAGCTCAAGCTAGTGGACTAGCTTATGTTACGGGTACTGCTGTAGATAATTTGTATGATACAGGCATTGTAGGTACTGGGGCTATTGTTTATGATGAATTTTATAGTGAGTATGGCGTTTCTGGATCGTTGAATAATGACTTGGCTAAATTTAGTTTAAAGGGAGCACCCAGTAAATGTATATATTTTGATGCTACCTACGAAGCTTGTGGAGATATTTTACAGAAGCCTCCTTCTATAATTGGAGACGTAGATGCAGGTTCTGGTAGCGGTAGCGGACTAGATGAGTCTGGTATAGGAGAAGATCTTGATGATAACGTTTCTAGTGACGATTCAGGATTTACTCCGTCGTCAACAGACACCCAAGATTACAATATCTATCAAGAGGACATAGAAAAAATTATAGACAAAATTAACAAAAAAACAGCAGAGAGAAATATAAGCAAAAATCAGTGGTGGTGGCAAAAATAGGAATTTTTATAATAAAGGAATATGGCAACATTAAATATAACTACACAGTGCGGCGCAGAAGGCTTTAAATTAGTTTTTGAAAACATAAGACTAAAACCTCGCCACTCATATACTGCATATATAGAAAGCATTAAAGCAACACCTAAAAGAACTAGGGTGTTTATAAATCCTACTGTAATAAATATAAGAGCAAACAAGGATGTTATAGACATTACTAGTCATGCTCGTGTTATTTCTTTAAGAACTGCTGATAATTCCTGTAATGTTGTATTTAAATTAACCCTCAAAGACAACACTACAAATCTAGTACATACAGCAAGATATTTGACTGTTATTTGTGGAGATTTATGCTCTGTTTCTGGAGCCCCTCTTAGTTCAGATGTTCCAACAGCAACTCCTTCTCCTACGCCTTCTTATACCCCAACACCAACCCCTACTCCAACACAGACTCCAACTCCTACTCCTGCTACTTGCGGAATCACTAAGCAGTCTGTAACTTTAATAAATGGGGGTAGTAATTATGAAATTAATGATAAATTTACTGTTACAGATAATAGGGTTAGTAATGATGCAACATTAATAGTAACATCTATTGGTTCGTCTGGAAATATTTTAGATTTTGATGTTTGCAATCCTGGATCAGCATTTGTTCTAGCTCCTGTTGTAAAACCTCAAAATTTTGTTATCGGTGTTGACGCTCAATTTACAGGTAATACCAACTTTTTTATCTGTCCACCTACTGCTGAAGATACTTGTCCTAAGCCTGGAGATAAAGTTACAAAAAAAGCAGTAGAGGATACGGATAAAGACGCACCAGATGGCTCTAATAATAAAATTAAACTTGATGATGTTACTGGATTACAGCCAGGAATGCCTGTTACTTCTGACGATCCTAATAACAATATTCCTCCAGGAACTGTGATTACAGATGTTGATAGAGATACGGGTACTGTAACAGTTTCTAATCCTGTTGATATAGATAATGGTTCTGATATAGATTTTGCTCATCCTGAACCTTTTGATCCCTCCGTACCTCCTGATGGAGATACAAATCCTTTACCGCCTCCACCTGGACCTCCTCCGCCGCCGCCTCCGGGACCACCACCTCCTCCGCCACCTCCACCTCCGCCACCTCCACCGCCTGGACCTCCACCTCCGCCACCACCTCCGCCGCCTCCACCTCCTCCGCCTCCACCTCCGCCTGGACCTCCTCCGCCACCTCCACCTCCGCCTCCACCTCCGCCGCCTGGACCTCCGCCTCCACCACCTCCGCCACCTCCACCTCCTCCGCCTCCACCTCCACCGGGACCTCCTCCTCCTCCTCCTCCGCCACCTCCTCCGCCGGGACCGCCTCCGCCTCCGCCTCCTCCACCTCCGGGACCACCGCCGCCTCCGCCTCCGCCACCCGGACCTCCTCCTCCGCCGCCGCCTCCTGGTTTAAATCCAGATGGTGAACCTTGCGCTATCCAATTACACGCTTGCGAAATAAAAGATAGCTACAAAGAAAGTACTAACACCAAAAAGGGTAGACTATATTGGAAAGATGCGAGAATAGGAGTTTTCACTCATATAATTATAGAAGCGTCTTACGACAACGGTGAATATTCAAGAATTGCTGCTTTTCAAGTAATGAACGAAGGTTTTATACTAACAGATATATATCCTCAATATAGTATTCAAAGATATAAAATTTACCTAGAAGACAGATATAATAGACCCTATCCAAGATCTGACATAGAATGTATTTCTAATGCTGTAAGTTTTGAGTATGGCCCTATCTGCACAAATAAACCTCCTTGGGAAGATGATCCAGAAGGTAGAGAAACAGCAGCTGCTGGTCCTCCTCCGCCACCACCGCCACCTCCTCCGGGAAATCCAAGTACCGACACAGATAATGACCCATTGAATCCCGACGATGATCCTCCACCACCAAGACCGAGACCTGCGAATTCTCCCACTCCTACTCAGACAGTTACACAAACTCCGACTATTACTCCTACGGCAACAATAACACCAACAATTACTTCAACCCCAACACACACTCCTACTCATACTCCTACAAATACTCATACGCCAACACATACTCCAACACATACTCCCACAAATACTCACACACCATCTCTGACTCCTAGTCATACTCAAACGCCTTCATTTACTCCCACAATAAGCCTCACACAAAGTCAGAGTCCTACACACAGTCTTACTCCGTCAATCACCCAAAGTCAAACCCACACTCCAACTCACACACCAACAAATACCCATACTCCAACACACACCCCAACACCAACCCACACTGCAACACCTACTAATACTCAAACTCCGACAATATCAATTACTCCTTCTCAAACATATACTCCTACTCCAACGCCTACTAACGAGTGTTGTTATTTCCAGTGTGATTATTTAATAGATAATTGGGTTTTATCTAATGAGAATTCAGATGGTTATGTAGATACTACTGATGAGTTTGATGATCCTACAACACCTTATTCTTTTATTTTATACGGTGGAGACTCTGATGCTCATGAAGGACTAAAAGGTTTAACAAAATTTGAGATAGAAGTTCCAGAGTCCACTCTCATATGTTTCAAATGGGCTTACAATACTTTAGATGCAGAAAGACATGACAGAGCTGGTTATTTCGTGAATGACCGCTATACTGTTCTTTCTGATGCTCCAGAGAATAGAGATACAGGAGAATCAGACAAGGGAGAAGAAGTTGCTATCATTGTTTTTGCTACTAATAAGTTCGGATTTTTTGTAGAAACAGATGATAATACTTTTGGCAGGGGAGAACTTTATATATCTCAATTCGCCACTACTAAATGCACAACACACAAATGCGAGCTACCTGCAGGAGGAGGACCGCCACCAGGACCGCCGCCACCTCCACCTCCGCCAGGCCCCGGTCCCGGTCCAGGCCCCGGCCCAGGTCCCGGTCCAGGTCCAGGTCCAGGCCCCGGTCCAGGTACTGGAGGTCCGAGAACAGGAGAAGACGATACATTTACTGGAGAGTGTGTATGCTTGCCAATACAGCCTGAAGAAATCCCGGTTTCTATTTCAGGAAGTCCAGGAGGTCAACAGTATTACGTCTTTGATATAACAGAGGAAAATACTCCAGACATAGCAGGAGAAACAGACTTTAATCCTCTTGATTCTAATCAAAAATTATGTTTAACTGACGGTAAGTACTATAAATTTACTAATATACCAGCTACTCACCCTATGACTATTCTTGATGGTCAAGGGGCTTTCGCTTTTTGGATTGTAGTCTCTGGAGATAATCCAACAGTATACCCATTAGGCGGTACTGTAGGAACACACACGTATTACTATCCCACCATGACAGTATACCTAGAGCCTCTTGCAATAGATCAAGGCCCTCCTATAAAAATTCCGGCCACTATTTTCTCCTATCATTCAGCTATTGATGATTTCATGGGAGGTTTTGAAAGATTGGCCTATAGACCAAATCAATGCGCTCCTACGCCACCTCCATCTCCAAGAGTAGATACTGTGCATTCGCTCTTGTCTCATGAAGTTCTGTCTGAATCTCCACAAGAAAAAGCCGTAGTATCTCATCAGTCTTCAGAAGTTTTTGTTCCTAAAAAAGATTTAACTAGAACCTCTTATCATCAATTTGATGTTATTGCGAACAAAGGGAAAGATTATATATATTATAGTAATAATTCTATGGACTTAATGGCAGAAAGCAGAGACCAAAGATTCACTATTTCTGCAATATCACAAGACTTTATTGCTCATGAAGATCCTTCTAATAACAAATATATTAATTCTTTTACTATTACGGATTTAATATTTAGCGAACCATCAGAAAAACATCTATTGTCTTACGATCTTATAGGTGTCTTCAAAACAGAACCTGAAGAAAGATTACATAGTCAGCATAAAAATTTAGAGGTGTTTGCTGGTCAGAATACGGAAATATTACATAACACCCTAACAGATGTCGAAACACTATCTACTCATACAGGAGAAATTTTAGCTGGCTCTTATATAGATTTGTCTGTATTTAACCATCTTCCTCCTGCTATTAAAAGATTGAATGATAGCGCTATTTATATGGATGTACATATATCCAAACCAAAAGAAGGAATAGGTAATATAAGTACTAGTTTTATAGATATGTTTAATTATGACCTAAGGCAGAAAAAAGCAAATATTTCCTATAGTTATATTGACATGTTTAATTATAACTACCTAAATCTTGCAGCAACACCTGATCATACTACTATTATAAATAACTCTTTGGAAAATCGAGATATTTTTATTGGACGAACCGCTAGTTCTGTTGTACACGAAGGGTTGGATGATGTTGATGTTCTTCAAGGCAGAATAGAGGATATTGATGTGGCAGAAGATAGTCTATATATGATTGAGTCGTTGCTTAATGATCCTTATAAGTTAAATATTAGTGCTATTTTACTAGACATTATGACTAGACAGGCTGATCCTAGCGATGAATTTAACATACTTGTAATACCAACTAGATATATCATTCCTTAGGAGATATGATGGGCTGTATTTTTTTTGAAAGTTTTAATTATAGCGATTCTGATTACACTACTCTAGATCCTACTTATTGGTCTGGAGTAAGTGCAGATGCCTCTATATCTAAACCAGATTATGGTTTGTATCAATTTAAAAAAGGACGAACTAATAATGCACATATTATACCATCAAGAAGTGCTGAAACAGCAACGCTTAATTCTGCATCACTAATGCTTTCAGGATTCCCTTCAATTGGCGATAGTCAATCTTATTATGGCCTGGGTTGTTTTATTAGTCACATACAAACTAACACTAGCGGTAATGGTAGTTCTGCTCCTTATCGTGAAAAATTATTATCTTTTTATAGTGGAACGGGTTTAATTTTTGATATTAATACAACCTGGATGGCTGATTCTGGTATTGCAATAGAGGTGCAACAAAATTCTAATAATTTCGAAGTGCCTTTGTTTTATGCTCCTTTGCCTGGAGGAAAGCAGAATAATTCTAAGCATTTTCTACAACAAAGAACACATACTGTTAGCACTGAAAACGATAGGAAAACCTGGAGATTATTTACTCCTTCTAACTCTATTCGAACCAATGAAATGGTCACAGACTTATGCGTTCAGCAAAAACCAGAAATTGTGACATCATCAGCTATATATCTAGAAATATTTGGACAAGCCAATGACGGAGCAGTTCCAGCTACTACAGGAACTATACATATCAATGTTGATGGCTCAGGGATCACGGCTAGTACAGGAATTAGTATTAGCGGATTTAATAATTTAGATAGAGTGGAGTTTCACGGAACACATCACGCCAGTGGAGAATGTGATGCTGACAGTCAGGGCTATGGATATAGTAAGTATAATACATTTCAAAATGAATACAGAATAATAGATGATTTATATTTAGCGTCAGGAGCAGCAGCATCCGACGTTAATTTAGGAGCTTCTGTGAGAATATTTAGATCAACCCCTAATCAAGTTTTTAAGAACGATTTTTGGAGTAGAAATCAAGATTTACCTAATATAGCTACGGGCATACTAAGTTCTAACGACAATCAAACATGGATAGGGGCTAATGTCAGTGGAGCTATTGTAATAAACGGTTACGATAATATCAATACCAATAATAGTATTATAGACGGAGTAAAAGTAATCAATATAGATCAATCCGACTTTGGTGTTAAAAAATACAATAATGTTATGGTATCTGGTGGAAATCCCAGCGATTGGAATTGGCAGGGAGGAAAGAATGGGCCGTTCGTTTCTTTAGGTTCTGTAAAATCTGTAGACTCTAGAAGTTTTCAACAAAATAATCATTTTTCATTTACTAACCCTACCACAAATACTAATTGGACAAAAATAGATATACAAAGATTAAAGATGGGGGTAGTCGCAGGCACCGTTACTTCAGACTGTGAGAGTAATGGAGGATATATAATACAAGGAGCAGGATCGGATCAAGCTAATGGTATATATTGCGATCAATCTAGCGGAGGATCTTCTATACAATCTAATTTTCTTAAAACCTACTCTAATACAAAAGATAATGGGTATTATATATCCTATGATAATACAGGAGACAGTAATGCTGGCTGGTATGTGTATGATGGATCAGATAACAAAATTTATAAAAATAACGTGGTGGCTGGAACCAAAGCCCCTATGCTAAATTGGTCATTATCAGACTATGGAACTTATCCTCCTCCAAATACCACAGCCTCTTTGAATATACCTCATTATAGCAATACTTCGCCACAAAACTTAGACTACATACCTTGATAAATTGGCCAAAATAATATTTATTCATATTACCATTGGTGTATATACTAATATTATCGGACTACTATCAAAGACTTACCAGCCTGAACTATAGATATCTTAATAGGAGAAGAGATGAGCAATCCAAACACTATATTTTTTGAAGGGTTTACTACAGATTTTACTACAGATTTTACTCAAGTCGGAGTAAATCTAGACCCGTCATATTGGCTTAAGCCATCTGGTGTTGGCAGTATTGGTCAGCATCCTAGACTTGATCCTGCAGGCTGGGGTGATGGCTCAACCGATACAAAATTTAACATGTATAAACTTTCTCCTCATGATCATACTGACCTAGCCGGTAATAACAGAGTATATACAGGTCAAGGTATTATTGCATTAACAGGCTTTCCTCAGACTTTTAGTCAAATTACTACTAATGACGACGGAACAAATGTAAGAGGTATTGGAATAGGTTTTTATATTAACAAATTAGCTAGTGAACCTAGCGGTACTCTTGCACCTAATTTTGCTCAAAGACTATTAAAGATTTATAATAACAATTCGTTTAATTACAGTAGTGATTTTGCTAATACTAGTGGAGTTATAGAGATTGATGTAATTCATTCTACGGGTGCTCCTTCAGGATATTCTGATACTATTTCGGTTAGTGATTCTAGAAATTTGAGCCTTAGAGTTCGTACGCCAGATGCAGCAGGTACAGCTTGGGTAGAAAAATATTTTGATACTAATGTGCTAGGATCTACTTGGAATTATTTACAGCCTGCTTCAGACAGTAACTATACAAGAACAGATCAAAGAATTATATCAACATTTAAAGAAAATAGCGCATCAGATAAAGTTGCGGGCACTGCTACATTTAATGGAGATGATTATTACAACGGACTTTTTGTAGAACTATCTATTTTGCCTACTGGTACTGCCGCAAATAGCGCCACAAATAGTCATTACGAAATGCAAATTAGACTTAATGGTATGAATTTGTACGAGAGAGGAAAAACTCAAGATGATCAAACTGTCGTAGGATTAGAGGGTAAGTATTTTCATACTGCTACATCAAATGTATTTTTTGATAGAATAGATTGGTATGGATCTAGAACGGGAGTTGCTCGTTTTGATACTGCTGATACTAGCGGTCCTAATACAAAAGTTTTGAATGATTCTACTTGGATTGACGATATTTACATTATTGCTAATACTGGCTTAACTAGTGCAAGTATTACTCATGCGGATAATTTCTTAGGCTCTAGCACGAAAGTGTTTGCTCTGTTCCCAGATACTACTGGTATTAATCAGAGTGGATCTTGGAGACAATTTAGTGCAGATGATGGTTATGCAGACATCAACAATACCGACGTGAAACAATACTTGCAAGATGATGATGGAGATAATACTTACGTTTATGCAGAAAATAATAATAATGCTTTAATGTTTAACTTTGATAACATCACCATCGATGCTGCTCTGAATATTAACAATTATGTTATTGGAGGAATTAAGATTACTAATTCTTCTAGAGCAGTAAGCACAGGAGTTCAATTTCAAAATGTATTTGCTCCTTCTGGAGACTTGCCTTTAACTAACGATTATGATGTTAGTGGTATTGGTCAACAATTTAGTGTTACTGGTACTGTTTATAGATATCAAAATCAGTATTTGATGGAGAACTCATTACACACTCCCGCTAAAAAATGGACACCCACAGAAATTAATAATGGTCATTTTGGTATTGTAAAGAGAAGCTAATAGGAACATTAAGGATAAAACATAATGCATGACGGAGTATTTATTAACCCTCTGTTTGATGACTATACTAATAGTAGTCAGATGGGCGGAAATAGTATTAGTATACAACACAATACGGGAGATGCTCATGACCACACAGATATCTTTTATGCTGGTAGCGGATTTAGAGAGATATGTCAAGTAGGTACTGATGAAGCTCCTTCTCCTCTCGTTAGTATTACTAAAAACTTTATTCAAAACGATATAGGTATCACTACAGCTGTAGAAGATACTGTCAGTGTTGAAGGCTATATTATTGCTACTGGTATTAGTACCGGGGCTGGACCATCAGTTTTTCTTACTAAAGCTAGTGGCTTAGAAGCTCACTTATTATCTAACCCTATAGCAGCATTAGAAATTAAGTGTGGACCTGAGGGTAGTGAGAATGTTTTATATAAATTAGATTCTGCGAGGGCAACAGACTTAGCTCTAAATAAATCAGAAAATAATTGGACACAATATTTAACATATAATATGACTTTTGTAGGAGTTAATAGTGGCCTTATAACAGGCGTGGGACAAGCTCCTGTGAGAAATACTATAGACAGTTGGAGTATTGAGCCTGTTAGTGATTTAGTTAATTTTGAACACATCACTATGAATGCTAAGATCAAAACTTCAAATGGTGCTGTAAGTAAAAATGTTCATGAATATAATTTCCCTAAATTTAAAGTTACACATACAGTTGCTGCTAATGGCATTAGAGATAACGGGACAGGTCTTACAGGCGGAGAGGATGTAGAAAAAGCTTACGCACAAGCGTTAGAAAATGCTGGTAAATGGGTAAGTGGTAGATTAGACGCAGCAGAAAATCAAGATGGAAATAGAAGCGTTGCCCCTAGGACGGATGAAGACCCTAATAGAAAATACGATTTTGTTAGGTCTGTCAATTTTGATATGAATACTGCATTGTATCAAGTTGTTGACAGTTGGACTAGTATGCCAAGTGGATCTTTATTTACAGAAGAGTACACTCTTGAGGTTAGCACTAATGAAAAGTACCAGAAAACCATAAGAGTAAATGGAAATATACAAGGAGCTATAGGGGCCAGCTCTACTTATATTGTAAATGGAACGCCTTTGACTCCTAGTGGAGATGTTGAGCTTAAAGCACTTGGAGACAGTGAAGCAGTAGCAATAACTGGAGGCGTATTGGTGCCTTATACAGGCAAGACTGATGGCTGGGAAAGTATAATTACTAGTGGAACCAGTAGATTTGACAATGCCTCCCTAGCTTGGCATGGTTCTACTAATAACACTGGAGGTATTAAAAATTTATTATATTGGAGAGCTAGTACAGCTTTAAACACATCTAGAGATGGAATTTACACTTCAGACTTTGTTCCTGCAAACTATAATAGATTTAGTACTACAAACAATCCTATCAATAGTAGAGAAAGTCTATTAAATCCTATTCCTATTAGTACTAGTGAAACATTTGATCCTAAAAAAGGATCTATATCTTACAGCTATGAGTTTAGTAACAAATTATCTGCTATATCTGGAGCTATATCAGAAAGTGTAACAGTTAACGATACTGGGCCTACAGATGTGCTGGCAGAAGTTTTTGTTTTGGGTAGGCAGCTAGGTCCCGTATTACAAAACTTAGGAGCTAAAACTACTACTACAAGAGATGTAAATATTGATTTGACTGTAATGCCGCCTACTGGATTCAATGGCTTTTTTATGACGCAAACAGCCTGCCCTTTATATAAAAGTGGTAGTATTTATAATCTTGTGTCTGCAATGGTATCAGGCTTAAGACCTTTTGGGGCTAGAGATAACAGTGTATTTCCTGGGGGTTCTAGAGCCGCTTTAAGCAGAGGACAGGTGTTCGTTAGGCGAGATGATGAAAGTTGGAATCCTTCAGAAGGTAGATATAGTCGTTCAATTTCATGGGCTTACCAACAATGCACTACAGAAAATAACTGGGATGATATATGAGCTATGACGCTAATGGACCAAATTATTGCTTAAGTAAAACAGAATACAGAATGCATGGCAAGATTATTGCTCAAACTATTTTTTTGGGTGCTAGCGTCATGGACTACAATTGTAATCTAGGATGGGGCACTCAACCTAGTACTTTAACTGTAAATCTAGTTAACGATAATGCTGCTCCACTAATAGACACATCGCCTGAAGACACTGCGGTAGGCTGTGGTGATGATCAACATCCTTCTAGTAGTACTCCTGGGAAGGGAATATCCGCTAATGCTTATTATCAAGGACTAGAAGAAGACATTTATATAAATAAAGATAATCAGCCCTGCAGTGTGCGTGATCCTACAGCTAGAGTTAAAGCCAAAGTGTATTATCAGACTAATTTTCCTGCTGCTACAGCAGGGAGGGATATTGAGGGAAATGAATTCCGTCGGCCTTACGATAGCGGAACATTACAGGTAGATCAGTATTGGTGGACCAAAAAAGATCCTGGTTTTTTAGGAGATGCAAATAATATTAAATTTGATGGATCTGTAGTACCTCCAAATACTAATAGACTATATAGCGTTCCCCCAAGTGAAGAGAACCCTGACGGTATACCGTCGACGGACTTTTTAGATTTCTATAATAATAGAGGATATAATATTACTAATTCTCCAGTTTTTTTTAAGATGGGAGATTTTAGTTTTGGTGGATTTGTACAATCTTGGAAAAAGAACAAATCTAATAGCGGAGATATATATACTGTTGTTGTTAATAGTCCTCAAAGTATTTTAAATACTTGTACTGTAATTTTAGATAATTATGGAGGATCTATAGCTGGCAGTCTGGATAGTTTTGATTGGTCTGCTCCTACTAACTATGTTGGCAATAAATTAAAATATAATAATACAGATAATTCTTACGGCAATATGCCAAATGTATTTAACGTTTATGGTTTTTTAGAATCTTTTGGTGTTGATTATTTTGGAGGCTCTTCATACAAACAAGAAGAAGGTTTTTTAGTTACAGATATAGTAATGGGGCTACGAGTACTTGCTGGTGCAGACGATCTTACCTTGAGAGCTTCTACGGAAAATAATGACTTTAGTCCTAAAAATGCTTTTTCTCCTTTTGGTAGAATTATAGCTCCTACTGCTCATGATCCTATTACAGGAGATTTTGTAACTACAAACAAATGGGGACTAATTGCTCCTACACCGGGAAACTGGACAGGTAATAATAGGTGCCAGTTTAGACTAGATCTGTCAGATCTGCATTACGCTATTATGGGAAGTGATAAAAGAATTAAAGCTGATTCTATGAGTATCAGCGAACTGATTGATCAAATTTGCGAAGACCACGGATTGGATTGGACTACTAGCATGATTAATACTAATGATGGCTGGGTTATTAAGGTGGTTGCTGTAAGTAGGAGATTTGCTCCTTTAGTTAATGGTATTCAAAGTACTGTTAGTAAATTAGTTTGCGATAATTTTCCTGTGGGATCTTTGTCTTACGGTAAAGAAAAAAATGACGCCTCCAGTAGGTCTCTAGTTATTGGACCTAATCAGCAAAGACTATATCAGACGAAAAATACCAGACTTGCATATACACAAAGCATTTATATTTACAGCCCTGGAGATAATGTTGAAGATGGAGAGGCTGGTGGTTGTTTTGTTGACTATTACACTTTAGGTAAAATTAGGGTTCCAGAGTTATCTTCGGTGGATTGCGACACAAATACTGGAACGAGAATCTCTGTTGATTTTACTAAAACTTTTGGTTATGGAAAGATTAGATTTCCTGCTTTCTTCTCAAATAGAAATCCAGCATTAGATAATAGAAATACTAGCTTAAAAAATGACGAAGCAGTTAAAGCTGAATTAGGACTAGCTTTTAACGACAGAGATGCCGCTTTTGAAGACAGTGAAGTAAACCCTAATACTACACAAATTAGAAGTGGTAATTATGGTCAATCTAAATTTATTTCTCATGGGGTCGACGTTAGATATGCACTAGATCCTTGTGCTGGTACTTCAGTAACAACACTAGATATCGCAGAAGGTTCAAATATCACAGAGCAGTCTAAAATTACAGCAAGAAGATTTTTCCCTTTATATAGAGATACTATCTGTCCTTTTTTTGGTTATCTTTTAGAAAATAGATATAAAATAGATGCTCAAAACGCAAACACAGATTTTAGAAGAATTAGACCGGTTTGGTATGATTTTTGGACAGGTCAAATATGTGTACTGTTTCATAAAGATGAGTTGCCTGCTACAAGAATTGGATTACAGGGTAGATATACGAGCTATAAATTAAATCGTGCTTCTAATGTAAATATACTAAACTCTAGTGTGTCATTTCACACGAAGGGTTTTGATCCTGGCGCACCACCAGAAGCTACCGAGGCATCACCAGAAGAAGAAACTGCTACTCCAAGCTATACAGCAGAATGGTTTATGGTTACTGAATCAGAAATTAGGTCAGCTATGGCCGGGAACGATAGTTTTGCAGCGTACAATTTGGGCAAAATATATAAAACAGACATATACATAATGCTGCATAGTGCTTACGTTGCCAGATCTAAAGCACACTTTATTAACGAAGGACACAGTGATATCAGGGCGACTGAGATGGCTCTAAAAGAAAATGATTGGAAATGGTCGTTCACGAATGAAAATACTTGTGGTCCAGAGGGAAATGCTGATCTCACCGAGAACACGGGTTCAACTTCTATGGCTACTTTTCCTGGAGAAGCTAGAAAAGATTTGGATCTTGTAGCTGCTTTTATTAAATCTGTTGGTCAAGAATACTATGGTAAACGATATATGGTCACAGCTCCATATTTACAAAGCAGAACAGAGATGGAGCCGTATTCTTTTAGTTTATCAAACGATCAGGGAACCATTAATGTATTTAAAGGCGGAGGAGAAATTAGACATAGTTATGAGCCTTGCTCTGATGGAGACGGAGCTTGGGAAGAGTATGGAAATCAAATCGACGATAATATTGTATGCGGAGATGAAAATTGGGCTTCTCTGTCTAACGATAAAGGTCAAATTAATCCTATATTGGGATATAATGCTACATATTCTTTTGATTATCAAAGATTTGCTTTAGCTAAATCTTCCAAGCTTAATGCCCAAAATGTGCTTCTGAATTCGGATGTGGATGATTTGCATCCTTATTTTAGTTATAGTGCTTGGGATGATGCTCAAGCTCTTAAAAGAGGAGATGGTCTTGAAAAACATAAATTTTATTTTGAGAACTTATTACTAAGCGATTTGGCTAGTAATGCTGGTAGTTTTGTCATAGTAGATTGTATGGCCACTAACTCTTTGGAAAATACTATTGCCTCGCAAAATCCTTTCATTTCTCCTCCTAAAATTACAGGACTAGATGCTTTTGGGCAAAATCACGGAGCAATAAAGAGAAAACTTTATATAAACTGCAACGTGTCTCCTAAGTTTAGCTTTTTAGATCCAGAAAAAATGCTAGATCCTAGAATGATGGTAGAAACTAATATTTTGAGACTTAATAATAGTAGTGAACAATATCAAACAGATCCTGCTAATACGGTTTCTGCAACTATAGGCATGGAGGACCTTGCTATATATACTAGAGCTGGTGGTCGTCACCCCGATAGAATTAAGATACTTAAAGGGTTTTTTCAGCCTTTCATTTCTACATTCGGCAGTCTTCAAAAGAGTAATTCTATGGGGGGTAATCCTACCGCACAAAATACAAAAATATCACCAAAGTGCGCACACCCTTTATTTGCTGGAATTCCGATTAAATCAAATATTTATTCTTACGGCCCTTGGACCAACTACCCAGCATTATCTCCTACTAGCGAAGTATTTGCTACAGGAATCGAGACTTATATCGGCAACAGTAATGTAAATTATAGTAGCTGTGAGGAGCTCGTTTTAGAGTTACCTTCAGATGATCAAAAACATAAATTAATAGATAACTGGATTGGAGACACTAAGTTTGAAGTAGTTTCAGATTTTGCCCCGTGGAATTTCGGAGGAATGAGAGGACTAGATGAGAATGCAACAAAGTATGTTGGAGCAAACGCAAACTATCAAACTAACATAGAAGTTGGAAGTATAGACATTGCGGGTAGTCCTATATTTAATTTAGGAGGTTCATTTGGCAGAAATGCTACAAATGGATATATTAAGAATGTAAACCAAAAAGAATATTTTGTTTTTACAGAGATTAAGAGCAACAAATCCTTTGCTCCTCCTATTTTAACCAAACTAGATGAATATATGAGTTTAGAGAATCCTAGTTATCTAGAAGGAACTATTCCATATGCTGTTGCTGATGTGTCCATTGTAAATGAAGACGGCAATAGAATACGTCATGATTCCTATACTCAAGCTCCTATATTGACAAATATTATGACGAGTATGGGTCAAAATGGAATTACTACCAAATACTCTTTTAGGACATATACTAGAAAGTTATCATTATTTGATAGACAAGATATAGAAAGATTTAAAAAAATGGCTCAACAGAATATGTTGAGAAAAAAAGAAATCGGCAATCTTAAAAGATCTATAGTAAATAATCGCTTTACGGACAGACAGGCGATAAGAAGAGGACAAATAGACGCAGGAAATATTCCTGAAAACAGTATGACTTATGGTACAAGTCCAGTAACAACTATAGTGTGTACAGCACATAAGTTCTTGCCTAAGTTTAGCGGACTAGATGAAAAAGCGATGCTTTCGAGTTTTTCTGCTCCAGGACTTTTGTTGGGTAATGATCAAGAAAAAGCCGAAGTTAGATATCAACATTCGGATGATCCTGGAGGTAGCGGGCATATAGTAGGAGGATTTTCTGACCAATCAAATGATTCTCAGCTTCCTTATTTGTATTTAGAACACAGAGTTAATACTGATACTAAAATATATACAGACAGCGAACTGGGAGATTCCTTACGGGACGAGTGGTCTAATTCTTCTGTTATGAGTTTAGATGGTATATTTTCTCCTATATCTTTTTATCCAACTAATACAAAAAGTACATACAGTATTTCTAAGTATGATCGAGAATCATGTCCAATTTGCGCAGGTACTAAGAAAGTTAAGCGTACATACAAGAAATATCCGTCTTCCAACACAACTTTGGCAACAGGTATCGTAGAATACTATTGTGATAGTTGTGTGAAGCCTTATGAAAAGTTACACGCAGCTGCTTATAGTTCTACCGTAACGACCACCGCACAAGGAGAGTTGTACCCTCCTTTTATTACCACCACAGGAAATTCTTTAGAAGAATTAAAAAAATATAATGCTTTAGTTTATCAGTCTCAAATTAGAGATAACACCGCAAGACTGGGATTATCTTTAAATATACCAATCAATATTACTACATTACAGCCTATAGTAATGCCACAACACGAATTTAGAAACGCTAATGCACAAAATTATGTAGGAGAACATCCTGATGGAGCTCATCAAGAACTACAAATAGCTGAAAAAAATAGAACTTTTGTAGATAAAGGAAGAAATAGTATTTCTATAATAGGCAGGGGTTCAATATACAAAGAGATTGTTGGAGCAGGATTTCGCAGTCAGACGCATTTATCACAGCCTGGTAGTGTTAGTAAATCAACACCTGTAAAAAACTATGATTATGATTATTTAGATAGTAGATTTATCGATAGGTTTTCTGATACAGACTACCCCGTAACAGGCATAAGCCCAGAACACAATATGAGATTTGTAGGCTTGAGAGGACCTATGATGATACACGGATGGGGCTATGACACAGAAGGATATCCAGTACCGAATGCTTGTGATGAACCTATTGATATTGATGAATTTGGCAGGCCTAAAAGATTCAAGAGAACAAGAACACTAGGACCGGCAGTGACCTATAGTTCTTTAGCTGTAGGTTCAGCATTTCTTGCAGAATCTGGGAATGATAAGTCGGAAACAGTAAAGCTAGCAAACTTAACACTACAAAATGATACAGATTGGTCCAGGGGTGGTGGTGGTGATATAGGGTTAAGTACAGATGTATATTCAGTCTTCTATAATGATGATTTAAGCGAGGAAGGAGGCTATGAACCAGACGAGGGGTATGACGGTTCTATTATTAGTAAGACACAATCATATGGCACCAATGGCTGGACAAAGAAAATTAAATTAAAACAGTTCTATCTCAATTGGGCTGAACGTCCAGATATGTGGCCAGTAGGCCCAGTAGATTTAAGATGGGACGAAAATAGAAAAGTTTGGGGGATGACCAGCCCTAAAGTCTATAAGGATGTTTATATAACCCTAGAAGAAGATATGGTAAAAGATCCCGATTTAGATGAGACCTTTCCTGCTCGCGGATTTTTTGATGACGCATCTTATTCTACTCAGGCATTAGCTGACAATCAAAGAAAATTAGTTTATGTAAGAGACAGATCGGGATATACTGCTCCAAGAGGAGCTAGGCTATTTTGTAGATATGATACAGACACAGGATACTATGAACCAATTAGTAAGCAGCAATTTATAGTTTACGGAACAACAACTCCAGGCACTAATACGGCAACTATTACAATGAGTTATGTACAAGGTAAGAAAAAGGGAGATGGAGCACCTAGTATGGTAGTTACATTTAAAAACCCATTAACTTTATCTACTATAAATGGCGTAGGTATGTTTACTTACTCAGAAGGAACATGGACTTTAATTTCTACTAAGGACTAAAATTTTATATGTATACACACAGCCAATATCCTGATTGTAGCATGTACAATAGCTCATTATTTAATGATTTGCGACAATATTATTTTTCTATTACCAATAATGGAAGTATTACATATGAAGCTAATGGAGATACTTATGATGTTAATTTAAAAATAGATAGACTAAATGATATTATAGGAAGTAGTATTAGCACAGCAGAAGAACAGGATGCAGACACCTTAGACAACGCTTGGTATCCTGCTTTTATTACAACATCCCAAAGTGATCAAGGTAAAAAAACAGTACTCGAAAAAATAGATTTCAAAGAAGATTCTTTAGGTATAAATGATTTTATAAGTTTTGTTGGCAAATTTAATTACTGGAAAACATTGGACGCCGATGGAGGATCTGAGGTAAACAGATTTATGTCAAGCGATTGGAGATTAACTAATAAATATAACAATTTTTCGCCTTTATATGGTGTTTTATGCTGGTATCGTAGAAATTCAACCGCTGATTTAAATATGAAATTTAGATTCATGCCAGTTGGCACGATATTCTTAGTACAAGAAGAACAGTATGAAGAGGATAGATACTATCAAAAAACAGATGACAGAACTGCTAAAAAATTATCTGTAGACAGATCTGTTCTAAATTCAAGTTTGAATGTAGATAATCCTCCAGAATTTAGTTTTACAGATGAGGAGGAACTGTATAATTATAGTTTAAACGGAGATACAAGCTATCAAGTTGTTAGAATAGTAGGTGGCAGTACTTTTTCTAATCGAGTAGATGCTATTTACATACCTAATGGAGAAAGTTTTGCTTTTCATGACAATGCAGTAGATGCGGCTAGAGCACAAGCTTCTAGTTTATATAGTTACTCTTATGTGTCTCCAGCATTACATGGTATCTATAGAGAGATATTTAATGCTCTTTACCCTTATGCTAGAGGGTATACTATGTCAGAAAATAAAACCAGAGCTTTTAATCTTTTGTGTAATTTTATGAGCACTGGACCTCAAATAGATAGAGTTACTATTAGTAGTCTTAGTGATAGTCGTATTAAAACTACTGTTTTAAATTTTCTAAATAGTTTGCAAGGCGGAGACCCAGAACAAGAAAAACTAGAAGTATTTAAATGTATCTATAATATTATCAATATTGCTAGCGATAGTATGTATGATAAAGTGGATAGAATATCTTTAAATGATTATGTTTCCAGCAAAGAACAATTATTTTATAAGATAATAAGTAAGTATACTCCTGAATTAACTTTGGGTCCTGGAGAGAATACTATTTTGCGTTATGTAGATCCAGAAGAACCTCAAGATAGGAGATCAACATTTAGAGACGGTACAAATGGCCCACATCTTAGTTTCGCTAATATCGCCACCACATACTATGATGAATCTTCTGTTTCTGAGTCAACAACTTTGTATAATAATTACGGCATATATTTAGGTCATGACGAATACCAATATATGAGCTATCAGACAGATTTTAATGAAACTCAAAGTCAAGCCGACATAAGCACTTTTCAAAAGGCTCCACCTGATGATCCTGAGTTTACTTCAGATAAATCAAGTAATAAGATTGTATATTATGCCGACTATGAGTTGCCTGCAATGTCAGATAATACTTTGTATTTAGGTAGAGGTCATGTGGGGAGTATAGCTACTTCTTTTGGTTTTGGTGAGATTTCATCGGGCGAGCGATTAGAAATTGAGGACGCTTTGCCTGATAGTAGCTCCCTTGAAACTAATTATGCTGACGCTCAATATAGTTGGAGAGTAAGAAAAGGACCAGGAGGATTAAGATTCGGTTATGAAGATAGCGTATCAGTACCAAATATTAATGCAGGAGGTGTCAGAGGAACACCTTTCCGAACTGGTAAAACTTTCAACACCGCGATTATACCAGACGTATTTTTGGGCATAACACAAGCTGGAACTTGGGAGATTGAGCTAATAAGAAGTGTAGGGCCATTTTCTCAAGTTGACAGAACCATAATAACTACAGAATCAAACAGTTATTTACTCCCCGATCTATCATCAGACATTACTTCAAAACCTATTTATTTTCGTAAAATTAATTGCGGATTTGCCAATACTATTGCTTTTGATAAAGCTGGACTAATATGGTTAGTAGATACTCCTAATTATATTAATACTAATGATAATAATATAGTAGAAGGCGGCCATTCAGAATGTTTAAAAGCTGAAGATATTAGATTGTTTATTACGGACGATACAGGAGGTAAAGCTTTCGATGGTATTCAGCCAATAGCTGCTACCAATACTTATCTAGATTTAACTTACAAACCAGGAAACACTACCATTTCGATATATTCTTTAAACATATCTTACTTAAGAGATGAGTGTAATCCTTATTGTGCTTCTAGTTATAGTGATAGAATTTATGCAAAAAGAGACGTAGCTCCGCAAGGTATTGCTTTTTATAGAGGTCCTAATAGGGTTAATGGAAATTTACAAACTTGGAAAAGTAAGGATTTTTCTTCAAATGTGTTTACAGAATTTGGATGGCCTACAGACGAGATATATACAGGAGCTCCAGTTAGATCGTATGGAGGATTCGATGAAAGACAATTAAGCCAAATTTTAGGATCAAGCAGAATTGCGAATCACAAGGGTCTGACTGCTTTAGATAGAAGAAACGACATGTTTAGGCCTACAGGTGTTTTTTGTTATAGAGAAAATATCGCTATTACAGGCAATGAAATCGCTCTACAAAAAGGTCTTTTTGATCCTGAGGTGGGTTTTGTATATCCCGATGATCCTAATTTTATAGACAACATATCATATGCCTTAGAAGATAGAACAGAAAAATATTCTACCCATTTATTTGAAGGTAGGGGTTTTTATGATCTTCGACCTCATGTCGAAAACGGATTATCTAAACCTCACAGAAGCAGTATTTATATAAACCCAAATAAATTTGTAGACCCCAATCAGCCTTTTCAAGGAGGAGACAATAGGCGCAAAGGAGATTCTTACGGATACAAATCTTTTGGAGGACCGAAACACGGAGATCATTCTATGTATCGTATAGGAGAGAGTACTCCTAATGGATATGATGAAGATTATGTTACAGGAGAACTGCAAGAAAGTTACGACCTGTACGAACAAGATTCTTTAAATGCTGACATTAAACATGTAGAAGTAAATCTAAATTATTTAAATTATCAAAATCCTCAAAATCTAAGTTTTGTATTAGAAATGTATGATCAGTATGGAACTAAATATGAAAATCAGATAGACACCATGTCCTATACTCCGCCTAGTGACTATAATGATAATCTAAAAGACTATTATGATGCTTTAAGAATTTTGCATGCTACGGGACAGGTATGTTTAATTAATCAGGAACATATAAAAAATTATAATCCTAATTACGTTTTGAGATTTTCTGATTTTTATAATAAGAATATCGTAGCTAGTACCAGAGAGACATTTAACAGTTTAGGTACACAACGCACACACCTCAATTTATCAGACCATCAGAATGAAGAAAAATTATCGCCAACAGCGTTCGCTGATCTTCCAGGCGCAGAAACCCAATCTGCAAGCGATGTTCATATGGTTAATGCTATAAAAAACAGTTCTATAGGAGGATTTTTTACCCATTTAGATAAATTTAGCCAAGAAAAAATGGGAGGTATTACAGCCAAACTTGCGGTTTATGTGATTAATCCTTTTGATTATAGAACAACAATTATGGATAATTTATTATCTAATGATACGCTTTCAAATTTGAAAAGTCTAAATAAAAGAACAACATCAAATACGATAAACAATAGCTTATGTAATTGGGAATTAATTTTACATAGAGATGATGTTCCGGGATATCACAGAAAAGACACTCTAGGTAAAATAGCTTATGACAAGAGCTCATCTGTGCAGAATAGTATTGGTCCTTTTAATTATATATTTAATGCAAATAGAAAAACCATTATTCCTAATGTGAACGTGAATGCGCCGTATCCATATATAGAAGGCGTTTCTAATTGCTCTTATTACGACGCATTAAATGATTTACTTGGGGACACTTTGCCCACTGCCGTCGGGTTTCCTAATCTTATTGGTTATTTATTATTTATAGGTAGTTTTTTCGGAGGTATTGGACTTGGCGCTATGGGAGGATTAATTACTTTAGCTAATAGTTTATCTAATGGAGGAGTAAATGATCCTATTGTAAATTACTTTATTCAAAATAGAATTGCAGCAAGAATAGAAAATTTGAATAGAGCATACTTTACTCCTGTCTATAGAAATTCGGGTTTTGGCAAACCAGATAGAGTTGTTGTATGTTTAAGTAATAATAAATCTTATTGGTATGCTACAGAGGTTCCTATTTTTAAATATCAAAATACTACCCAATCCTATCGTCAACAACTTGCATATGTTTTGATTCATAAAAAAAGTCCGTTCGGAGGTCTTGGTCGATTTAGTTATTCTGTATTAGAAAATTATAGATCGCTAGATTTGATAAACTGTAAATATGTATTAAACGAAGATATGTCAAATGATTACTTAGATTTAATTGGAGAAAAATTAGACCATAACTACAGTTACCAAAGTACTATTGATGGAAGTACTCATGAAAAGAAAATAAATCTTTTTGCTGGAGATATAGTTCAATTAAACAACCAGCCTATTTTAGAAAATAATGGTTATTGGTTAGTACAGAAGGGTAGTTGGATTAGTTTTCCTGATAATAACTATATATTTCTGCAAAATCATAAGCTTAATGTATCCTCAAGCACTAATTGGTATGGTGGTCATCATATAATTATTGACGGCTATCGAGCATATTATCATTTTGATGTAGGAAAAACAGTTTTGCTTGCTGGAAATATCGCTAATACAATTACATCTTCAAATTTAATTAGTACAAATTCTGGTTATAAGACAATACTAGGATTTGGAGAAGCTGTTAAAGGAGATGGTTACGTAGGCTATTCTGCTTCTGCAAGTAATAGGATTTTAGTTTTTAATCCTAGATTCCAGACATCTGAACAAGATCTTAGCCAAAAAAGCAATAACTGGGTGGAAGACTCACATTTTGTTTATAAATGGCCTATGGAAGAACACAAACAGGGATTAAATACAGATTCACACAACTTCACCAATACCGCCACACCAGAGGGAAATATTGGATACGGTACAGACACTATTAGACACGGAACATTAGACACAGAGCAAAAAACTAATAAATCTTTTGATATACATGATCAAGCTAATAATAAAAATAATGATCAATATAAGTATTTCAATTTTTCTGTAACACATAAAGCTCCTTACGTCGATGAGCTCGGAACTATAGCAGTAAATGAGGATGAAGAGGGTAATCCTATAGATGGAGACTATATGTTAGAAGAGAAAACTTCTCGTTTAACTTTTTCGTCCGACGATTCGACGGGTGATAAAATGAGAGCATATAGATACAGTATTAAGGACTTGGGAATATATAGTGGTCACGGCTTATCTCAAGAATTAGATTTATTGGATTCTGCACAAGGGGTAGACACAATTTCTTCAAAAACACTAGATGATGCGTATAAGCCTATTTATTTTGCTATACAAGAATTATATGAAGAAGATTTTATTGAAATTGCAACAAATAAAATTAGAGATATTAACAATGAAATTTTTGAAGAGGCTGAAGATTCAGGAAGTTTTAACCTATCAGATACTGGGGTTTTAATGATTGACAAAGACCTCAATTACAACAATAAGATCGTATCATTTTATCCACAAGAATATGCTAGTATGACAGGTCATTATGAAGATATTACAGGCCGCCAAGAAAACGCCATAACAACTTTTGATCAGGCTAAGGTGTCGAGTAATTTAATAGGATTAAGGAATTACTTTAACACTTTACCAAACGACCCCATAGAATGTCAAACATCTGGATATTACACTCCAGAAGACTGTCATAAAACTTATCTTAAACACAGAATACGCAGTAAAGAAAATGAAGCAAACGATATCTATCATGCTCTGAATATAGCATATACGGGAGGACAGAGGACTCCTCATACTAGGGGTTCATTTAATATGAATGGAACTAATGATAGTTCTATATCTTATAACGATACTAGTCATTACTGGATACATGTAGATCCAGAAAATGGTTGTTTTGTTAGTAATGAAATGAGTGTTAAAATACCCACATATACTGAATATCAATTGCTTGATATCGGAAGTACTATTAATGGAAACCAAATTACCACTCAAAGTCATATTACTCCTGACAGCAATAGCAGTACTTATCCTGTTCCTCAAGGAGAGGATGGTGTTATAGAAGTTACTGACTTAAACGGAGGAAATTATAGAATAGACTACACAGATAAAAAACAACAAGAAGTTAAAGACGCTTGGAAAGAAGTTGATCCTAGCTTAGATTTTAGCAATATGGTAGAATATAGTTTTGGATCAACAAACACAAGCAGTGTCGACGTAAATAAAATGCTACTAAATTTTGGAGATAATACGAATGGAGCATTAATTGCTTGGCAGGACACCTATGAAAGACCTGCTGCTTTAGGAAGCACATATGCAGATTATCAACTTAAAGAAGTGATAGATTTCAATAAGCCCGTGTATATGAAATTCAGGGTAATGCCGCCTAGAAAATTAAGATATCATGATCAGAGAGGAAAAATATACATTCCTACTAGAGACGGAGGATTATCTAGAAGCGTTAAGCCCATAAGTACTCAATTTGGTACTATAGCTAACGAGTTTTATTGCTGGAGGTGCGTAGATCAAAACAATCAATATACTGCTACTACTCCTTTTTTTAAGATGATGAATGAAATGGCTTTTAGGGGATTTTTTGGCAGTACTGACGGAGTTGAACAAACCAATAAAATAGCATTAACATCTCAAGAAGCTTGGGAATGGATACCTTATGACTATAAAGTTGCTACTGACAGTGTGAATATAGGCACTCTATTAGGTGCTGTACTAGATTTTTCAGCAGGAATACCTGAAGGTCACTGTTGCAATAGAGCTGTATATAATTTAGTAATAAATGGAAGAATAGCTTATTATGGTATGAATTTAAATAATGCAGTAGGGTATCCCGGTGTTCCTGGTCCAAGTGTTGAGGAATTATGTGATAGAGCCACTTTTTCGTATACTGTTACTGCTGACGATATAGCTGGTGTTTCAACCGATACCGAAGGAACATGCGGAGTTTTTATGACTTTACAACTAGTTTGTCAGTGCGCAGGAGAGTATACTCCTGAACCAGAAATAGACGAAGAGGATGGTCCACAATACGTCCCTCCTGGAGGCTTATCACAGACACCTGGACCACAACACCCCTCTTGTGATCCTTATCAGTTCTCTTGTCACAACGACGCCATTAAGCTAATGGCAACAAGTGCGGCTGGAATAGTGTTTTATGATGGTATTATAGGAGAAACTCAATTAACTATAGGCGTTGGCGGATAATAGGTATTGGTGGTTATATTTTAAGCTTTTGGATCATATTTATACCAACCATTATTCTTCATCCATTTACCATCAGCATCTTTTCTTTTCGGGAAGAGTGTTCCGCCTTTTTTGTGTTGACCATACGAGAGGATTGCTCCACAATCCATGCAACGCAATTCATAATATTCATTATCGTCTACAACTCTTACTACAAACTTAATATTTTCGGATCCACATATTCCGCATTTAGTTTCTCCAAAAATTTCTTGAATACTAGCGATTTCTTTAAAAAGTTCTTTCTGGCCAGCACCATCTAATTCAAACTCAAGTTTATCGCCTACTTTATATTTGGCTTTCATAATATTTTACCTTTATTTCCACGAGGAATCGTATCCGATGATATTCTCTGGTATATCTGATACTTTTTGCTGATATTTAGACAAGTCTCTAATTAAAGTCACAGCATCTGTATGAGATACATTATATATAGATTCTGTAATATTTTTAATCGTCAACATGTTATTTACATTTATATTAAGCCTTTTAGACAAAACGTCAATGAAATTAATTTGATTATTTGTTATTTTTGAGACACTAATACCATCCGGATCATCCTCAATTTCATTGGCCACTTCTTCTGCTGCTATAACCTTTCTTAACTTAAGACCCCTTCTAAGAGCTCGGCCTTCAGCTCTGGTTTCAGCCACTGCAACAGGATGATTTCTATAAACCTTATCACAATTACCCCAGTAGACGTCAGCAGCTCCGTTGACAGCCCTTGCTTTAATTTCTACTGGCAATGACTCATCATTTAAAAAATAGCTTAGAGAATGCACTACTGTTGCTCTTTTTTCGTTGTCTGGACTTGGAGATTGCACAACTTCTGAAGTTGAGTCTATAATCACACAATCTAAAGCTATTTCGAATACTCTTCTCAATCCATCCGTCGTAGGGTTGCCAGCAATTTTTTCTTCTTCTGATAATAGACCTAGAACATAATCGTTCCATTCTAATGAATTAATATCAGGCTTGGAAATCTCTTGTGGTTCCTGTGCTTCTGGAGTTTCTGTTTTTTGTACTTTAGTTTGCTTTTTAGCCATTTTATTCCTCTATAAAAAATTCTTTAATATTACTTCCATTAGATTCTATAGTTGATATTTGTTGCAGTAGTTTGCTAAGTAAAATATTAGCATAAGACTTAGAGAAATCTTTATCTTGTTTTACTCTGACTAAATACCAACCTCTGCCCAATATTAGTCCTGTTTTCTTTCTATCATATGTTTGATTTTTCTTTAAATTGTCAGAACCCCATATCTCTTTGAAATGGGAGGGTCCGTCAACTTCTACCGCTATGTTTATAGTAGGCAGAAACAGGTCAATTTCAAGCTTGGTATTTCCTAAAACTTGTTGTTTGTGAAATTCTACTCTATAACCAGCATCTATTAAGCCTTGTAGGAAAAATTTTTCTAATTTTGATCCTGTTTTACTTGCTAGTCTAACAGCTTTATTAGCTTGGTTCATCATATTTTCTTTTTTATGTCTGTCTATTTTTTGCCAATTTTCAGCACTTTTTTGTTTTCTTTTTTCTAGAATTTCTTCGTCCATATTTTGCCAAGCTTTATAAACACCCATACCTATATTGTTTTTCTCTTCTTCTGTTCTCTGCTTGCCTTTAGTAGGGTGTTTGGTTTTTCCTGTAGATAATACTAATTTTTGAGCTTCGCTTTTATTCTTAATATTAATTTTATATTTTATAGCATCTCTTCTAATCTTATTAGCATATGTATCGTATTCTTTTGCTATGTCTGCAAAGCTTTTATTTTCTTTTTCATACAATTTTTGTATGATGGTCTTTTTTTCTTTATCTGATAATTCTTTGTAAGTTTTCATGGTTAAACTCTTGGGATACGTATTCTGGTTTATTAAAACATATTTCATATATATCTTGTATTGTATTATCTGTTACTATTAGTTTCATGTCCGTATTATCAAAAATGTCTTCAAATGTTCTATAGTTCTCAGAAGGTTGTGAAGACCAAGGTATCGCGCTGCCTAACCAAAAGTATTTATTGTTATGTGTTTTGAAATCTTTAATTATTAAAGCAGAAAGTATATCGAATACAACTATAGATCCATCAAAATATTTTGCTTCATTAATGTGTAAAACAGGTACATTCCAAGGAAAAATAATGTTAGAATTACTGCAGAATATAACGACTTGTTTATTTTTATTGTTAGAGATATAAGTAGATATATGTTCTACAATAGCTGTGTGTTTTTCTCCGTCTAGCTTAGGAAGAAAGAAGCCTACATTATCTATCATAATATGTCCTTGATTATATTGCTAAGAGATACGATTTTATTTTTGTCTACCGAAACATTACTTATATTCTTATTACAGTCTATACTAACTAAGGTGCATCCGCAAAGATAAGCCTCGTAAACATATTGTTGATCTATGTCTATAAAATATTTATATCTATTTAATATTTTAGACTTTTCTAATTCGGAAGCAACAATACCTAAATTTTGCGTATGTGGAATATATGGAGAATCAAACATATTAATCGGTATATTTGTATTAGGATATAGCAAGCAAGACAGATCGTCCGGTAAGCTTTTAGCATAATTTAAGAATACGCAATACTTATCTTTTCTTGTTTCTTCGTTTGTTTTAGTGAATATGTTGGTGTCTACTATGATTTCGGGTAATTCTAAATGCTTTCCTTTTAAAGATAGTCCGTTTCTGGTAATATGTTTAACATATTTGAATGTCTCACTGTAGTCTTCAGTATTGTTTGCATAATACAAAATAATATTTTTGGCTTCTTGAAACTCAATAATAAAGTTGTTTACTTCTGTTGAAATTTTACCATCAACAACAAAACAAACATTGTCAAAATTATATTGGAAATATAGCGAATACAATACTCCGTCTATATTAGATAATATACTATTTTCTAGATTTCCTGCTAGAGATTTGATAAATTTATCTGTATGATATTGTATTAGTGTTGTCATCTAATAAAGGCCTTTGCTTTGTGTATATTTTTACTAGCTCTAACTTTAATAATGTCTCTATATCTTATCTTCTGCGTATCTATTTTTATAGAATTATCTATTAGTTTATTTAGTAGTTCAAACATAAATATTTGTTTTATCTTGTTGCTGACTTCTGTGGATTGTTTAATTTGTTTTATAGTGTCATGATGAAGGAAAATAATTTCTGACCACTGCTTTTCGTTTGGCAAGTCATAAAAGAAATATTGCGCAGAGTCATTTTCTGAAGTTCTACAGTTTATATTAAAGTCATCTCTCTTTTTGTCTATGAGCCAAGTAGTATTATTAGAAAGCTTTTTACAACATATATTCTTAAATAATATTTCTCCTAATATAAGCAACACATTATTTTCGACATTTAATTTATTTATTGCGTTCAAGAATACTTGGCCTTGATTAACATGAAGATACTCATCTACGCAGACTAGCTTTACCTTGTTAGTATTTTTAGTTTCTTCTAAAACCTTATGTATGTCTTTATGGCCTTTGCCTGCCAAAATAATAATTTCTATTCTTCTGTTTATTTTCTTAAGAGAGGCAATTTGTTCTTGTATTACTGTTGTTTTTTTATTTATGCTACATATAGACTTGCATTGCTTGGTTTTAGCTCCTTTAATTAGATCTGTGTATAATACAATAGCTGTAAGTTTATTTATTGACATTAATTATTAATTCTGGTTTATTTTCTCTGGAAACCCATTCATAAATTAGGTTTTTATCTGCTTGAGTATCCGTATCTGACGTATTGTGTCTTTTTAACGTATTAAAATTGATTAGATTGCAAGAGAAGCAATCAAATTGGTCTACTAAATCAAGACTATCGTTATGCAAAAATACGTAGGGTCTTTGCTCAATTATAGATACGTTTACAGTCTCATCTATAACACGCTGAGTTTTTATCGGGTCGTGACCCGCTTTAACATATAATATCATTTTTGACTTTTGATCGATATGCTGTAATGAGAATAGGAATTTATGAGAAAGATTCAAACAAAGCTTCATTGAAGAACATTTCCATTTAATTTTGATATTATTTTCTAAATATTCCACAAATTTTAATTTGTCTTTTTGTTCACTACAAAGTAGTACGCATAAGTCTGTAGACACAATATTCTGATTATCGTTATTTAGAATAGGCATTAAAGACTCTATAGTTTTATATATCTCTTCATAAGACTGCTTGAAACCATCTACTATTATACTTGTTTTTATTTTCGGTATTTTAGACAGTCTAAATTCTTCTAATTGGTCTAATGTTGAATCTTTCAGCTCTTGATGAGTACTGAAATTTTTAGGAAAAGCATACAAACACCTATATTCATTAATCTCAGGATATGCTTGTTGATCATAATCTATTTTATTAGATATCAGAGAATGGATATCGTGTTCGCACTGTTTATCTTCTGATAGATACAAACATTCTTTGCATTTAGTTTTCATTGTTTTTTGCCCAAATGTAATACTATTTTCCCATTGTTTTTATTGATGTTTATCACATTGAAATGATCTTGAAGACTATCAAGTATGTTTTTTTCGTTGATAGCATATCTAGACTGAGCAATTTGGCCTACAAACATATCGTCGTCTATGACATTGTCCAGGTATAGTCTACATAAGTTTTTTTTGTCGTTTATAATAATTATAGCCTCTCCGCTAGGCCTAAGTTTTGTAATTATACTTTGAAATATTTTATCTCTATTTTCTAAATCTACATCCTCAATACATGTAACACATATTATATTACAATAATTATTTGTTAATTGATCTAAGTTCGAGATGGACACAGGATCAAAAGTAACTTGATCCTTAAAAGGATTGACATCATTTGGGCTATTTAGTATAAATATATTCTTACTCATAAACTGATCCTGTTAAGTTAAGTTGTTTATATATGTTTTAAAACTATTTTCAAAATCATATTTTTTAAATTCTACAACCTTATTTGATGTTGGGTTGTTTAATAATTCAGATACATCTTTCGTACTATTACATTTTTCAACACCTTCTATATCCAAATTACTAATAGCTCTTATGTTAAGATCCATCGCTACCTGCGCAAGTAGCTCGTCATTTATTGTTACTATTAGGCTATACTCCGATACTTGTTGATATAAATTTTCCAAATGCTTAATATTTGAGTATGACTCCATATAATTTATCTGATAATTAGGATTAAACGACCTTATTGCCTGATTTATAGATTGTCCCAAAGATTGGTTTGAGCATAAAATCAGTGCGTCATACTTACTTTTGTTTTTTAGTTTCTCTATATTCTCAGAAGATATCTGAGGTCTATCTATCAAAACAACGTCTGTTTGAAAGATATTCAACAAACTGGGAAACATTGTAATTTTATACGTGTCTTTATGAGATTCATTAAATAGATAAAAATCCTCTTTCTTGGCTAATTGCTGAGGAATATGATTTAATAACAATATTGGCTGTATATTATTTGACTTAGCCAATAAAATATCTTGTTCTTGATTGATAGGATCAAAAAACAAACAATAACTAGACCTTATACCATATTGCAAGCTATGATGTAGTGGTAGCGTATTATATATTTCTGAGATCTGATTAATTATAACAGAGCTATTTAGTGGATTTTCAGCATAGCTGATATTGATATTTTTAGATATAATACTATATATATTATTAATATTATTTTTCACTTAAAATCTCCATTAAGGTTTTTTGGCGATCTGGTGATTTGTTTGATACTTTATATATGTTATCAAAACTGTCAGATACTAAAGAATATACTTTGTTCTTGTATCCGAAGCAAGAATTATTCATATAGCCATAAGCCTCAGAGTAGTCTGAATCAATTTTTTCCGACACGGAAGAGCCGTATAACTCAGCGAATCGCTTATGTATGCTTTCTGTATTGTTCTCAATATTAAGATATGTGTCACAACTTTTGTGCAGAGGCAGCGTATCTGGAAGTGATATGTTTGCTGTTGCATATATTTTTATATTTGACAAGTTTCCTGTTATAGAGAGATTTTTAGATAGTTGTTCTATTGCTTTAGTCACGTTATCATATTGTTCTGGTGAACAAGCAAGTAAAATTATTAAAGAGAAGTCTGTGTTATTCCTATAGACTGCTATGAAGTTTTTAATAAGATTAAATAAAACTAATTCATCTAAATTATAATCTAAAACACTGTAATATTTATGTGATGAGTTAAGCATGCCAAAATCTATATTATTGCATTCTTTTATATCATTACTGTCTAGCTTAAAGTCAAACAGTCTAATTTTTGTCGAGTCTTTAATGGATTTAGCTATAACCATTTCTGTGAATGGATTTTCTATACATATAAGATCCATATTTTTCACAAGATCTTCGATATAAGGATCTTGTATATGACACAAATTATCTATGATCGGAATCCATATGTTTTTTATGCCTGGAATATAGTTAATATAATCATAAGGACAATGTTGGATAACTACATCATATTTGTCAAGAGCTTCAGACTCCAATTTTTTATTATAGTCTGTTGGTGCATTATTAACATTTATGTGTCTGTAAGTTACATTTTGGTGTTCAGCAAAGCAATTTTTTAATAAAAAAGCAGAATATATTCCTAGATTGTTCATATGCCTGTAAGGACTAAACACTAAAATATTCATGTAGAAGCCTTTATTTTAGAGTATTTTATATAATCTTCTTCTGATTTATAGTTAGAGGTTCTGGCTTTTTCTGAGTTGTTAATATTTTGTATATATACATTGAGTTCTTCTACAGCTTGTTTTAATCCATAGGATCTAACATTAGGTCCCTGCTGCACATAACCGTATTCTAAATTTTGTAAAATATTTAATATTCTCTTGCTAGATATCAATTTTATATTTTTTAAATTATTTATACATATGCTGGTCATTAATGCCATATGGTTTATATTCTGTGGATTTTCGTTACAGATATTTGGATCTATAGGAACAAGAAAATTAGGAGGTTCCTGCCATTTTGCTTCACTAGACGGAATAGTGTCTAAATAATTCTGCCATTTTTTAGCTATGTTTTCCCAATTATAATGCTTTTCTGTTAATGCTCTTGTTCTTGCTCTAATATCTTGTTTTTCTTTTTCTGTCTTGTTTAGAAATTCTATTAAAATATTTTTTAAACTTTGGTTGTCAGGATATACCCTAATAGCTTTTGTCTCTAGTTCTTTAAAATACGAACCTATAGATATAGGATATGCTTCTAGTTTCTCTACAACGTCTTCCATAGCGCTATAATTAACAGTAGCGATGGGAACACCACAAGCAGCCGCTTCTACTTGAGGCATGCCGAAACCTTCACATATAGCATATTGAACATATATGTCCATGACAGAATATATGCGACGTAATGTTTCTACGCTCACACCTTGAGCCACAGAAGGTATGATTCTAGTTTTGCTATGACAGAACGGACAGATTGCTCTTGGTCCTACAAAATTACTAGGAGATATATTGTTGCATTGCTCGCAATTATATGTAATTATTGTTTTATTAAGAACTTGCTCGTCTTTAAGAATTTCTGGCAAATCCCAACCAGCATCGGGAAAACTGGTATGTAAGTACAGATACATTTTGTCTGCAATTTCTGGATTATTTTCCCTGTAATAGTCTAATGTTATCCTAAAAGATTTAACAAGTTCCGGTATTAGTTTTCTCTTTTGATTACGCATTACTGATCCAATTATGATCGCATCTACAGGTATCCCCATTTGTTGTTTTAGTAATTTTCTATTTTCTTCCGTTTCAGGAAAAAAAGTATTTAGGTCTATGCCTGGAGAAACAGTGTCAATATAATTGATATTGTCGTTTGTTTGTTCCTTTAGAGTTTTTGCTCCGAAATCAGAGTATGTGAATATTGCATTAGCAGATTCGTAAGTATCTAACCAAGTTTGCTGTTGCGGAGCAGAGTCAACGGTTGGCATTAATATCCAATGAAAAAAATCTCTAAATGAAGAGAATTGCTCATAATGACTCATCCAATAGTCTCTAATATCTATAACGGCATCTGGCTTAAAGTCCAGCACTACTTGATCGAATCGCCATCTTCCAAATTGATTATCTGCGCTAGACATATACTCTTGATGTCTTTTATCGTTGGGTCTAACAGCATTGGCGTAGTATTTCCATGATATGCCAACGTCTTTAGGGTCGTTCACATGACCGTATGCAGAAAATTCAGCTATCTCATATTTATTGGTAGCGTGAAGTCTTGTTAGTAGTTCTCTAGTATAATTGGCAAAGCCAGTACTAAGAAAACTAGCTTCTGTAGCCATTAATATTTTAGGTTTTCGTGTCATATATTAATTACTTTCAATATAAAAATATGGCGCCTGCATTGCTATAACTAAAGGAGTGAGTCTTAGATTAGCAATACAGACACCATTTTTAAAAGCATTCTTTATTTAGAAGCTAACGGGTTCGTTTTCCTGCCCAGAAGAGACCTTTTCTTTCTTCTGTTGTCTGCTAAGTTTAGTAATCTTAGAAAAGTTATTTACTCTCACCTTAAGAGTGCTATGCTTAACGCCGTCCTTCTCCCAGCTATCATTCCTTAGAGATCCTTCTACAAGAACCAAGTCGCCCTTCTTAAAAGAATTGCTAATAATTTCAGCTCCAGTATCCCAAGCTTCACAATTAATAAAGGAAGCGATCTTATCTCTTTCTCCATTTGCTTTTGTGTATTCTCTAGAAACAGCGACAGTAAAATTGACTACTCCTGTCTGCTTGCCATTTGTATTAACGGTTCTGTACTCTGGATCTCTAGCAAGGTTTCCTCTTAAAATAGTAATATTCATAACTTTAATTTAACTCCTAAAAATTTAAAAATGTAACACAACAATAGTGTATTATAGCCTAATTATCGAATAAGTCAAGTGTGCGCGTCAAAACATTTTTCTACTATGAAACCGTCCGATTGTTTCGTTTTATTGCCTACAAAAACCAGAACATTACTATTAAAAATATGGTGTTTATATTGGGTCCAAGCTTCTGGAAACATGATAACAGAATCCAACAACCCCGTACTATCTTCTATTGTGACAAAAGCCATTTCTTGACCAGGATTTTTACCTTTTTTAGTCTTGACTATATTAACTCCACTTATTTCTCCAGCAATAATAATATTATTTTTAATGTGTGTCTTTTTAAATGTCTTGCAGTCTGTATTAGTCATACTTATATCATAAGAATCTAACTTACAGCAAGATATAGCGGCGCCCAATAATGAACTTTCGCTGTCTGACAACCACTCTATCCTATCTTGTAAAGAATACGGAGGTTTTTTAAGCATGTTGATCGCATCATTTATTTTGATTTTTCTGTTTTTGTTGATACGAGGTGCATCTAAAAGATTTTCTAAAATATTTTTTAGCTTATTTTCTTCTACAGAAGCTTCCTCACAAATCGATGCTTCTTTTTTTGTTAAAGAAGATGCCACATCGTATTCAAAGAGCATTTCAGTTCTATTTATTTTAAGGTAATCTAAAGCTCCTGAACTAATTAGGGCTTTCACGGCAGTAGAGTTTATTTTTAATAAGAGACCAAACAAGAGATAACACCAAGATTCTTTATTAATATCAAAATCTGTGTCACCTGTTATTTGTATAATTTTATTAAACACAGAATTGCCAACCCCCTTAATGTCTGTTAGTCCAAAATATATATATTCTGATCCAACAACGAATAAACGGTTTAGGTTTCTTAAATCTGGAGTGCTAACAGAAACGTCCATTTCACTAGCGTTTCTGATAAGTTCTTTAATCTCTTGTTGCGGATCGATTTTATCTTTAGCGAACTTTAAATATGAGGCAAAAAACATTTTGGGGAAATGGGCTTTAGCATATGCAGAAAGATAAGCGTTTATTGCATAAGATATGGCGTGACTCTTGTTGAATGAGTATCTTTGACTTTTTTCGATCCAGCCGAATATTTCTTCTGCTTCTTCTATCGTAACAATATTTTGCTGTTTACACCCAGATATAAATCTTTTCTTTACTTTGGCCATCTCTTCTGGTTTTTTCTTACCAATAGCTTTTCTGAGCATATCTGCTTCTTTTAGGTCAAACCCAGCTATTTTCTGTGTAATTCTCATAGCCTGTTCTTGATATATCATTTCTCCGTACGTAGGCTGTAATATATCTTCTAAACTTGGATGAAAATAATCAATATCTTCTAAATTATTTTTTTTGTCTATATAGTGATTAGATACGCTCTTGCCTTCTCTATAGGCTTCTAAACACCCAGGTCTTAAAATACTAATAAGTCCAGACAATTGCTCTATATTAGAAGGTTTCAATTTCTTGGACATAGACTGACCAAGCCTAGACTCTAACTGAAAGCAGCCCTTGGTATTACCATCTGAGATTAAGTCCCACGTTTTAGAACATTCCTTATTCAGAGAAGTCACATCTGTATCAAAAGATACAGAGTTATTATCTCCAAGCGGAAACTTACACCCGCAAGAAAAAGTCAAATATTTATTTTTCATAAGATATTAATGTGCTACAAAAGAATCCTTAAATTTAATTTTTGCTGAAAGTTTTCTATGAAGTCTTAGAAACCTAATAGTCAATTCAGCAGTGTCCTCTACATCCTTCAATGCGTCATGAGCGCCTTCCTTTGCCATACCAAAGTAATCTCTGAGATGATCTAGGGTGTAATTTTTTAATTCGTCATTTCCTTCAAACCAACAAAAAACATTGTTGATTAAGTCAAGTGTGTCTCTAGGAAAAAACAAGTCGCTATTTTTTTCTTTATTTGTATTACCGTATTTTCTACTAAGCCTATCAACAATCTTTAAATCAAATCTAAATATGTTATAACCAGCAGCAATAGGTGCGGTGAATTGAGATTTCTTTTTTCTGTTACCTAAATGATACATGTCTAGATAGCTAACAAAAGAAGTCCATCCCTGCTTCTGTGAATGATAGTTTTTCCATTCGTCTAATACTTGTGCGCTAGTTATTCCTTTAACTTTAGCATGAAAATCCAATACATCGCTATCTTCATAAGAATAGTCTGGGTTATCTTCTAATTTTTCTGGTTTTAAATTTATATTAAATTTAGAATCGGGTATAATTTCTAACTTTAACGGATCTACCATAAGAGCAGCAATTTGAACAGGGCTGCAGGAGTTGGGATCTGTTCCGTCTGTTTCTAAATCAAATACACAAATTTTATGAAAATTAGACATTTACTTTAACTTCCTGGTTGGGGTTGATAAATACTTTATTAGCAGGTTGAGATGCTACACAAGCGTTGACGGACTTGCAACAAGATATTTTGATTGGTTGTAACTTTTGATACTCAAGATTATTATGTACAAATTTTGCATTTATCGATAAATCTGCAAATTTTTTAGTTATCATGGGTGTCTCCTTGTGATAGTTGTGCTGATATAGACATGATTTTATCTAACATAGCAATACCTAAAATATCAAATTTAATCATGCCAAGGGCCTCTAAATCTTGCATCTCCATTCCGGCTATCTGTTGTTTATTTTTGGTATCTAAAACCATCGGACAAATATCCCTTAAAGGAGTGCTACTAATAACTACACCAGCAGCATGTTTAGATTGATTAGACTTCGTGCCTTCCAAACGAATGGCCTGTTCAAATCTTTTAGAGAGTGGCCCAGCCAATTCTCCACTATCATTAATATAGCACCATTCCTTTAGTCTGTCAACATTATTTTCTAATGCCCATCTAATAATAGACGATTCTCCTGTATTCTCTTTCATTTCTTGTAGTTCATCTGCGATTTTAGCCTCATCAGGTATGTTCTTGGTGATATTATTCATTTCTTCAAAATTAATATTTCCATAGACTCTTAATACTTCTTTTAAAGCACCTCTACCTTTCATAGTGTTATATGTAATCATTTGAGAAACTTTATCTTCTCCATACTTATTCTTTATATAAGATATAACATCTTCTCTTTTATTAATAGGAACATCAACATCAATATCTGGCATAGACACCCTATCTTCAGTATTTCTGCCAGAGTTGTAAAATCTTTCAAAAATAAGATTGTACTTAATAGGATCTATAGAGGTAATACCTATAAGATATGAAACCAAACACCCGGCCGCTGAACCTCGTCCGGGACCGGGTAGCCATCCTTGACTTTTAACATAATTCACTATATCCACAACGGTTAGGAAGTAGCTAGACAAATTAGCGCCTTGCAATACGTCTAGCTCTCTTTTTATTCTGTCTACATAAATTTGATGTTTTTCTTTGTCCACATCATTAGCTATTTTCTGCTTCCACCCTTGTCTGCATAATTCTCTTAAATATTCAGCTGGATCAGCATTGTTTGGACAATCATACGGAGGTAATACAGGAGCGCTTAGAATATCATATTCTTCGCACATACTGTCAATTAAATTCGTGTTTTCAATTTCTTCTTCTGTATGTAGGTTAGAAATTTCTTCTTGAGAGAGAATGTGATAATTATCCGAAGTGAAAAACACACCCATAGGAACTTTTTCATTATTTAAACACTTTTTGTTTACATCTATTAGTGTAGTTTTTAAATTGTTGCACAATAGTATTCTCTGGTCTATAGAATCCTCTTGCCTGCAATAATGAGCATCTGGAGTGCAGATGATTTTACATTTAGTTTTATTAGATATATTTCTAACTATATCTGTCATCTCTTGTTGCTCTGGATTGTTTTCCCTGTCCATAAGTTGAGCTTCTAAAAAGAAATTATCTCTACCAAACATGCTTTGCATCCTAGACACAAATTCACAACCTTCTGTAATTGCAGAATTATCTTTGTTGTTTTGTATAAGATTAGCCAAGGTAGAACCAAGATGTCCACAAAAACCTATAGTGTTACCATCTATAAATTGTTGCAGATCATTCAGGGAAACTCTGGGTTTATGGTAGTATCTAGATTCCATATTGCTGTAAGAAACTAGTTTTATAAGAGAATCCCAGCCTGCCTTGTTTTTAGCCAAAAGTAGGAAATGACTTAATTTAGCATTTTCTGGTTTTTTAATTTCGGAATCTTGAGAACAAACATAGATTTCACAACCTAGTATTGGCTTAATATTTTTTTTCTTCATGGTTTCATAAAACTGCACACAACCAGATATTGTACCATGATCTGTGATAGCGCAAGATTTGACGCCTATTTCTAAACACCTATCAGCTATCTGCGCAGGCTTAGATAATCCGTCCAATAAAGAATAGTGCGAATGCACATGCAAGGGTATATACTGATTCATTCTGTTGATCCGGGAGCTTGATACTTTCCAAATTTGTGATTAGGGTGTTTATATATATTAGTGACAGCGTCGATACCATACAAGTCTAAATCGTGTTTAACTTGTTCGCATTTAGTCATCACATAACCCGGTGTTGTTCTTTGATTATCTCTGTATTCTTCCATAGGTTCTATATGAGTATCTTCAAAAGTTGTTTTTCCAAAATGGCACAGCTTATTACACATCCAGCTTTTTTTCAAGAATGGTTTTCTTGTGTGTTTGATATGTTCAAATTTTTGTCTTAATAAGTGTTCTGTTGCTTCCATATCAGAATCGTCAAAACATACAGAAAAAGGACCTCCGTCATTTATAAAATATATAGAGAAAATGACATATCTAATATTGGGATATAAATTTTTAATAGCATAGTAATATATCCTTAATTGAGGATCTACCTCCAGTTTTTCTTGAGTCTTTTCTTTTCCCGTAGCCCAATCTCGCCTTTTTCCTGTTTTCCAATCAATTATTTCTATGGTGTCTTTATTGACTAAAGTAATTAAATCTATTGTTCCTTTTAGTGCCAGTTTACCAGATAATTTACCTTCTGAAGTGTCATAATCATAGTCTGCCCATGTCTTATCTATTTCAAAATCAAAATGCTGCTCTGGTTCTAAGATGTCTCTATTTCTAGGATCAAACATTCCCTCGTTAAATTCCAAAGCTTTATAGACCCATTCTCTACAGTCTTTACTATCTCTGGGTTTCCAGTTATGGTGACTATTATGAGAAGAATAATAATCATACACTTGTTTAATAATTTCTTCTAAATCATATCCTGTAGTACTAATATTCCCTAGTATATCGTCTATAATTTCTTTTTTATCGTTTTGTAAACCTTGTTTTATAACAGCTAGTATTTCCAATACTTTGTGTACAATAGTACCTTTGTCAGCTTTTAGTCCAGAACTACCTCTCCACCCAAGAACATATTCAAAATAATATTGCTGAGGGCACATGTTGTGCGTGTTATAGCTGGAAGAACGAAAATAAGTTATAATCATATTATGTAGCTGGTAATGTGTCTAACCATTCCTGTATTTGTAAAGATTGTTCATATATCGTTAAATTCTGATTATCTAACACATAATCAAAATTATTCCAATCATAGTTATCTTCGTCCAAAGCAGTCTCACTAATATGTGATGAATTATGTAAATCTCTAGTCAGTCTAATTACATAACCTCCTGCATTTTTAACGGCGTCAACCTCGTCTGGGAATCTACAGTCAGTAATAATTGCCATTTTCGGCTTTTCTTTAGTTATTTGAGACATTGTGCTATCTATCCATACAGTTTTTTTAACTTTCCTGAAGATGTCGGTACCAATAAACTGCATGACTTCTCTAGCGGACAGTTCTTGATTTTCCCAGTACAGTCCGGTCATGCTGTTTTTTTCTTCATCAGAACCATAACACTGCTGATAAGACATACCTAGAACATCCATGCAAACATTTTGTTTTAATGTATCGGCAAAATTATATATTTTTATATGTTGATCTAGATCTTTGTATAGATTGCTTATTACGAAATCTTTTTCTAATTCATATCTTGGTGTTATTTTATTATACAGTTCATTGCCATACAAATCAGAAAGCGTAATGTCTCCATTATCTTCTATTTTAATCTCTTTAGAAATTCCCATATTAGACAAAAATAAGCTAATAAAGAAATTACCAATTGTAGTTTTACCAGATTGCTTTCTTCCTGAAAGCGCTATTATTGTACTCATTATAAACTCACATATTAAGTAAAGGTTTCACTTCTTCATCAATTTCTTGTATAGACATGTCTGCGATATCTGACGCTTTTATGTTTATGTTTTTAACATTATAGGTTTTGCAACATTTGTTTTTAATTTTTTCCGCAGCCTTTTGTCCTGCTTCGTCATTATCCATAATCGTTATTATATTCATGGCTCCCGAAGCATCAAGTATCATTTTCTGTCTATCGCTCATTGAAGAACCAAATATGGCTACGCTATTATGTATATTAGCCTCTTCTAGTCTCCACACGTTGCCCGGACTTTCAACTATAATGGCAGTATAACTTTTTTTGATATGTTGTTTTGCAAACCATATATTATATAAATAATTTTGAGTTTTAAGTCCTTTGCTATGCCTCCATTTACTGTAAAGAAACATCACGTTCTCGTTAGGGCATTTTGATTCTGCTTCGTGATAATGTTTGCATTTTGTACAAACAGGAAAAACTGTTCTACCTGTACATCCTATCATATGTTGATAGTCATGGTCATAGACAGGAACTACAATACGACCAAACATTTCTTTGCCAGACACGCTACAGTATCCTACGTCGTATCTATCTAAAATTTCTTTAGAAAACCCCCTGTCTATATAATAGGGGTGGGTTAGGTCTAAGTGTTTTCTGACAACGCTTCTTGGAACTCCGCTAGAAACTTTTTCTGATTGATTGCTGGTATTCTTAATAGCTGCAACAAACTTACTTTTGTCTCTATGGGTATGGTCAATAGATATTTTGTCTAACTCTTGATTTAGAAAAGCTAAACAAAAAGTTAACGTCTCTTGGAAAGAAACCATTTTATCTCCAGATTGTTCCCAAGCGTGTTTGTTTCTAGATAAAATACCTCTAATGAATCCTATAACAGAGCCCTTGAATACTTCTTCGCAGCCATGTGTCCTGCACTTCCAGTTTCCTCTGTAAGAATCTCCTTGAGGATATATATTTAAAGCTGTCGTATTGTCCCCTCCGTGTATAGGGCAAGCCATACTTAAAAGCTTTCCATTACAAGAATATTCAATATCAAATTTTTCTAATAATTCTTCAATATTGTCGCACAATCCGTCACAGATTACTTTTAGTTTATCTTGACTAATTAAATGGGAATGTTTCTGCTTCTTCACCGTCTTCTCCAATAACAAAGCCATCCTTATCGTCTCCTGTGTTATTAACTACCTCAAGTCTAGTTTTACCTTCTGTAATTTTAGCGCACCAACCTTTCATATGACAATTAATATAGTCATTATCATCTAAGCCTCCTCCGTGCCTGCTGATAATAGGAACTAATTTTCTATTACCATGATCGGGGCCATCTTCTGCTATTTCTTCATCTGTTTTTCTTTTGAATATACTGAAATTACTACAAAGCCACACGATTCTGTCTGAGCCGCTTGCGGCATCAGTAGTTTCTTTTGTGATTCCATCTCTATTTAATTGTATAAATGACACAATAGGTATTTTATATTTTACGGCAAAATTATGCAACGCTGTCATCATAAACCCTAAGACTTGATACTCTTTCATATCTTGAGACATGCCTTGTGTATCCATCAATTTTAAGTAATCATAAAATATTACGCAATCTTTAGCCGTTCCATCAGTATTCATGCCCACTTCCGTCATTATCCATCTTCTCATCAAAGAGATCTGTTCATCAAAACCTTTACCTGCAATAGATTTATAATACAACTTAGAGTCTTTAATCTTCTGTATGCCCTTTTCTATTTTAGTTTTATGACTAGCCGAATCTACAAATTTACCGGTTTCTATCTTGTCTATAGACACTTCTGTGATCATAGCTAGTATACGGTTGATATGATCTTCTTTGTTCATTTCTGTATCTAAATTTAATACAGGGATACCCATTTTACTTGCTATAAAAAATCCCATGTTATCAGACAAAAGCGTTTTACCAGTTTTAGGTCTAGCTGCTATGACATTTACTGTGCCTTTTCTAAGTCCTCCTCCAATAGCAGAATCATAGACAGGAAAACCCGTAGGAATACCCACTTGTTCTGTTTTATTATCTATAAGATGCTGGATATACTCATCTATATCATCGCTCATAGGAGCTGGATGATTCTCTGTATCTGTCAAACTTTCTGAAAAATTTAATACTTTATCTTCTGCTATGGATAAAATAGATGACACATTTTCAGTACCTGTTACTTCTAGCAAATCATTTTGTGCAGATTGTAGGTTTTCTCTTAAGGCTCTAGCTACTTCTAGTTTTCTAATCTGCGTAGCGAATTTCCTAGCGTTGTCTTTTTCTACAGGAAAGTCTATGACAGCTTTAAGGTGCTGGTTCTCTTCTTTCGTAGAAAACACTTTCGACATTCCTAATTCCTGAGCACTGCTATATATAGAAGCTAAGTCAATATGACTTTGATTATTGTTCTCTATAGACTTTTTAATGCACTGGAAAATATTGCAGTTGCTATCTATAGTAAAACACTTATCTGTTAGTATGTCAGAAACATCATAAAATATATCTGAACCATATTTGATTATGGCTGCTAATATAGCACGTTCAGCGGAAGGGTTTGATAATATCATTTTAGCCTGACTGTGTAGAACATTTATTACATTTATATCTGTTTGCTCCCTCAAAAAGCAAACCTTGGCTTATGGTCTCTTCTTTGCCACAAATCCTGCATCTAACAGAAACGTTTTGGACAGAAGGTCTTGATCTAGGCGTGGGTGGGAACTGTTGAAGTTGTTTATCTATTTTCCCGTCTTCTTTATGCATATTCATTTCGGGCATGTCTAAAAATTTATTAGTAGACTCTTGCTCTTCTGGTTTTTTCCTAGTGTTTCTAGGCTTTTTTGTGGTTGAAGTCTTTTTCTTTGTCGCTTTTTTCTTTGTAGTCTTTTTCTTTACTGCTTGAGGTTCTAGTTCCGTTTCAGGCAGCAATGAGCCCAACAAGTCTATAAGCTGTTGGATTTTTTCAGGATCTTGTTTTAATTTATTGATGTCCATTTTTATTCTTATTCCTATTAATAGCCATAAGTATGTCCGAAAGATTTTTTATGGAGTTAGCAGTATATGACAATCTATCCATTCTCTGTTTAGCGTATTTTTTAATCTTGCTTAAGGATTGAGCAGCTTCATTGTGCTTAACTGCTTGGTAATATTTTTCTACATAACCATAACCTTTATAGCTGTTTAATTCATCAGCTATAGTTTCTTTGATAGTCTCCTCGGCCCAATTATGTCTAGCTATTTCTCTGTTTAAAGTTCTTTGTACATGAAAAGCGAACTGAGATAGTCTATATGAAATTTGAGCTGTGTCTTCTGGAGATAATTTTTCAATAACATTTCTGTCCATAGAGAAGTATTCGTTAAGTTCTTTCTCGTTGATAAGACACTCATTATATTTAGGGAAGCCAATACTATTTTCATAGGAGTCTAAAACTTCGTCCCATTCTTTGACTTTCTCTTTTGTATTCATTTTAGTTCTCTATTATTGCTTTCCATTGTTCATCTGTTTGATCAAACTTTAATTCTAGGTGCGTAATGTTATTTAACTCGCACCATTCTTTTTTCGACATATCTCTTTGTTTAGCTTTAATAAAATTAAATCTATTTCCATGATAGTGTCCAATAAATTTGTAATGCTGTTCTCCATGAACTTCTATACAGGTTTTTACCAAAGGTATATAAAAATCTAAATATAAAAGCTCTTTTTTTCTAACATGAATTGGTATCTCTTCTAATATCTGTAGTGTTGGATGAACTTCTTTAAGTAGACTTCGTGCTCTTAGATGTAGTTTTGACTTATTAAGCATTCTAGCATGAGAAGTGTTGCCTGTCAATAACCAATTTGTAGAATTTCCTTCCAAGTCTATAACTATCATTACTAAATACCCATAGTCTCTTTAATTAAAGCATAGAGCTTCTCATAACATCCAGGATTATTTACTATATACTGTCTAACTTTTTCTACCCCTTGAGCCTTGGGTTTTTCTTTTTCCTCTACAAAACTAAGAGTATACCATGCTCCAGCCTTTTGGATAAGACCTAAATCTATAGCTAGATTAACTACTTCCATTTCTTTATCTATACCCTGTCCATATCTCAAATAACTAGTAATAGATCCTCCTGGAGGACCTAGTGCAGAGGTGACGACTTGCCATGTTACCTCTTGTCCTATTTGAGAGTTGGTGTCTTTATTTAATAGCCAAGGTGAGAAAGTTTTAGCTCTAAGCTTAATATCCGTTTGATATGCTACAGCTTGACCACTCTTTTCTTTAAACTCTGCGCCATAACCTGTTGGATTTCCCATAAGGTGCGTAATACCAATTACTAAATTTTTGTTTACAGGAATAACGTTGGCGACTTTTCTGCAAAACTTAGCTAAGAGTTTAGCTCCATCTGCTCTTTGCATCTTATTCATATCTGATGTAATTTCAGCTTCTGTGCATAAAGCTGAATAAGAGTCAATGATTAATATACTACCTGGTTCTTGATTGATTATTTTCTCTGCAATTTGTAAGTATTCTTCTGCGTGTAAAATCTTACCTTGCTGAGAACCTATTACATCAAATCTATCTAAGTCTAATTCTGGTATTCCTTCTAAATCTCGTTTTTTCAATCTACCCTCAATGTTTAGGTAGTACGCTTTTCTAGGAGAAGGTAAGTCTCCTTGATATTCAGGTTTAAGGGCAGTAGCAGCAAAGGATAAAGACGTTGTAGTTTTCCCACATTTGGGCTGTCCTGTTAATACAATAAAACTACCTTCAGGAACACCACCATTTAAAATGATGTCTAATGAGGGTCCGATAGGAACTACCGTTGATGGTTTGTCTATAATCGAATTAGCTGATAAAATTATATTTTTTCCAAAAGCTTTCGTTACTTCTTCTTTTAATTTGGCCATTTTCTATTCCTTAGTCGTCTAAAATATCTATTATATTTTTCTTATTAGATTTATACTCTTGTCTTGTTTCTAACTTGGTGTGGTCAACTCTTTCTATACTTTCATGAGGCTTAGTCTCTGTGTTATTAATTAAGTTTTGATGATGTTCTATAATAGCGTTTAGGTGAGGGGCTCTCAACGAAAAAATTCTTACAGCTTTACTGTCATTTAATGCATCTATAATTGCTTTTGAACTATAAGTTTTAAGTAATTTATTAGCCGTAGATATTTGACTTCTATAATATTTTCCCCAGTATTTACTGGTTTGCCAGAACCTAAAATGCAAATCCTTTTTTTCTTTCTTTGCTTTGTGCTCACATATAATCTCTGTGATATACTGAGCAGCAGATACTCTTTTATCGTTAGAGTATTTAGAGATGTATTCCATTATACTATTTGTTTTCGTCTAATTTATATATGCAATTAGAAAGTTTTGATTGATTATTTGTATTATTCTTTTTAGACGCATCGCTTATTTCGGAAGCTGTTTTGGTCATTATCGTAACACCAGATGAGCCCTTGCCTGCTGTTTCGTTTATCATAAAGTCTTTTGCTGTTTTTCTTTTATCTTGTACAGTTTCTGCTGTTTTTGACGGTTCTGTAGTTTCTTTCTTACTTTGATCAGCATAAAGTTTAACTATTCTTTTTACGCTAGACTTTGGTATATCTAAATCTTCTGAAATTTTGTCTATATCATTACCTTGAGACTCTAACCATAGAATGGCATATCTTTTAATTAAATTATTATTCATTAGTTGTTTTCCCTTTCAGCATTGACTAACCACGCTAAATTTTTAGTCTTTAAAAACGATAGATAGTAATTAAAACATTTTCCATTTACTCTAGTATATCTGTTTGTTTTTGATCCTTTACAGGTATTGTCTACAAAGTTTTTATGTCCGCTAAATTCTGCTTGATTGTCGTAGTCAAAAGGATTAAGTAGTTTATGAGAAGGATCAATACGAACCATGTGTTTGACAACATTTTGTGTCCTCACCGTTTTAGCATATGCCTCTGGTCCATCTTCTTTCAATACAAAGTTTCCTTGATCGTCTTCCGAACCTGAATTCAAGTTAGTATAATAGATTGTGTCAGACATTATTTCTCCAAAGCTCTTTTGCTGTTTGTTCTAGACTAGATGTAAAATGATTTAAAAATGCATTCATAGAATCTTTATAATTTATGCCGGAGGGGACAGGAATATGATAGGATTGATCAAAAATAAATTCTGATCCCACAATTTCTCCTTCGTCACTTTGGTTTAGTACAGTACCTTCTACCTTAAACACTATTTCTCTAGGACAATCTATTAATTTATCGGCAGAAGTATCTACTAGATCCGAGAAACCATTTTGAGCATATGCTGTACCTATTGAGTCTATTATATCTTGAGGTATATCTGCCTCTTTTAATGACTTCATAATAGATTCGGCATTCGTCTTGTTATCTATGTCCATTTTATACCCTTGGTTTTCTTTATTCTTTTCATATCTTTTGGTAGAGGCATTTCTGGGGCGTTTTCTCTATAAGCATTATGTTTTTTGAACAAAGCTTGTTTATGGTCCTCGCTCATCTTGTCTCTATTTCTATTGGCTAAATCCCCAATAGTTTTAAGTTCAGAGTCTGCCTTAATAACAGAACCTCTCATGTTCGCTAAATCTTGTTGGTAATATCTATTTGTGTTGTTTGATTGACATAAAGTGCATAATTGTTTGTCTGTATATTCAGCAATAGAAGAGACTATGCTAAATATTTCCCCACAATCATCGCAAATAAAGGTATATTCTGGCATTATACTAATTCTCTTTGAGCTTCTTTTAGCCATCTTAAATCTTTTGATTTTAAATACTTGGTATATTTATCAAATATAGAAGGAGATACTTCTTTAAAGTCTTTTGTGCTTTTGCATGTAGAATTTATAAAGTGATTGTTCTTTTTATCTTTAACTGTAGATAATATCTGTATTGGATTAAAAAGTTCTTGATCTGCATCCATCCTTATGTAATACCTATAATCATTACCTCTTTTATCTCCGAAATGCTTGGTAGGTTTATCGGGTAGCGCCTTAGCGCATAGGCTTTCTGTTTCTAGTTCAAGCCTAGGAAAGCCGTCTTTATCTACAAAATCTTCGGAACCTAAGGCACAATATAAGCGTTCTGTTTTTTGTTCATTCTTAGAGTTATCAGAGACAAACTCGCTTGGATCAATTCTCATTTGGGTTATCCTGTATAAATTTTCCACTCTTCTGGTATCTTATCTTTCATAATAGAAAGCTTAGATGTAACATGCAAGTACTTGTGGGTACTAAATGGTCTAATTGGTTTATTTTGTAGCTTCATTTTTGCTTGTTGTGGAGTTTTATTGCTTTTCCTTAGATTGCATTTAGCACATGCTGTGACTATATTTGTCCAAGTGGTAGGAGAGGTATTCTTAGAAATCCATTGAGATTTTGGTATAACATGATCATAGGTTAATTCTTGTTGAGAATATTGACGATTGCAGTATTGGCAGGTATAGTTGTCTCTAATAAATAAATTTTTTCTAGAAAAATTAACAGAATGTTTATGTAATTTTAAATAGTTTTTTATTTTTATTACAGCTGGTAATATAACCTTGTCATTACTGCTTTTTATAAAATCTGTTTTATAATACTCTACAATATCCATAGAGATACCTTCAGGTCTATTTTTGAGCCTATACGCCCAAACAATAGCTCTCTGCCAATCCACAATGGCTACAGGACTGTAATCAGCATTTAACACTAAGCAAGGTTTATGGTCTATTCTCATACTCATCTAGTCGAGATATAACGCGAGATATTATTTCATTTCTTACAATATCGGTAGATTCTAATTCAGCTATACCTAATCCATTCACCCCTTCTAATACCTGCATTAATCTCAGAAAGCCTCCCTGTCTGTCGAATTGTAAATCTGATTGCGCGACATCTCCTGTTAAGATCATCTTGCTGTCCATACCTATTCTAGTTAATAACATTTTTAGTTGATCGTATGAGGCATTCTGGCACTCATCAGCAACTATAAAAGCATTATGGAAACTTCTACCTCTCATTAGCCCTAAAGGAACTACTTCTATTCTTTTACCTACTTTGAGTTTGGCATAATGTTGCATTTGTAAAAAGTAATTAATTTCATCGAACAGAGGCAAAAGATACGGATGTAACTTATCCTCTGCTGATCCAGGTAAAAACCCTAGTCTTTCTCCAGCTTCTACAACAGGTCTTGTAATTACAATTTTTTCAACCTTGTCATCTATGAGATATTCTAGGGCCATACCTATAGCTATATGTGTTTTACCACTACCCGGAACACCTTGACAGAAAGTAATAGTATTTTCTGCTACAGTTCTGATATAGTTTTTTTGATTAATCGTTCTAGGTTTTAATCTGTTTTTAAATCCTACAACAATTTCTTCTGGATTAATTTTATTGCTATCTAGCTTTATGGACCCTTTACGAGTTCCATTCTTTTGTTTTTTTCTCAAAGTTGTACCCTTCTAGGAATGAAATCAAATAAGACATGCACCACCTGCACAACTGATTTCCTCTATTCCTACGGTATTATCCTCTGTTTCTAATAGTTGTGTATAATCCACCTTACTAAAACTCTCATATAAATCAGTATAAATTTTCCAATTATATACGTCTTTCATACAATACGTTAGTCTCTTAAAATCTCCATCGAAATATTTTTTAGCAAATCTATGCATCTTAATCGCAAATAATTTTTTGTCTTCGGTGTCTTTATCTGTTGATTGATTTAATGTGATATAGTCACACGCTGCCCATAAATTGTTGTCAAAAGCATTTAAGCCTAACTCAATCAAACCTGAACACCATAACCCAGCATCGCCATATTCTTTAACGATTTCTCTACTGGTATATACTGTGGTAAAAGGAGCTTGAGGATAATCCTTGTCTCCACTCTGTGGGATTAAACTAATTCCAGCAAAAAACTTTCTATTGTTATAAATGAATTTAGTAACAGCCTCCCATTCATCCGGTTGTACTGTCACTGTATTGCTGACATTATGACTTAAAAAGTCTTGAGTACATAAAGATCTGTTTTTACCAGAATGAACCCAATTCTTCTGAGCGTCTTTAACAACACCCAACATTTCTACCGCAGGTAGTTGGTTTTTTAGTTTTGACCCATCAGGTACTTCTATAGGGAATTTTACTACTTCGTCTGTATCATTTGCAGACCATGATGATTTTTCACAAGCTAAGGGATTATAGCTTTTAAAATATTGATATGGAGGTTCTAGGATATTAGCTTGTACATGTCTAATATATCTTTTTGCATGATGAGGGTGAATACCTGACGACGTTCCCAGCATAGAGCTTGAAGTGCCTTCAGGTTTTAGGCATGTGACTCTGGCAGCTTGATTAATGCAGATTTTCTGAGCGAACTCCTTGTTGGTATCAACAGCAATCTTAGCTCCTTTTTTTAGAACTTTTTCTGTTAATACCAATTCGTGTTTTTCCATAATTCCAGTTAGAGAAACACCTAATAAAGCTTCTCGTTCAAAAATAGCGTTTGTTGTTTTTCCTAGATATTCTAAGTCTGTGAACCCAGCTTGTAGTGTTCCAATGATTGCAGCAGCTTTACATCTTTCATAAAAATCTGCTTCGTCTATAACGGAAGAACAATTGATAGTAGAAAGATTACAGCCTTGCCATCCTGATTTACCTGTTTTTTCATCAACAGGCCACATTCCTACTTCAACGCAAGGATTGAAAGTCATTTCTTTGGAATCACTCCAAATAAAACCCGGCTCTCCAAATTCCTTAACAGATTCCATAAGTTCTGCAAACTGTTCGTAGCTAGTATCGTCTTTGATAAGTAAAGCAGAATTATTACTTCTTGCTCTTTGAGGATTATCCACGTACCAATTGCCTGTTTTGGCTTTGGCCATGTCTTCATCATCTGCGCTGAATAGTGCTAATGACGCACTTCTACGAACACCACCAGATAGTACAGCATCGCTGCTGTGCATAATAATATCATAAGCATCGATCGGTCGTAATTTTTTTTGTTTGTTTTCAATGCAACTCTCCAATAATTCTCTAATTTTTTCCAAACCATTTTGTAAAGGCTCAAAACCAGGAGCTTTGCCAACCCCGGAAGATAACTTAGAACCTTTCTCTCTAATATTACTATAATCAAAAACTATATATTGATCTTTATATTTTTTAAATTTTTCTTCAGCAGGTTTTGTGAAGTAAGAACTTAGTAAAATACCTAAAGCATCAGACCAACCTTCTATGCTGTCTTCTATTTTATACTTTACACCTTTTCTTTTGTCTTTTTTTTGATGAGACAAAGTTGGAAGTTTAGACACATGATGTTTTTGTACACTAAAGCCAGTACCACTACCACATAGAAGTAACCAGAAACATTCCTGGAAGAATCTTAACCTATCGCAATAAGAGCTGGTACAGTTATATATTTTGGCGTGACGCTTTAATATGGGTTCTCCTCCGAACTGTAAAGCTCTTTGGCTACCCAGTACCTTTTTCTTAAACATAATGTCATAAGCCCAATCTATCTCTTCTGAGATATTTTTATCAGAATAATATGTGTGCATCATATTCCTGACTCGATCTACTGCTTCTTTCCAAGTTTCTCTTCTGTTCTCTGATTCGATCCAACGGGCGTATTTACTAACAAAGGTATAATTTTGAAGTTCATTTAATGCCGACATCCTAGCTCCTATAAAATTAAAAAGAATTGGCCTGTATGGAAAGAATTGATTCGTTCATAATTTATGATAAATCATTGGTTAGAGTATGCAAGGCCATTTTATTACGTTGTTATTTTTATAATACACCACAAACTTTTACTCCTGATTTTGATTTTAAAAATCTATTTTTTTAATCCACGAAAAATTTGGTGTATGTCTTACAATTTCTATTCCTGTTAATTCCACAAATAGATCAAATCTTTTTTGTGCTTGTTCATCAAATAATTTAGTTCCGTGGCTGTTAGCCATAACGACCTTAGAAACACCAGCTTGCCATAAAGACATGATGCAATCATTACAACATTGTCCGGTGACATAAGCGATGCCGTTAGTAGGTTTGTGGGTACAACTAGAAAGTGCGTTTCGTTCAGCATGAATCATCCAAGCATATTTTTCTGGACGAGATGTTGGAAGTATTGTATCGTCGATATTTCTAGGAAAACCATTATAGCCAGTACCTAAAATAAGATTATCTCTATCTGTAATAATACAACCATGTTGTGTATGTATGTCGTGACTACGTTGAGAAACAACTTTTGCTAATCCTAAAAAATAATCTATCCAGTTAGGTCTCATACTATTATGATATCTGATGGTGAGTAGTTAGTCAAGTTTTAATTTTTCATGTATGATATAACCCGGAATAGGATTTTTTGTTTCACTAACATCTTCCGGTAAGCTTAAATTGCATATTAAGTTATTGTAGATATAATTTTGCTTAGCTAGTTGAACAATTCTCCAACTTTCCTTATGGTGGCAATTTACATATATTAAATAGAGCACAGGTATTAAATAATCATAAGGCAATTTTGGACTATTTTTTGTTAATATAGGAAATAGTTTTTCGCACCATTGTATGAAGGCTTGAAAATTATGATTTCCTGTATTGTATATACATGTTCCTCCGTTAATATGATGACTAAGCAAAAAATCAGGATCAACTATTCCAGCATTACCGCTATATGCAGGTCCGCTAATCCAAAAATTGCCACAACTATTTACATACTTAGCTATTGCTGAAAGCCAATTATTTTTTAAGTATGTGTCTATTTCTAAAAACAAACAAGTATTATAGTTTTTCATTAAATCCATGCAACGAAAAAACACATAGTTAGGACCAGACTTTAATCCATATTCTAAACTAATATCATCTAAATTGTCAGGCATTTCATTAAAATAAAAATCTTTATTTTGTGGAATTTGTATGGTTGAAACATTGACATTCCTGAAAAAGCCCTTGAGCATATCAATATGTTCTGTGCTAAAATTCAATATAGAATTAGAAGATGTGGCTATATTTAGATCTATATTCTTAGCAAGCTTAGCGTCTGAGTCGCAGGATTCGAAAGATTTAATTATCTGATTTACGAAATGATTTACTTCAGAACTTTCTTCGCTCCCCGTATGTAAAACATTAATAGCCTCCAATTTATTGTCTTGTCTTTTAAAATCAGGCATTGGGGGAGCAGTTGTATTTTCTAAATCAATTAGAATGTTTTGATCATCGACCGCTTTGCTTAATTCTGGATTATTAGTTAAAAATGTTTTATAGTCATATTTATTGGGTCTAAAACTATTCTTAAATAGTATTTCTGTATTTAAAAAATTAGACAATAATTCAGGAGCTTTATCTAAATCGTTGTAGTTTAAATCTAAATAAGGTATATTATTTTTTTCTAAGTATTTATGAGCTATTGCAAAAAGCTTATGTTTATGCGTAGTTTGCCTGACGATGTCCTGCGTGTCTCTTGTACTAGCTACTAAATTTGTATCTTTCGAGGATCTCTTAAGCACGCTCCATCCATATTTCCCTGCATTGAGCCAAGAAAAAGCATAAGAAACCATATCTCTATCAAGAAATATAACTTTGTCAAATTGATCAAGGACATTTTCTAACATTACTTTATTTTGCGTTGAAGGAGCATCCATTTGTTGTGCAAAAATTTTATATCCTATAGTTTTAATATTTTGAATACCATTAAACTTTTCAGAGATATGTTGAAAGTAATTTGTCTCATCTTGTTTTCTTTCTTGGTTATACGTCTCACAGTCTGCTAAATCTAAAGCTTGTTTATCTACAATTTTAGTAAAGCATTCATGATAGTGCTTATCAACACCCTCTCCTAAAGTCAAAAGCTCATAACACATCCTAATATTTTCATTCTTATTAATATTGTCAATTAAAAAAGTTGTGCCATGTCTGGGATTACTAAACAATAATATCTTTGTTGGTAGCATATCAATATACCTTTCCAACGAAATTATTAACTTTACTTATAAAAGCTTCTATACTAAAACTATTAACATCTAATTGTTTTAAATATTCATGAGCAGAAGCTATAGAGCTTTCTGACAACAAGTCTTGTATTTCATCTGGGTAGTCGTAATATAATGGATAATCAGAGCCTAAATATTCTACACAAGCATCGAGCCTGTTAATGACTATTGGACAATTTCTTTGAATAGAATTAATGATAGCATTATTAGCTGAAGAGTCATATAAATTAACGAATATCAAATTCTCGCTTAAAAGGTTGTTCAGCTCTTCATCAGAAAGTCTAGCAGATACTTCTGTACTAATCATATCAATACCGTGATAATACATGTCTTCTGTAAAAACATAACCTTTATACCCAGACAAGCCTCCAAAAACAAAAAGTTTTTCAAAGTCAAGAATGTTAAGTCTTTCAAAAAAACCAAAGTTTCTATTGAACCAACCTAAATTAATAAGTTTTTTATTTTTATTATTGAAATACGCGTCTAAATTGAATTGTCTAGATTCTGGGTCTAATATAACAGGATGATGAATGGTGCATTTAGGTATATGTTTTGTGTATTTACAATTAAGGCCATTCAATCTTGTACTATCTGAAGTATAGATTATACCTTTGCAATTTTCTAATACATTACTTTTATGTAGAATACGATTAAAAAAATTACTTTCAGGTAATATATTTTTTGAAATTTTACGATAATATTGCGGTACAAAATTTACTAGATGATCTATTCCTATCCAAGGTTGTTCGAACACATCATATTGCCCTGATAAAAAAGTCTCCCAAGTAAATGTTACTAAGTTAATCTTAGCAGTTTTAGATTCTTGATATTTGTCTAATAAATTATTAACGGTAGACCAACCTCCCATTAAATGATTTTTATTATACATACTCCCTATTGTTTTAAAGTTTTTAACAATATCCACACTATTTGTTTTGTCTAACATCTCTAAGGACCAAATAGCAATATGCTCATTATATGTTTGGTTATGATTTTTATTGACTATGGCATAATCTATTTTAGAAACGCTGTGATCACGAGAAGGATGTATATAACACATACCTCCCACTACTTCGTCGTCATTAATTTTATAGGATCTATGTTGACTATAATGAATATGTTCTGTTACAATATCAAAACAAGGATTTTTCATAACCCAACCATTTACAGCAAAAACAAAGGCTATTTTGTTGTCGCATCTAGCATGTCCCATCCTAATTTTTGTGTCATTAATAAACTTGATATTTCTAATGTCTTTAACTTGAAAAGCCCAAGTGTCTTGAGACCAATGGGGTTCAGAACATAGTTGATTTTGCTCGTATCTACTTAAGCAAACTAATGTAGGTTTTCCTGTAAAATAATCAGATAAGATATTTATTGTATCATTAAACACAATATCTGTGTGGCCCCACACCGAAATGTCTGTGTCATTTAAATACTTTTGTGAGTGAGATATCCAATCAAAATAAGATTGTTTATCATTACTATGAATAATTTCATAATTTTTATTTCGAATAGATTTGGGTAGTTCTACGCCTGTGTCTAGAAATATATAAACTTTCGCAAAGTAAGAGCTGTTTATATTTTTTGTTAATGCAATGTCGAGCTCATGCTGTCTTTGTGTATTGTTAGATTTATAGTATGTTGTGTATAGAATTAATTTTTTTTTTATATTATCTTCATGATTATCTAGTATTTCTGGCAGTTTTATGTTTGCCTCAACGATTTTTTGTGCTTTGCTGAGATCGTAAGCGGGTCTTATTTTTTCAGATCTATGATCTAAATGAATTCCGTTAACATTGGGGAATAAATTAATAAACTCAATATTGTTTTCTTGACAATACTGTTTAAATATCCTGTCGCAGTTTTCATATCCTATACTAAGTTTAATGTTATTGTATTGTATGGATTTGATTTTGTCTTTATATATCCAGCAGTCGTGAGAATAGAGAGGATTAATGTCTATTGCATCATTCGAAAACCGTTCTTTACTAATAACTATATTGCCGTTTAAATCCTCGTCTTTCCTTGTAATTGCTAGTATTCTATTGTCGCTGAAAGAAGCTTGTTTAACTAATTGTAAGGTGTTGTCAAAATAAATATCAGAATTAGATAAAAGTTTAATGCTGTTTGCATAATTTCTGTCTGCAAATTCCATCCATAAACCATAGTTCATTCTTTCGTCAAGCTCAATGAGAGCAACTTTGGGATTATTTATTGCTGCACGAGACAAAGAATATTGCGAGTTTGGCTCATAGAATATGTTTATAAAATCTATGTGTTGATTTTCAATGTTCCGTTGTAAGCATTTAGTTCTATTTTCTAGTGTAATAGGATCGTCGTACCACTGCACGAAGAGCACGATATTGGAATTTTCAGACTCCTGATGCCTATCAAAGTGTCCTAAGATTTCATTTTGAGATTTTTTATAAATTCTGTTTTCTTTATGTCCATAAGTAACATAGTGATATTGAGCCAATTTTTCTGTATTAATACCTGCTTTGATGAGATCTGGGTGAGAATCCAGATAAAACTCCCAATCAAAATCTTCTGGTATTTTATTACGCATTATTATACCACTCCAAAGTCATATCTAATCCAGTATCTATATCTATTGTATTCTGCCACCCTAAGTAAGACATAGCTTTTTTGGTACTAACACACCTTCTTGGTTGACCATTGGGTTTGGCTTTATCCCATACTATAGATCCTGTAAAATTCATTTTTTCTATTAGTTTATCAACAAGATCTTTAATTCTAATTTCTTCGCCAGACCCTATATTAATAGGAGATGATCCTGTATTAATATCAATACTTTTTACAATAGCTTGAGCAGCTTGATCTACATATAAAAACTCCCTGCTAGGAGTTCCGTCTCCCCATATAGTAACAGTTTTTTGCCCTGTTTTATTTGCGTAATCAATTTTCTTTATTAATGCTGGTATTACATGACTAGAATGATCTTCAAAATTATCATAGGGACCATACAAGTTGGAAGGAATTAAGATAGTGCTATTCAAACCGTACTCTCGTCGATAAGCATCCAGCATTACAAAAAGTGTTTTTTTGGCAATTCCATATGGAGCATTGGTTTCTTCGGGATATCCACTCCAAATATCTTTTTCTTGAAATGGAATATTGCAAAATTTAGGATATGCACAAACAGTCCCAATAAGGACAACTTTACGTATATTATGGAGCCTAGCTTGCTCTATTATATTTAACCCCATCGAAAGATTGTCATAAAAATACGTGCCGGGAGAACGACTGTTAGCCCCTATACCGCCACATGTAGCTGCTAAATGGACGGCAATATCTGGTTTAAAGTTATTAAATAAATCTTTACATTTAGAACTATTTCTAAGATCATAATCTACTTTTCTAGGTATATATATATTTGAATAATTTTTACCTAATAAACGATCATACACATGTCGACCTAAAAAACCAGAACCGCCTGTAAGTAATATCTTATGTTTTTGCATCTGGCACTAGGGTATTGCTGGAAATGTATTTATATTTTTTAGTTATTGGACTATCTAAATGAAACCATTCTATCTCAATATAGTCCTTACGGCTAGATAGGATCTTCCCACACACATTAATATCTTCATGAACGTAACAAGAAATTTCATCATACAATAGTATTATATGCAGTTTGTTGTTTTTGGCAAGGGGGTTTAATATTTTACTAGACTTCAAAGTTGCAGGTATAATCTTCTGATTATTATAAGAAACTATATATCCGAAAAGTCTCTCTAAACTATGAGCATATGTCCCATGCTTGTTGTCGCTAATTTTACCTTTTTCTTTTTCTAGTTTTGGTTTAATGAGTTCTATAGTATCTTTATTAAAAAAAGATTGAAATGTAGATATTTTACCAAAAAACATATTACCTCCACAGAATTTTTTGTTTTTGACTTTGTCGTAAGGAATAGACAAAATGTTTTCTGATATATCTTTTATTATGTCGCTATTAGTATGCTCCATATCATTCATAATTAAATTAGAGCAAGTAAGGGCTCCGCACTTATGATGAGAAAGTCTGTTTATGTTACTGACAAATGAAGACCGACTACCCATAAGGCTGTGTAGAAGAATTATTCTCCAATTAATTTTACCAGCAAATAAACTTTTCTTAGTGTGTATTTTTAAAAATACATCATGCGTAAATTTAGAAGGGTTTAAATTATTTAACTGGTCAAGAAAAGGCAGAACGTCTCCGCCTGCATTTTCATGATATGTAATATAGTGATCATCAAAAATAGTTGAAACACTATCTTCTACTATAAAATTATCGGAGTTGTGTTTGTAAAGACCTATATGCACTTCTATTAGGTCTTGGATAGGTAATAATAAAGACAGTATTTCAGGCCACAAATCAATGTGATATAACCATATTAATACTGGAACTTTATTTGTCATTTACTAATTTATTATATAATACTAAAGCTAAAACAGCACCAGCTATTCCCATGAATATGCCCGAAGGCTCTAGTGCATTATACTGCCCCAGTAGATATAATACAGCGCCGCCCATGTATGAGCCAGCTACTCCTAATGCTATTGTCTTAAAAAAGCCAAAATTTTCTTCTCCAGGAACAATGCTTTTAGCAATAGCTCCGACGAATATACCATATACACACCATATAATTATACTAAACATTTAAAGCCTCCAGAATTGATGAAAGTTCATCATCCGTGATATTTTCTCCACTATTTAAAATACTATCTACGATATTTGCACCATACTGTTTGTATGTTTCTTTTTTTAGTTCTCTTCTCATAACTTTGCGAATACGCATTTTAGTAAACCATCCACGTTTACTAGATAAAGTTTTAATCTGATCTTTTAGAAAAGAATGTTTTTCTTCATCAGACATTTTGTTTAATTTGCTACTATTGCACTCTTGAATTACTCTAATTGAATTTAAAATTATTCCAATTATCATAATAGTTAACAGAATACTACCATATTCTTCACAGCCTGTTAATCCTGAATCATTTGCTATCTTGTTAGATAGGCTTTCCAATTGTTTGTTATTTTTCATTAGAATGTACCACTAGGAGAAGTGAAAAAGTCTCCAGTAAGCATCCATTCATTACTGGAAAATTTAGTAATTTTACCTACGCTATATTGCCTGGTTAAATCTAAATGATTACCCATGCTTCTTATATATACCCCAGATTGAGCTAATATTCTAACATCTTGTAAAGAACTAGTGTTAATAACATCAATAGAATCCCCAATATTTGCTCCATTTGATGTTGCTGTAGTAATTTTTATGGTAGAAACTATGCTTTTATTTACGTTTAATATAGTCCCAATATCACTAGTAGAAGTATCGTAATTTGTTTCAGTACTAGAAGTCAAGGAGGTAGAACTTTGTTTATTAAATTCTTTTTTCATATCAGATATCGGAAGTTTATAGCTTAAGTCATTAGAGCTAACAATTACGTTATCTGTAGTTAATACTCCAGTAGAAGCAGGTAAATTTTTAATTCTAATACTACTCATTTTTAATTATCTCCGGATTTATTATGGTTCATAGAAAATAGACTGAGGAGCTGCACCAGCGTAACAGCAATCATCTGGATCGTCTGATTCAACCGTTACTACTTCTCCGCCGCTACATGTTTCACAGTCACAGTAGGTATTGCTGTAGCACCCTGTAAAAAATTCTACTCCAGATACAGTTTTACTGCAACAACTATAATAAGTATCGCATTTACTTTCCTGTTGTCCGAATTCGTCAAAGCTACAAAGATTACAAGCATCCCCAAAAGCGGCTTCTTTTCCGTTACAACAGATAGTTCTGCCGGCAACTGTTGCGTAACAAGCTCCGTCGCAGCAAGTGTCGTCTGCACCAGGACAACAGGTATTGTAGCCTGTTTCTGAATCAGCACAACAGTTTGAGCACGGAACAAAGGTAGTTGCTCCTGTTTGGCAGCATGTCTGTCCTTCGTCTAGTGTAGAATAAAAATTTGGAATTAGAGGCTCATCGCTATCGCCAGGATAATCGGGATTATCTATTGGTTCACATTCTTCACAATTTTGTTTAGCCTCTGGAGTGTCGTTATAACTTATGCAATTTCCTGTTGTGTCATAATCATCAGCTTCTATTTGACAAGGAGGGCACGGAGGAATTATACAATGATAATTGTCAGACTGTTGTTCAAATCCATCCTCATCAACCCAAGTAGTAGTGTCTCCTGTTAATCTACATTCTTCAGGAGGTCTACATTTAGGCCTAACTGTAGAAACATCACAAATTTGGCATCTAGGGTCATAAACTACTCCATTACAACAATCTTTTGCAGGATCATTTGAGTCAAAACTTACTCTAGCAACAGTACCGACAATAGCACCTGTTGGAATACTTTGATCATCAACTTGCGGATCTTGACAAGTTTCGCAATATTTCGACTTAGCACAGCTAACTATTTTCTTTCCTAAAGCATCGTAACCAACACAACATGATACTGTACCTCCACCTTTCGCTGCTGCTTCACAAGGATGGACCGCTGCCGAATTAGGATTGTCATTAGGATATTCTATGCACTCTCCATCCATACATACGCCGCATCCACCACAATCTTTATCTTCTTTGCAACCACATTTCACGCACGGATTAACCAACCCAAGAGATCCTTGTACTATACCTCCATTAGTGGAGAATCTTGTGGAGTTTTTACTAGGAAATCCCTTAGAGTTTTTACAACTTTCTACGCATGTTGACCCAAAACCTGGTCTTAGAGTGTCCCTTCTTACAGCATAAGCCTTACCTTTATTATCTTTTTCTAGTTTAGCTTCTGCTTCTGCTAATGATAATAACCCATACAAACTTTCAGGTCTGGTGGTTACAGGATAAATTCTAAACGCAGGCACCGTTGCCGTTGCTGGGGTAAATTTGTTACATTCTGTCCAGCAGCTAAAGGTTTTATTTCCTAATCCTTGAATTTTGTAATACTTATCACTAGCAAAACAACGCAGTGTTTTAGGTATGTCATCATGTTCATAACAATTACCCGCTTCAATACAACCTCCCCAGGGATCGCTAGCAGCTGTTAGTGTCTTAATAGAACATTCGCTCGATGTTTTCCCTGAATTACTTTTAACAGTTAAGGTAATGCTTTTAGATAGCGAGTAATTCGCCCCTTTTGCTGAACCTTGTAAGTGTGCTGTGTATACTTTGGGAAAAGCCCAGCCAAGCCTACCACTTTCTGTGGTTCCGGGAGGTGCGGCAACTGGTCCGAAGTTTACATACAATACTCCGGTGTAATTTCCATCATCATCTACTTCTCTCAAAACAGGAACAGTAACGCCTAATTCCCTACAATAATATGATAAATTTGGAGGATCAACCGTTTTGCATTGGTCTTGGTCTGCTTGACATGTGGCGAGATTTGTATCTATAGAGCTAAGGATCTTGCCGTTACACCTGCAGGTAGACGGGTAATAGTATTTATTTTGGTGGCAGCGATACTTGTTACTGGGAACAGCCAATCGTTGAAATGTTCCTAAGCACGGCATGTCATTCATTGCTCCACCTGGGTCACACCGATTACTAACTATTTGTCCGGGACACGACATATTGCCTTCACCAGGCGGATTTGCGCAGAAATACGCACTAGCATATGCCTTACCAGGGTCATCGCAAAGCACCAAAGAGTCATATTGAGAATCACCTATTATCGGTTCGCCGCATGAGTCTACTGATTTACTTCTCTGTCCGTCCCACTGCTGGGGGTCTATGGCACCCTCAAAATTTTTCCAGCATGCTGTATATGAATCTCCCAGCTTAACATTTAGCCAATTGCCGACAGGTCCGTTGGCTGTAATTACAGGACCTCCGTCTAGAACGCAGCCATTTCCTGGACAGTCATTTATGCTGCCACAATTACCCAAACCATCAACCAATATACTTTTCTGTTCATAAATACAATAATTTATGGTGATGCCGCAACTAGTCATTGTGGCCGGAGTATAGCAATCCATTAGACCCGGAAACCATAATGTGCTGCTAGTTTCATCTGTATCTACTTCAACAATCGTGGCTGTTTCGTCATCTGGAATAATAGAAATTTGTGACGACTCATTTTCTTGGATATCTATTGCATCTGAAGTTAAACCAAAATCAATCTGATCTTCTAATTGTTCGATAATGTCGTTCAAAGCAAAATCTACAATTATATCTGCTATATCTATACTGTGATTAATTTTAATATTATTGCTGTACCAAACTTCAGAATTGTCGCTTTCCTGATTAGATAATAAAAATTTATTACTTTTATTTGTAATAAAACCCGTAGAACTATCTGTATTTGATGCTATCTCTGATGAAGGCCTATCAATAGATATTTTTAGTTTGTATATAAAATTTATATTAATAGTATCTAAATCTATAGTAAGATTAGCAGAATTTTCATTGAGTGTTCTGAAAGTTTTACCATCATCAACAGAGTACAACCACTCATAAATAAGAGTATTATTTTCTTGTAAAAAATCTTTTTGTCTATTATTATCGTAATATATATCTGTATTCAGTTTTACATTTTCTAAAGAACTTAAAAGAGCAGGCTGTTGAGTTACATTGATAAGTAAAGCAGTCATGATAGATAAAATATCCTGTTGTTGATTATGGCTCTAAATTTGTAGGTGTCTATCAAAGACACTTTAATTCCGCTGACAGCAAAGAGCCTATTACCAGAAAGGCTGGGCAGGCCATCATAAGAGTTCGTTGAGTAATTGTATTGTTCCCATGTAATATCTGAAGGATTAATATTTGTATTAATTCCTGTATTATTTAAGTAGACAGACATACTGCAATACTGCTGTCCTCCAGAAGTATAATAGTTATCTATATTAGAACTAAAAGTCACGGCTCCTTGAGGGTCGTAGCTATTTGATGAACTATATGCTATGGATTTAATAATGGGAGTATTTTGACCTACACTGTCAGTATGCTTCAAGTTTGTTAAAGGATGGAAAGAATATCTAATATTTTTATTGTGATTGCCACTTCCTAAAGTTAGAATACTACTGCTTCCTGATACATTAACGCCAGATGTTGTATTGTAAAAATTAACATTATCATAAGAATATTGCCAACTAATAATATTTCCTGAATTTCCAAAAGAAGATGAAGAAATACCATCATGTATGTTAGCTCCACTAGATTCGATGAATTTTACAAAAACTCCATTACCATCGGTTATCGTGCTCTGAGAATAGTCTTGAAGTCCTTCGGTAATATCTTTTCTGGGTCTACCTGTTTTCCTGCTAACAAATTGGAAAGAATCTGAAGGTGTTCCTGTTCCTTCAGGATATTCATATGAAGTTTTGAATAATATCCTATGATTTATTCCAGTATCAAGATCAGATGACTGAAGCCCCGAAAATATTATTCTATTATTTACAAAACTATCTTGTTGTATATCAACAAAATTGTTTCCACTGTTTTTTTGCAGACAATACGAAATAGGAAGTTCTGAAGGATTTGTTACGAAACAATCTATTAGTATGTTTCCTGACGGCAAAGGGTTGGGCTTGTACTTAAAATTTGGTTGTTGTACTATATTACATTTGTTTGTTACTACTTCTCTGTTATGCCTGTAATTACTATTAGACGGCTTTAAAGAACTTAACAATTTAGACATATCTTTCCAAAAATTGTCGTTGGCTGTTAATTCTTCTTCGGGAGACTCCTTAATTGTTTCCAGATTACTGAATGTAAAATCAGATATATTTAACCCATTCTCGCTAAGTATGTGATTTATACCATCGGTTTTATCTCCTATAAGACCTCTGCCTAAGGACCAAGCAGAATTGGGTTTATCTACTCCCTCGTCAGCTTTTCTGTGGTATTCAATCAAAGATTTATATATCCAATATAAAGCTCCTCCAATTTTTATATTTTTTGATACTTTGCCTTCCCAATGAAAAGATCCTGTAAAAAACTTATTAAGTCCATCAAGAGTTGAGTTGGTTGTATTTTCTGCCTCTTGTGCTGTGAAATAGAATAAATCTAGCAAATTGAATTTTGCTTGTTTTAAATTAATAATAGAAATCGGTTTTGGTTCTTTGATATAGAATAATTGAGATCCTGTTTTGAAACTAGTAAATGTAGTTTCTGTTCCTCCAGCAACGTTGGTAGGGGCGAATTTAAAATCGTCTGAAACCTCGTTATTTATAATTAAATTAGAATTATATTTATAATATCTCACTTGATTTTCAAGTTGGTAGTCACGACTAGGTTCTGCAGCAAACACTTCTTTCAGGTAGTCAAATCTTCCGTAAGCACTATTCCATAAGACCCATTCGGATGTAATTAATCCTCCTCCGTCATTTACATGATATTTTAAAGCTTCCTGTTCTGATTGAGTAAAGCTTCTAGAAGACCAATTGTATCCTTGATTTAATATTACTACATTTATATTTGCTAATGTATCTTTTGATATAGCGCTTGCGCTACCTATTATTTCATAACTAATCCTTAAGTTAACAATTGTGTCATTTCCATTTTTAATTTTTAATTCAGTTGGAAGTTTAGATATTAAATCAGTATCTACGGAGGAGTTGCCTGTAGTTGTAACTCCTACCTTAATAGCCCCATATCGTATACTACTAGACTTAGCTATACAATTGCTAATAAAGTTTTTATAATTTATATTATTTAAGTTATCACCGTGCAAGGGATTAGCAAGATTTATGCAATACCCGTCTCCGTATGGCCTGCCAGCAGCACCAGCAGAAATATCAGGGCGTGATATTGTTATAGTGCTATTATATGATGAATAATTTAGATCGAATGGTGTTTTTACATCCTCTATTGAATCTGGATTCACACTAGCCTTCTTAATTATTGTGTTGTTTTTAAATAGAGATATATCCTCTATTGCTAAGTTGTAAGGCTTTACTGTGAGACTATCTGTACTTCTAATCATATTAAAAACTAGATCATACTTATTTCCTTCAGATTCTAGGCTCAACATCTTAATATTGGCTCTGCGTTCTGCAGTTTCTAGAATTTGAGGACAATTACTAAATAGTCCTAAAGTTGTCTTTCCGTTAGAGCTTCTGATGTCAAAATGATTCATGCTATATATTTTAGATTCATCATCAAAATTATTTGAGTATGGAGGAAAGCAGAATTCTTGTATGATTGAAGCAGATGCTGACTCTACCGAGTGGCCACTTTTAGAGACATTCACTCGATATTGAACACCAGCTATATTGTTTGACGCGTATATTTTATTTTGTCCACTAGATTGATATGTTGCTGGTCTCCAATTTTGACCATCAAAAGAATATTCCCATGCGTATGTAATATCTGTTGCAGAATTATCGTAAAAAGTATTTGGAATATTGTTGCTGTTTAATCCTGTGCTAGCAACTAAAACTTCAAATTCGGGTTGTCCTGTTCCATAATAGTGCTGAGGTTGTCTCCATATTTGTAGTTTAGGTAAATCATTTTCGATATGAACTAGAGTATTGTTTGATTTAACCGTATTAACTATGCCTGAGTAATAATAACTTTTAGCCTGCAGTCTATATAGCCAGTTATTGTTTGCACTAGATAAACTAGTTAAAGACAGTCCAGATCCTGTAGCCGATGGTAAGTCGTAATAATTGATAGCTTCATCATCAGAATATTGCCACTGAAAAGATGTTGTAGCGCTGCTATTAACAGTAACAGTTGGGCTTAAAGAAAGATTTCCGTCATCAATAGAAACATTGCTAGGTAATTTACCAAGAGATATCTCTGATAAAACTGTAAGTTTGGCAGGATCGCTGTACCTATACTTACTGCTGCCATCTCTGTTAACTCGACACCTATAAAGATAATTGTGTTGGTTGGGTTTGATATGGTTTATTTGTAAAGTTGATCCAGTAGCTGAGATATTTCCATAGCTTGTTCCGTTGTCTTTAGATTGTTGCCATTGATAATTGATAGACATTATTCTGCACCTATGGAAAATGTTGCTGTGCCACTGCTTGAGATAGTAGCGTTTACTGGTTGTGTCGTGATATTGATATCTGTTAATATTGTAAGTGTGGCCGCATTTGTTTCAGTAGTAAATACTCCGTTAGTAATCTGACATCTGTATTGATTGTTATGTTGAGCGGGCGTGAGATTATTTAAGAATAAGTAAGACGTTGGATTAGATTCTTTAGAAGTGTTAGCGGTTCCGCTTACAGTAATAAAATTCCAATCAGAACCCCCATTGTCGGAGTATTGCCAAGAATAGTAATGAGTAGAATCACTGTCTGTGGTTGTTCTAAAAAACCAATTTTGTCTTTCTTCTATGTCTATTGTTTTAGATTGAGGGTGATGTAATATAGATATTGGTCTAGGAGATGTTGTTGGGGTAGGGGTTGGTGTTTTGGTAAGAGTAGGAGTAGGCGTTACTGTAGATGTAGCAGTTGGAGTAACGGTGACCACTATAGGGGTAGATGTAACACTTGGTGTTGGAGTTGGTGTTGCAGAACGATTCGGAGTGGGTGTGGGTGTCTGTTGAACTCCAGATTGTGCTATTACTAAATTACTCATTAATCTAATTCTAATATTTTTTGAGGTTTAGAAGAGGTAATAGTGCTTAATGCATAAACACATTTTTTGCCGTCATACTGCTTCACAATTATTGTATCAGTAACTGGATTGATATTTAGAATATGTTGATATTTATTAACAGGAAAAGAAACTAAAGTGTTGGAGTTATCATATATAACAGAATTCGTACCATCGTTTTGCACACTATACTTATTAAATATATCTAAGTAATATTTTTTATAAATTATATTTGATGCATTTATTTCTGAGATGCTATTATCAGATAAGTCTAATTGTAGGTTTAACAATTCTGATTCTAAATTTGTATTTTGTAAAATAATTAAAATAGTACCGTTTTTATTATCAAATATACATGTAGGTATTTTCCCGGTATAACTTGACGTCATATTTATAGTAAAAATGATATTTAGAGAACTATCTAATACATATATATTGTCAGAGGTTTCTTCTCCATCTATTACAACAAATTTATTGTTTATCGAGTCATATAAAATATAAGACATTGGATATATTATAGAACTATCTAGAGTTCCATATACAGAACTGGTGTTATTTGATAAGTCAATTTCATAAACAGTTCTATCTATTACAGAAAATATGGTATTGGTATCTTTGACAAAAATAGAGTCAAATCTATTATTAATATCAATTTCAGCTATATTAAAAGCTGAATCTAAATATTTAATATTACTATCAGGACACATAACGTACTGATAGTTTCCATAATTAAAGATATAATGTTGGGCATTAAGAGAGAATGCAGGAATGCCTAGATCAATTGTTGTTTTTAATGTAAAATTAGATAATCCAGGATAGGGTAGGTCAGACTGATATATTCCTAGAGTTCCATCATTCATCATAGAGTACAAGGATGAGAATGTCTTTGCTTCAAACCTTCTTAATGGTTTAAACTTATTTAATAAATTATCTGCTTGAGTCTTGATGTCCTGACTAGATATCTTAGCGTCACGACCTTCTCCTTCACCGAATGGATGCCTAACGGTAAGTCCACCATGATCTATAGACTTACTAGTGTCTATTTTTTGTATATCTGACATTATAGAGATCGTCCTTTATGAATTATACGGCTTTACAGAATGTAAATACACCGTACTACTCACAGTATTGACAGCTTATTTTAGCTATACCGTCACCACTGATATACCAGCCTTTACCCTTACAGACAGGACAATCTTTTCTTTTGTATTTTTTCACAACATCTTTTTGTGCAGCTATTTTGGCACCAACCAAAGCAACGATAGCTGTTGTGCTGTAAGAACGTGGGTTGACTACATTGGTAAAGAAAAACTGACCGAATATTAAAGGCAAGCTAATAATTGCACTAAGTAAGATTTTGCTCATAATTTTATTTCATCCATCTTTTAAGAAAGTCAAGTACAGGACGTTTTCTCTCTCTAGGAGTTATATTGTCAGATTTACTTGGGGCAAACATTTTTAATATAGCTAGTATAAAACTAGTAATGGTTTTAATTAAACTGTTAAGTGCAATCTTATCTAATAGTCTCATAAATAATCTCCGAAGCCATAATCAGGAAGTTTCTGTGGAGGAAATCCATTAAAATCACTAAAGGCATAAGCCCCATTTTGTCGAAGCATCCCTTCTGCAACATCAGCATGTATTAAAAAAGAACCATCAGGAATTGGACCCCATTCTGGATGCCCTCCGCTATTAAATTTGCCCCAGCTGTTTTGTATAAGAAAAGCAGGTTCTTTACCAGTATCGTCACAGGCCGTCCAGGACATTGCGTGATTCCAGGACCCACTTTTTCTAGCGAATCCCTTGCTATCTCTTTTGCTGGAAAATCCATAATTACTACAAACACTTAATCCATACCCATTAGCCAAAGCATCTCTAGCTTCTTCAACAGTTCTTATTAGGGAAGCTGTTTTTACTTGATGATCATCTGCTTTGTCTATAACTTTATCTGGTAAACCTCTGGAGCCCCATTTAGCGCCCATAGAGCCATTGTATTTAGAAAAGTTAGCAACACCAGGATAATTTTTTCTAACTAATATTCCTCCGGATTGAGTAACAAAAGTAGCTGCACGACTACAGCTCATTCCTTGGCCACCATGACCTCTGCATCCATATATAGCTTCAGTAGCACCTCTGGCAATCCAACTTTCTTTGTCTCCCTTAATGTCGATTTCTACTGCTCTCGTTATGTCACATGCGTTTCGAGTTGCGTGAGACACACAATCTCCTGTAGTTTGTCTCTCTATATATGCATTTTTATCAAATTTTAATACAGACATAAAAGGAGTTGACAGTTTGCCTTTTCCGCTATCTTTAATTTTTTTAGCCCCGTCTTTAAAATAACCATATCTTGAGCTATCTATTAGTTCTGCGAAAACGTGTTCTTCCCACAGACATCCGTTATATCCTTGTCTATAAGCATCATATAAGTTTTTTGGGGTCATTCTTGGCATTATTTACTACCCTCCCAAAATGCCCAGCTTAATGCTCGAAAAGCCTCTACAGCTTTAAGTCTAAGTTCTTCATCTAAAATCACATCGTCGTCACCTATATTGGTCACAACGAGATCTTTAGCTAACTCAGCAAGATTAGGATATTTATCTTTTATATCTAATCTTAACATCTTACCAGCAATACTATTTACTTCTCTGATTGTTGATGTATCGGCAATTACTAAGTCTGTTTCGTCTAATTCTATTAGTGTTGCAATATCACAGTATAAAGAAGATAGTTTTATACAATCGCTTTTTCTGGTAGAATCATCAGAAGCAAGTAATACTTCAGTAATAGCTCTAGCTTTATTTAATAATACTTCATCGGCAGGAGCATCTGTAACATGATTAGATGTTACGCATACAGTATTACCACCTACAGGCAAAGACAAATTAGATAAATCGGGCTTAAATACGCCAAATAATACTAATACGACTCCTACAAATAATAATAATTTATTCTGCATCTTTATCCTCCGAACATATTGTTGGACTTAAGTAAGGAAACATTTGATCAGCTACTTCAACTGCTTTCTTACAACCGCTGAGTTCTGCTAGGTCTCTTGTTTGCTTCCAAGACACAACTAAATCAAAAAATACATTTTGAGTCTTCACAGGAGCATTTTTCATACTATCTGGCAATGGAACAGATACTGCGGGTTTCCCATCTTGTCCTAAAGAAGACTTTGCTTTATTTACTAAATCTATTATAATTTTCTGAACAGGACTTAGTTTGTCTTTAAATAAGACCCATAAAACTATGCCTACCCCAGCATATAAAGCCAAATCCATCGGGCCTAAACTGCTACTAAATTCCTCAAAACTTTGGCTAAAATTCATAATCTATCCCTTTCATGGAACATAGGAAACTTTTACAACTTCTTTACTATAAGGATTTTCATCTAGTTTTTTCTTTAGAAAAATACCTGTCTCTCTAAATGTTGTGACTAACGCATCAATTGTTGCGCTTACCAAAACCATTAAAAATGCCTTGACACTCTTATGTATAATAGGCTCTAAAATATTAGGCACAACAGGAATATCAACAGCTGAAAATATTTTATCATAAAAACCAGATAATAATTCCATAGCTATGGTCTTTTTTTCTGGACCTTCTAGATCCGATCCGAATTTTTCAATGGTTTGAATTAGACTTGCTGTGGCTACCTGAAGGATTTTCCACGCTTCACCGACAGCAAATCTTTTTACATTATCTAGGCTAGTTTTTACATTGTCAATCAAAACATCAAATTCTTTAGCTATTAATTCTTTACTATTCATATTTTAACCCTCATACCGTGACATATTTGCTAATATCGGAAAAAACACTATCTCCAATACCTTTTATTTCAATCAATTCATTAATATTGTTAAACCTACCATCCTTCCTGAAGTCAATAATTTTTTGAGCAAGTTGTGGGCCTATATGGGGAAGCTGTATTAATTCTCCTAAATCTGCTGTGTTTATATTCACAATTTCGTGTTGTTTCCCTACTCCGACATAATCCTCTAGTTCTTTGCGTAAATTATCTTGTTCTTTTTGCTTGGTCTTTTCAAACTCTACTTTTTCTATTTTCCTTTTGTTTAAGTATCTAGAAAATACCATGAACTGACCGCCGAGTAAAATAATACTCTCAACGACATGGGTGCCAACACTAATTAGGTCGTCTTTAGTATCTGGTTCTGTAATTACTCCTACTATAAATAAACCGCTTATGATAAAACTAACAATAGTAAACCAAAATTCACTAGTTTGATATGATTTTTTCATAATTGTTTAACCTTAAAACTATTGTAAATAATATTTATAGTCGTCAAATCTTCCAGAATATTTAACTTCTAGTTGGTCGTCTGTAGTGCCAGATACAGCATGTGCATCATTCACATCATAAAAACCAGTTCTAATTCCAGCATGTAAAATTATACTGCCGTTTTTAGGCATTCCTGAAGGATTAACACTATCGCTTGAAAAAGCAACGTCTGAAGTAGGCATTGGTCTGTCTCCATGTTATGAGAAATTTATATAAGTTATGTTCTTTCGATTCTGTTTTCCAATGCTTCTAGAGTTTTACTCAGCATTGCTATTTGAACTTTAAGTTCACTCATTACCTCTGTGTTTTTATTAAGGGCTCTAAATAATGTAGCGCTATCTGCTTTATGATCCTCTAACCTAGCCATAATAAATTCTCTATCTTTCATATATTGACTTTGATGATTTATCATTTCTTCTACTTCTTTTCTGCTAACTAGATTTCGAACAAAAGTAGTCCAGAAACCAATAAGTGCGATTACGACACTAGCCATGTGAGTAGTAAAGTTTTCAAAAAAATGACCTAAAGTATTAGGATCTGCCATATTATGTATCTCCAATAAAAAAGGACGGCATATAAAAGTATACACCGTCCTAGATAATTAAATTATTAACTTTAAATATCAGCCAGTCTTTTCGTCAGCAGTCGAGTAATAACTGTCTACAACAGGGTTTGAACCGCTTGAAGGTCCGCCCAGTTTGTATACTAAATTACCAGGAGTTGCTCTAGATACTCTAGCAGCATTGTCATTGCCAAAAGCATCTGTAGCTGTAGTAGGATCTGGATGAAAATTATATCTGTCATTATCTCTACCAGCAATAAAGAACTGACCAGCTCTGATAGCTGTAGCAGTTCTAGTGCTTGTGATATTTTCAACAGCATGTATGGAATCGGTATCGTTGTAAGTCAGCATAGCTCCAGATAGTAATCGACTATCTACTGCTCCGCCACCAAGAACTGTAGTTAAACCTTTGGCTATTGGATTTTGGTTATTATGGGCAAAATTACCATCAGATAAAGCTTGGTCTGTATTTGGATTGCTAGTATCAGCTGGAACTGAACCCCCAAGATAGTTTGCGTATGCTGGGCTAACTGCATCCATTTTGGTGTTTGTGCTATCAAAAGCTAAAAATGTGCCAGCATTATTTACTGTGCTAGTAGAAGTTACTGCTGAACCACTGTTCTGTTTCATGTTGTCTGCTAAGTTCATTTTATATCTCCGGTTTATTTGTGCAAATAGGCCTATTGCTTATAAGTAAATTACACCATAATTAATAGATAAATAAAATTCAAAATATCAGTTTTGTAACATATTGACCGTATTAATATTGAATGCTCTAATTTTATCTATATTATTAGTTTTTAATAAAGACAGGTGTTTATTGTGATAGACATTGCCGCTGCAAATAGTTTTAATTTTGGATTTGCTTTCTAGGTATTTACAAGCAATAATATTGTCATGAATATCATCTATCATATTGCCCGTAGAAGGAATAATGGTTTCTATTCCTTTATCAGTAAGAATTTGACAACATCGAGCAAGAACTCCATAGTTGAATATTCTATATTCTAATATATATCTAATGTCTAGGCCGTAATTTTCAGACACCGAGTTTACATTATCAACATCTTCTCTAAATTTAGAGTATTTGTTGTTGCAAAGTATCTTGGAGGGAGCAATAACATCTAAGGCTTGTATCTTGTATTTATTTAATAAATTAGAAAGAACCGCTTTTCTTGCATCAATATCCATAATTCCAAAAGGATAATCAAGCGGTACAGAGACATTGATTTCTTTCAATAGTCCACTATTTTTTAAAGAGGCTAAAGAATAGGGAAGTAAACAGAAATTTTTCACACCCATGTCTAGGGCTTTTTCTATTTCTTTGGATATATCTTTTTCGCTGAGTGTTCTATCATATAGACAATACTCTATGTACATATTATCTTTTTCTGCTTTTTAATTTATCTATTGTAGTAAACTTTCTATCTCCTAATACACCGTCAGCAAAACCATAATACACAGATTCATCCGCATTTAATATCCAATCGCTTTTATTATCTAGTTGTGACATGATATGTTTTTTAATGATATGTTTTTTCCAATTTCTTTCTTTCGCAATTGGGCTACCAATACATCTTTCACTAAACATGTTAATCATTTTAAGAGATTCTTTTTCACTCCACTCAAAACTACTTTTAGCGGCACGGTGTTCGTCCTCGATACTTAAAGATCCGTAATGAATCAACATGTGTGTATTTGGCATTAATACTCTAAGATGAGCAGCTTGAAATAATATACTACTAGCAGATTCTACTTTACCATAAGCCAGTATAAATATTTTTGAATGAGAGGTGGTTATGGTATCGACTATGCCCATACAATCTTGCCAATCTCCTCCCGGTAAGTGCATGTGTACTAAAATGGGATCATGAGAAATCTGATTTAAGTACCTTACGTTTTTTTCGAACATTATAGCAGATCTAAATTCTACTCCTGATTCTTCTTCGGAATCAAAACTGGAATGTAAATATAGCTCTCTACTTTTTGCATCTATGCATAAGTTGTGAATGTTGTATAGGTCTGACTCGTTGTTGATTTGTGTCATATTAAATAATTATATACTCTTGAATTAATGTCTCTCATTACTTTAGAATCATGAAAAGCTTTGCCTATACCAATCCGAAACCTATATCTTGTAAAAACGTCCAGAGTTTCTACCCCTGGTGTTTCCTCTATTATTAAGGCTAAGGCATTAGTTATATCAAAATTTGTATGACCAACCCAAAAGTTAAATATCTTACCGCTTGCAGTAGATTCATTAATAGGGATAATACCCATAGGTGTTGCGATGGCTCTAAACTTACCTAGTTTGTCTACAGCGCCGTATTCTTCTAACTCTTCTTCATCTTCTAAATACTCTTCTTCTAAATCTTCATCGTCTTCGTCTCCCGTGGGCACAGAATCTTGTATAGTCTGCAAATAAGGATCTATCCATTTCTCCCACACAATAATATTTTCTCTGTCATCTATGTCTTCAGTATTAAACATATCTATTAAAAGCTTCCGACGGTCTAATTACCACTTTATCATAAAGAGCACTCTTGATATTATCAAGCTTTTCTTTTTGTTGCATTTCGTGATAAGATAAAACATTTTGGAAAAAGAGATTACTGTTAGGGCTAGTCTCTGTTGTCTTAGCAGATTTCTTAATAAATTTTAATATTTGAGTATTCATGTCTCCATTAATAATAGAAGTAATTACTTGAGCGGTTTTTTCTGCGTCATTATTTATTTCTTCTAAAGACAAAGTGTCTGGATCAGATATGTCTACATTCATCATTATATTGTTTTTAGAGTCTATATAAAAAGAGACTCCATTTGAGTTCTTTTGATGAGATATAGTTTGTCCGAACACAATATTAACTAAATAATTATATATATTTTTTAACAATAGCATTTTTCTAGTTTTCTAATATTTTGTAGCCCACGTTTAATGTTTTGACGTACCGCTTCTCTGGAGACTCCAAACTTTTTCCCTATTTGAGACAAAGTATTGCCTTCGTAGTAATACATTTTGATTTGATTTCTTTGTTTATCATTTAAGATATCAGATTCTAATATATCTTCTAGGTTTTGTTTAAGATTTTGTTTTTCTTCTTTTTCCATAATAATATCGAAAGGGTCGGAACTTTTATGGTCTGGAATAGTTTTAGACAAGGTGTCTTTATCTCCTATGTCATAATCTAAACTTGAATGAGTTTTTTGTTTATACTTATGGGTAACATAAGTTTTCATAGCCCATATAACGCACTGATTTCTATACGAGTATTGAGTTTTTTTCAAACCTGTTGGACCTACTCTATTTGAATCAAATTTCCAATCAGCAGACATAATAGCCGTAGCTATATCAGAAATAGCATCTTCATTAGAAAGCATTTCAGCAGCTAGTCCATTATAAAATTTGGGAGCAAACTTAGAAATGGTTTTCTTCGCTAGTTGTATATAAGTGTCCAAAGAGTCAAATTGTTTATCCATCCTTTTAAATCCTTTTTAAATTAAATATAGTTATAAGTTATTTTTTCTTTTTCTTTTGAGCTCTTTTCAGTTGCTCTGGCGTTGGTCTGTCTGGATCGCCGGGTTTGGCTGGTTTATAATTGTCTCCTTCCCTTTGTTTCTTTCTTCTAATGTTTTCCCATAATCCAGGTCGATTGGTCGCTTTAGTATCATCGTCATTTGAAGACGCATACTTTACAAAATCATGAATTGTTCGCATGTAATCTTCTGTTACTGCAATTTTACCCTGTAACCAGCTTTCTGTCAAGTTTTCTTTTATGGACTCATCATCAAGTGACTCTAGAATAGACTTAGCATGATTCATTATGGCATTAAGAGAACCTACATTCATATCTAAAAAATCTTTTTTGTATTGTTCCAGTTTGGTATCTTTAGTATTTTCCTCTTCCTTGTTTTCGGATATTTGATTTTGTATATTGTTAAAGATTTCTTTATAATTCATGTTAGCCTTGCTCCATAAAATACTTTTTAATATTAGGGAAAATTTTATTTACAATTTTGATACTAGCAATATTATCTGAAGGGTAGTGAACTCCTTGTAATACTCTTGCGTGTCCGGTCATTAATGATAACTTTTGCAACTCTGCCTTATGTTGTGGATATTTATCTGAAAGCATTTCTGAGGCCAAAGCAGCATACATAGTATGTCCGCTAGGATAGGAAGGCGTTTTATGTGTTTTAGTAATAATTCTATTGATGTTTACAGATAATATATTAGCTAATTGGTATGGTCTAGGTCTATTGTAATAAAACTTCAAATGGTCAACCATTTCAGAAAGAGAATGATAATACATAGTATTAAATGCTTTTAAGTCTAAGACCATATTTAGTCGATCAATTACAGGATAATATAAAAGCAGAGGATCAGAATCAACCTTATGAACTAGTTCTATTTCTTCGGGAGTTCTGTTTTGTGTAATTTTAAGAATATCATTAATTTCCCTCTTAGTCTCGTCGCTTGAATTTCTAAGAGGAGCCTGAACTATATCAAATAAATTTATATCTTCTAATTCAGCAAACTCAACTCTTTGATATATAGATTTATCGTAATTAAATCCTTGTGCGTATTGTAAAGCGTCTAATTCAAAAATGTCTGAAGTGTGTTTAATAATATTTGACATATCACCACGCCTTACAAGACCAGTATCTGGCCTTCCATTTAGGGCCAGGATTACTACAATTATGCCTAGCTCTAAAACTTTTGCGTCGTGCTGGATCAGACTTTTTAATCTTCATATTAGGATCACCAAAATTGACTTTAACCACATTGCCTTTGTCGTTTTTGACATAAACACTTCTCTTTTTTGGTCCATCAGGAGTTCTAAAAGGTTTATTCAAGGTAACTTTTCTGCCCTGATACTCTGCACCTAAACTTTTACCTTCTTCATCTATTACTCCATCTCCAGACAGTATAATATCTTGTGTAAATTCATTCCATTCTTCATTCCAGCAAGCGCCCATATAATATAGCTGGTCGCAAACTTTTTCTACCAACATTTCTTCAGAGGCTTGAGATTGTTTAATGCAAACAACTAGTCTCTGTTGAGTATCTGAAAACTCTTTTTTCATTTTAGGACTACTCATGCACTGTTGCATGAACTCTGATTTTTTCTCTGAATCTTTTTTTGATGGTAAAGGCATAACGTCTCCTATATATAAACTGTATAATATATTATACACCTCTAAAAAACTAGCCTCCCATGATTTTAGCTATTTGCTCAGAGGTATTTGACCAAGTTAGAGATCTCGCTGTATTTAAGCCAGATTCGTTAGTCTTAATCCTCTCTTTATAACACCTTCTCATGTGATCAACTGTTTGATCTATTTGATTCTGTCCTATTTTGGCCCATTTAGATCCTCCAAAAAACCATTTACCGTCATTGGCTTCCTCTAGCTCATCTATATCGACTAACATAGAATTATCATTATTGCAATATTCTGTATGTGCAGAAAAATTACTTGCGATTACAGGCTTATTCATAGCCATTGCTTCTAACAACTCCATATTCCAACCTTCTCCGCGAGATAAATATATTCCACAGTCTGTTTGAGACATGAATTCAGCGACAGACTCATGAGTGTCTAACCTCTTATATACTTGTATCTTATCTCTTAAAGGGCTATTGGTTACTTTTTCTAGCCAAAACTTTTCAGCTTCCTCATTGAGGAAAGGATTTTGTGTTAGCAACCACAGTTCAACATTATCTTCTGTTGAAAATGCTTTATTAAAACAATCAATAATAGTATCGTGACACTTTCTCTTTTCCCACTTTCCTACCGTGGCAAAAACGTATTTATCAGATAGGTCTTGCTTTGGTCTAGGTCTAAATATAGTGGTGTCAACACCCATAGGGACGACATTTACTGGTTTACTTATGTTGTTATTTTCTATAACTTGTTTTGCCCATTGACAGGACACTATTAGTTCGTCTGGAAAATTTAAGTGATATTGTTCTCTTTTGTTGAAAGTATCAACTTCAAAGAAAGGTAAAGCAAAATATTTACCTCTTCCGACTGTTTGTAATAAATCAAATTGATGCCAAATTTTTAATACAGACTCATCGTAATCCGGGAGTTTTCCGTAACAATCTTTAAACAAATCAAATTCTTCTTGAGACTCTGCTCCTATGGAACCTCCTATTGGAGTTATAGATAAGTTGTGATTATTCTTAACTAAAGATTTTATAATATTGATACTAACATAACCATATCCTGTTTGTGCTATAGGGGCCATAACGTGCATATTCATGAAAAAACCTTATTGTGAGTATTGTTGACTTTGATAAAAGTTGTTTTTTTGCTGAAATCTTTCAGCTTATTTGCTCCAACATAAGTGCAAGCACTTCTAATACCTCCAAGAACATCTTGAATGCAATCTTTAGTTGTTCCTTTGTATGGTATTGCAACACATTTGCCTTCGCTCGTTCTATAATCGGCCACGCCTCCATTGTGTTTAATCATAGCCTCCTTACTGCTCATGCCATAAAAAGACAGAGACACTTTCCTTTTATCTGTTAGATAGCCGGGATCATAAGGTTGCCACCACTCTTGATTACGTCTGTCGTCTTCGCCTGCTGTATGGCATCTATATTCATATTTCCATTCTCCTTCACAACAGTCGGTACCTGCCAACATGCCTCCCAACATTACAAAATCTGCATTGGCTCCAAATGCTTTGCATACGTCGGCAGGAGTTTTGCATCCTCCATCACTACAAATATGTCCATTTAATCCATGAGCAGCATCTCCACATTCCATTATGGCAGATAGTTGAGGGTAGCCTACTCCAGTTTTAAGTCTGGTAGTACAAACACTTCCTGATCCTATTCCTACTTTTACTATATCAACACCACCATGAAATATTAACTCTTCTGTTATTTCTGGAGTAACAACATTTCCTGCCATAATAATAATATCGGGATACCAATCTCTAATTCGTTTTATTGTAGTAACAAATCTTTCACTGTAGCCATTGGCCACATCAATACATAGGTTCGGCTTAACTTGTAATTTATCATATACGCATGTAAGTTTATCTATGTCTGTTTCAGAGATTCCTGTAGAATAAAAAGCGTATGGTTTTTTATTCCTAAAATATCTAAGCAATTGTTCAACCGTGTAGTGTTTATGCAGGCAGGTTATGCAATCAAACTGTGAAAGGGTATCGTTCATAGAAAATGATCCGGTAGTGTCCATGTTAGCAGCAATGACCGGAACACAATCTAATTCTCTATTAGAGTGAGGGAATCTCATTTTTCTGTTTAACAAAACTTCAGACCTGCTTTTAAGTGTAGATCTTTTGGGTCTGATTAAAACATCGTCAAAGTCTAGTTTTTTATCTTCAAGGATTTTCATAATTCCACTCGTTAATTTCTCTTATCTTTAGATGTGATAAAGTTTTTAAACTTTTCCTAAATTTAGATATATCGGGCTGGAAATGGCCAGAGTGGTTATCTATATAGGAAATTTCACCATTCTGCGCTATGATTACTCGACCAGCGCCATGTACGAATGTAAGTCCTGCTTCCACAGTTAGCCAAAAATGTTTTCTGCCAAGAATTAATTCTCCTTCTGGACTAATAATATAGTCTATAAGCTGTTTAGACATATCGCTGCCGTGATATATTGTATCTCCAAGTAAAATAATTTTGTCGTTTTCAGTTTTAAAATCAAGGACACAATACTGTCTCCTTCCTGCTACAGACGCTGGAGATAAAGCATACAAAGGATGTCTAACATATGGTTGTGGACAGAGAGCATATGGTAAATGTTTATCTATAAACTGTTTACATTCTTCCCATTCCTCATTATTCTCTGTACTAAAGTTTTTCTTATCAATATTTCTAAAAGCATTTAGAGATAACTCATCTGTTGGGTATCTATAAATATAATTATATACTTCTTGATTAGTTACATGTTTCATAATTTATATATTAAAAAAATACCATCTATTGTAGGTGTTAATGTTTTCAGAAGAGTTTATGTGTTCTAGATATCCATAAATATCGTTCCAATCAGAATATATCATTTGATGAGGCACTGTACCAAAAAGCCAATCAGGAGCATGTTCTTTACCCTGTACCATGTGTATTATAATCGGTTTCTTCTGCCTATTTGCCCAGAAAATTTCTTCATAAGTGCCGCAAGGGTGAATATCTAAATCTAAGTTTACAATCAACAAATCACTTATATCTACCAATCTAAGATCTACAGATCTAATAATTTTCATCATAGAGCTGAGTTCGTCATATCTTTTATTCTTTTTCAGTTTAGATTTTACTAAATGGGTATCGCTATCCTCTAAACCTATTTCTGTTGGTTTTGTAATAGGATTAAATACTACAACTCCTAAAGACTCTAAGAATGGAGATATTTCTTCTCTCCAGCCTCTACCTTTATCGTAAACGCGATCTATTGCGCCAGCCAAGTAAACTCTTTGATTTTTTAGTCTATTCATTAGTAGTCTATAAATAAATACTCTATAAGATTATTGGAAGACTTTATCTTTGGAGGAGATTTTAACTTCTTGATGCCGTCGAGAAGCCCAGCAAACATAGCAATAATAATACAAATTTCTAACATGTAACACCCTTTATAAGATATTATACAGCAAGGATGCTGCAAAGTCAAGAGAAGTTTCTATATTATTCTATCGACCAGCGTTCTTTTTGACTTTAGATAAATTTACTTTATTATACTGGAAGATAGCTATAGTATCCATACCTATGCATAGCATTCCATAATCTGAATAGTTCAGCCATTCTTCCATTTCGGACTGCCATAAATTCCAAGCGTCAAGATCCTTAGGGATATGTATGGCCATTTTATCATTAGGAATACTATCTCTCATAGTCTTAATAGCTTCTTGAAATTTTTCGTGTTTAAAGTCGCCAGGTATTTCTAAACTTAAAGATAAATCATACGGACCAATAAGATGAAAGTCAAATCCATAGCTTTTAATTTTTTCTATATTTTCAATACCTAATTTAGATTCTATCTGAGGAACAATAATTGGTCCACTACTTACTAATTGATTTTTTTCTCCCCACATATTTTCTCTTGATAGTCCAAGACCTCTCTTGCCTTTTGGAGGGAAGTAGCAACAGTTTTTAATGGCTTCGCATTGGTCAACAGTCTCTACTGTTGAAAAAATAAGACCATCACAGCCAGAATCAAGACACGATCTGATATTGGTGGGTGAAACTTCTGTTAATCTGACGAAAGCTTTCTTGCCTGCTAATTTAATTACCTGTATGCAATTATTAATAGTTTCCGTATTAAAACTACCGTGTTCAGTATCAAGAACAACTCCATCAAAACCTTTACACATAATTTCAGAAACAGTAACAGAAGGTATTTGCTGCCAAGATAATATCATTTTAAAGTCCTCTTTTTCTGGTTTAGATATCTAGTTTATTATAGATGGTTTTTTCTATATGTCTATGCAAGAATTTTATTAAGTTTTTACATATTGTGCAACAGCCTGTTCTAGCGAGACCTTATTGAAACACTCTAAGGTTGATATCGGGCTGGAATTGACTACATTAATGCCGTTATCTTTAGCAAGTTGAGAGAAGTCGTTCCAAGCAGGTTTGTGAAATACCTCGCCTCTAGGGACATTATATCTGTCTCCTTCCTGTTGGTAATCATCAAACCAATAATTGGGATTTGTTTCAGGAGTTTTGAACATCTTTAAACCTCCCTGTCCGTCACCAGTAGACCCGTCTACATGCTCAACATAATTACAATCCACCCCGACAAGTATTATATTTTTATAACCTAAACACATACTAACAGAACACGCATTTGTGCCACTATTACCATTATCCCGAAAAGAAGAGAAATCATCAGGAGATTTATTGATCTTGTGTGTGGTTTTCCAAGGTTGTAGATTAATGTGAGTAAAGTTAGAAGCATTAGATATATTACGAATATAAAAATGATTTTTAATTCTACCCGTATTGATTAGGTGAGTGAAGTTTTGCCTGTGACAATCGGTAACTATATAGTCAAAACAACCATGATATGTAGGGTACCAGTTCATTTTTTCATAAGCCCTATAAGCTGAATTTAAGCCAAAGGTGTCGACGCCTTTGAGTAGATCCCAATCTAAATCTTTCAATGACGGACCATTACCCATTACTACTATTGTTTTGTCCATATATACTCTCCTATAAAATCAGAACATATTCCGATGCAATTTGATAGATATAAATCTGTTTGTGTTTCATTAATACCAGCCATTTCTGGCATTACCCATATAGAGTTACTTCCAACTGATTGATCTGGATAGGTCCATATATAGTTATTGCTAGTTAAGGTATAATAATCTTCTTGATGCCAAAAGCAAGTCATACCCATGTCCAGTAATTTTTCTAAAGCTGTAAGATTTTTAGCGTGACACCAAAGATATTGTCTGTTTTGTAATAAAAAATCTTTATTTATATTAGTCTCAGGATTATCATGTCCTAGAAATAATTTATCCTTAGAATTCCATATATCTATTTCTACATCAAAACCGTTTGATATCGCTTTAAGAATATATTCGGGCTTATTTTCTTGTTCGGGTTTTGAGCCAAATATATTTCCCCTATGAGATATTAATATTTTATTCATGATTTTATTACATATGCTGTTGGACATATATAGTCTAGGGTTTTAATTGTAATGTTTTTATCCTTAAAGAATCTGTCGACCCCGTCAGCTTCAGACCATTTATGAAAAGCATATTCATCGAAGACGACAACACCTCCTCTAGATACTCTGTCCCAGAGAGCATTTAGTGTTTCATAACTTGGCACATCTAAATCTAGATCAATATACAATAAAGATATTCTGAATCCAGGTTTATCTTTAATGTATTCATGCGATGTCTTAGTTATATCACCAGACACCAGCTCAAACTCATGTTCTGCAAAACCACAATTTAAAATATATTGATATAATATTTCTTCGTGTTTATTTTTGTGCTCATAATTTCTACCTTTAAATAAAGTAGACATAGCTTTTTTGTCTATTCCGTCGAGACTTTTTAGTAGCCCATCTGAATTAAAGAAATCAAAGCCGATAACTTTTTTATGTCCGTTAGGACATAAGAATCTTTTAGCTTTTAGAAATGTCATAAGACCCGTTCCTTTAAATACTCCACACTCTACAATATCTCCAGGAATGTCTTTAACCTGATTCAACAATAAGCATCTAGCAAGTAGTTTGCCAAAGACCTTCGTATCACTACTCAGTATAAAGTCATTAAAGCTATCAAATAAATGTTGATTTGCGTCTATAATTTCTAAATCTTTTAATTTCATTGGATTAACTCGTTTCATCTAAGTTGAACTTACGTATGTCAAATAAAAACAATTCGTCTTTAGTTCCTTCTCTTTCACAGATGATGCATGGAGTGCGCCTTTGAACACTACAAATCCATGGCAAAATCTTAATTTTAATTTTATTCATCAATAAGGTATTTAAAAAAGCGTCTTCTACAAATTTAATTTTATAATTAGTAATAAAGTTTTCTGTTTGTAGATTAGAATAAGTATTACAAAATATTCTCAAATTTTGTTGAGTACCAAAAACAACATGGTCTACAAAATTTTGGCTGCTAGGTCTTGACAGACATCCAATTTCATTATTTGCGATTCCTTCTTCTTGAATAATTGTACTTTGTATATGATTAACATCAAACCTACTTCTCATGACAAAATCATATTTCTTGTGTTGTATTTTATTATAAGCAAGCTGTATGCAAAAGCATTGCATTAAAATTGTTTCTATCTTGTATTCCACATCTATATAATCCTCAATTAGAGATATTATTTGTTGATTGTCCCAAAGTATTTTATTTAATGTTTTTCTATAATTTAATACTTCTAAGTCTTTAAATGCATATTCTTCTGTTAAGGAATTAATTTCTTGTAAATCTACATGTCTTTTATAGCTAGTGTCCTGAGTATAGTCATCTGTTATATTATAAGTTACTCCATATAAATCGAATTCAAATCTCTCGTCATTTTTACTTACAAAATTTACAATAAGATTATTTATTGTATCTTTCCAATTTCTTACAAATCCAGTTAGTAATATAGCTATTTTTTTTTTAATGATTTTCACTTATATTCTTTATTGAATATATCTAAATCTTCAGGAGTACCTATGCCCCACATACCATCAAAATGGAAAGTTTTGATTTTCTTACCATCTTTAATAGCCTCATTAAACACAGGACATACATAAAACTCGTTATTCACTCTAATATTTTCTCTGATCATTTGTTCGGCATATTTTACATAATCAGCTCCACGTTTCCAATAATAAACTCCGACTGTTGCAATATCACTGATCGGTTTTTTCTCTGCTACTTCAGTAACAAAACCGTCGTCATTTAATTTAGCAAAACTCCATTTGGGATGAGTGGCTGTAAAGGTCAGCATGCCTCCATCAATTTCGTCGGCTTCCATAGAATACATAAATTCATTACTATCCCAATCTAAAAACTGATCTGAATTAGCGAACACAAGAGGTTCATTATTGTCTATAAACTTTTTAGCAAGCAAGGTTGTGCAAGCTGCTCCTTCCGTTACTCCATTCACGCACACAACTTCACAGTTTGGAGATATTAGATTTAACAAGTGTTTTAAGTTATATTTTTCATAATGAGATTCTTGTACCACGAATATGTGCCTAGCATCAATATTAAGACTATCAACTACCAACTGTATCATTGGTTTGCCTTTAACCTCAATTAGAGGTTTGGGGAAAGTATAACCTGCTTGTTCAAATCTTGATCCAGCACCGGCCATAGGAATAAGTACATTCATCTTGCCTCCCTGCCACTTGGGTTTTATGGTGGCTTGTTTGTTGATTTTATTTATAAAATTTTGTATTTTATCTTGTGTGACATCAGTACTATTTTTGACAGCACACAAATGTCCTCCGCTATTAATAGCTGCTTTTCTGCCGTGATGAGAGTCTTCTACAATTACTGTTTCTTGTGGGTCAACATCTGCTTTTAGCATACATCTGAGATATATTTCTGAACTAGGCTTAGGCTTATTCACATCTTGATTAGAATACATAAAATCAATATGCTCAAAAAAACCTTTCTTTATTAACTGTAATTTTGCCGTGTCCCTAATAGAATTCGTAGCGCATGCGACCGTTATACCTTGTTGTTTCAAATTCTTTAATAGGGCAATAATCCTTAGGTCAGGTTGAAAATCACGGATAATATCTAATGTTTTTTCTTGTTTGAGCTTCCATATTTCGTGATGTAAATTTTGAGGTAAATGCTTTTCTTTTGTAAGCATCTGCAGTTTTTTAGTGGTAGAAAGACCGTCGTAAGTAGACAAATGCTCCTGTCTATTTATAACATATTTCTTATCAATATATTCTAATGCAGCATTTAAAGCTTCGTAATGCAACTCTCTTGCATCTACTAATACTCCGTCTAAATCAAAAATTATTAGCTTAATCATCTCTAAATCTTTTCCCCGCTTTAAAGGGATGAATATCTATGTCACAACATTTATTAGCATCTAGCCAGCAATCTCCTTTACGCCAACCAACATAGTTTTTATCTTTAAGTTCAATATCTTTTTCAAAATAGGCATATTGCACAAAGTTTGGTACTTTTGGTGGAGATGGGGGATTATTTATAAAATCTTGTGACCATCTTGTTAACCAACCGTAGTAACTTGGTTGTGTTTTCCAAGTGTCTTTCCATTTCCAGTAAAATATTTGAGAAGTATGATACCATCCTTCTCTAGTGTTTTCTTTGTCTTTAAATTCATTTCTCCAATCGGGTTCGTTTCCTAAATATGCACTACTGTCCAATTCTAAGGCGTCTTTTGCATTTAGTAATCTACCATGAGCTTTATCGTTAATTAATGATTTATTTTTATTATAAATTAATGCCCTAATAAAATAATCTGCTTCTTTATTAACAGGAGTTAAATATCTTTCATCCCACATTCCTATTTTCTTTACCGCTTCCGGTTGGTAGCTTACAATGTTATCTCCAAAATGTCCAGTTATAAATGTATATTTTTCATGCATTTTCATCAGATTGCTAGCCCAATGCTTACTTAACACAATATCGTTCTGCATTGTTGTAACAATATTAGCATCAGGATTTTTTAAGTCTTTAAAACCATGAAGCAAAGACTCATTCCAATTTCTAGCTAAATTCCCTGTGTCCCAATCAGGCCTGGTATTATTATGTATAACGTTTACTTGACTAGAGAATGCAGGATCTAAATAAAAATCAGAGTGATTGTTGATAATATTTACTTGGGTGTTTGGTATTGTTAAAAAATCTGTTTGATGAAATAAGGTATTAAGAGTTCTATTTAAAACGTCAGATCTTTTATATGTTACTATAAATACTTTAAGATTTTTCATATGTCGCCTTATTGTTATATAGCATTTCTGCTATTTTGAAATCAAATTCTGTATCCACATCTACAGACTCTATGTCGTCTATCATGTATGAATAAAAGTTATCTCCCAGAATATTCTTATTTTTAATCATGGTTTCTCTAGATAAAATATTAACAGCAAAATTTAATGCATAAATTTTAGGCAAATCTTGTGACCGAGGATGATTCTTGGGATCATAATTAATTGCTTTACCATCAAGCCACATGTATTCTTGTATTATGTTCGTAGTAACTACGGAATCATATTGTTCTTGGTTTTTGTATATGTCAATACATGACTCTATAGTTTCTTTAGAGACCAAAGGACTTGTAACAGGGGTCCATAATATATCTTTACAATCCATGATAGATGCTAGATGAACATAAACATCGCCCATAGGAACAGAATCACTAGCATAGTAGGGATCTCTTTTCATAGGATATGCACCTAAATCACTAGCTATATCAAGCATCTCTTCACTATCTGAAGTAACCACAACCTTTCTTACATCTTTCAAAGATAAAGTTTGCTTTACTTTTGCAGATAACATATTGGTGTTGCCGAAAGATCTAATATTTTTATTAGGCACTCTTTTTGATCCAGCTCTTACCGCAATTAATACATTGATATCAATATTTCTAGACATTATAGCTGTCCTCCATTAACATCTAATGTTGTGCCAGCTATATAAGAAGCGGCACTAGAACATAAAAACAATATAGGCATAGCCTGCTCTTTTGTGGAAGCTATTTTTTTTACTGGTATTGATTGTTCTAATTTTTCTCTTTGTTTATTTGACATTGATTCTTTTAGCATTTGTGTCATTGTTTGACTAGGACAAACAGAATTAACTAATATATTAAATTGAGAAACTTCGTTAGCTAACTGTTTTGTTAATCCGATAACACCATATTTACTGGCAGTATAATGGACACCGCTAACAATACTTTTATTTCTACCCGCAATAGAAGAAACATTAACAATTCTACCGTAGTTAAAAGGCTTCATTAGTTTTACAGACTGCTTACAAATGATAAAGAAAGACCTTAAATTTATAGACATAAGTCTATCCCATTCTTCTATGCTTATATTCTCTATTGGTTGACATAAGTTAGTACCAGCAACATTAATCACAAAATCAACTTTATTGAAACGACTAAACACATTAGATATGTCAGACTCTTTGGAAATATCACATTGTATAAAGTTTACATTTGAGATAAAAGGATTAGTTCTAGATATGCAATATACTTTTGCGTTGTGTCGCAAAAATTGCTCACAAACTTCTTTGCCAATACCTTTACTTCCGCCAAAAACTAATACAATTTTATCTTTAAAATCAAAATTAATATCACTCATTTTCATACACATGATTTACATCTGGTCTTGTAATAGCATATCTAACACCGGGTTTAGTTCCTACGCATTTAATGTGATGCCATGTATTTTTAGGTACTACTATAATGTCGTTAGTCCTTACCACTTTAGTACCAACACCCTCTATCCACCATTCCCACTCTCCGTCTAATATTACCCAATTTTCGTCGGCATCAGGATGAAAATGCTTTCTATTTCCTTCTCCCGGCTGTTGTTGTATTACAACACCTCCAAATAAATCGTTATAAGCTATTCTAGCAGCCCATGACCCAAGACCTAAATCTGCTCGTAATTGCTCTAGGCTTATCGTATCAATATTTTCATATTTAGCAAGCTCTGACACTGGCACGCCATCTTTTTTTAAAACATTATTTAAATCTGCATCGGAATTGAGATTCATTATCTAGTCTCGTTTTGTTTTTTAGGTAATTTTACAAAATTTGCAATTCTATTAGCAACATTTTCGGACATAAGTTTACTTTTAACATCTTCATCCAATACGAATCTAGGATCTCTCATTAAAACATTCTTACAATGCATCATTTGAGATAGCTGATCATGTAACCCGTGACAAGGTCCGAATGGTGTTCCAGATTTTCCATAAGTATCAGTATATTGACTGTTGTACTTACCTTTATCATCTTGCGGAACTCCTGTATTATAGAAGTCTAAACCGAATGCGGCAAGTTCTTTTACTGGATATCTTAATATCATATTTATTGCACCATATCCAGAATTAAAATTTTCTGAATTAGATTGAGTCCGACCGTTCGGAAACCTTTCTGTATGGGCTTTGGGATACATCTCCCAGTATAAAGCCCACCTATCCCAAGTTCCATCCGAGTTGTGTAAATGAACTAGGGGTATGCCTAATTCTGTAAATTGTTTTTCATAAACTTCATCGACAAAGGCCCACTGACCATTAGCTTTTGGTTCGCTAGCAGTGTCGTTACAGATAATAAATTTAGATTTTTTATCTTCAGATAATGTTTGTAAGTATTTTACTAATGGAGGTCCATAATTTATATTTAAACAACTTTGAATTATATCTGTCCTAGAGCCATAATCAATTTCATTAGGTATACCGTGTTGAATCCTAACAACAATATCGTATTGATCAATAATAGCTCCCTTTTTTTGCCCAATAAGATAGGGGGCCGGTCCAACTAAAGCAACAGTTTTATTTTCAAGATATGATAAAAGCTTTGTGTTAGTGTTAGAAGCTTTGATAAATAAAGAAGTATTGTTATTTTTTTGGTATATATCAACACATTCTGATGTAGTTAGACTATTTCCTGTTTGTTGATTAATATTATCTGTAATAGCAAGCCAAGGGTTATAGTTTGTTTTTAAGTCGTTAAAAGCTATATTATTAAGTAGATTAATTACCTGATCTTTATTTTTTAGTTTTGTATTCATAGTCTTTCTATTCTTATTATCTTATGTGAGAAGCGATCCACGGATGCTCGATGTCAAAATGTTGAGATATTCTAGCAACATCTAAATAATTCACATCACCTGGACTTTTTTCCGGAGATATATTTAATTGCTTAAAAAGGTTAACATAAAAATATTTAATACTCAAAGAGTCGTTTAAGTCGTAATTAGCTGACCTTAATGCATCCATGTGTTTATATGATGTAGATATGTCTTTCCACATTTGGTCCATTCCCTGCTTGGCAAAGGCTGGGTTCTTATTGTATGCTCCTGCAACAGAAACATCGTTGTCATAAGTCATTTTATGACTACAGATAACATTTTTTAAAAAAGGAATTTCTTGTATATTAAACATATGGCAGCCGTCTATATCTACTCGATATTTTGTATGCATAGGAAAAAACCAGTTTAACAAACTGTGATGTATCATTTTAAAGCTAGCATGAGTAAAAGGTATGCAAGATCTTTCTCTACTATTTAAGTATTCGGTATCAGTTGCATATGGGGTGGATAGACCTTTACCGGGATAGTACGTCAGCACAGCTGGATTCCAGTCTAAATCTTCTAAAATTTGGTCGCGTGGGCTTAAATTAGACCTGCTATTAATAGTCCAATCATAATCTACAAAACCATAATAATCATATTTTTTTGGTACCGATTCAACAATTATATTTCTTGTTTCCGACCATACTGTGTTTGGGCAAAATTTTAAAGCATCTGGATGCTCGGCATCGTGTGTTAAAAAGAAAAAGTCACAATCAGGCTTGTCTTTAAAATAACTTATATGCACTGGATTGGGTTTTTCTGGCGTTATTTGTAAGATACAAAGCCGTTTATTCATAGTTCTTTCTCCCATCTTTCTATCATCTCATCTATCATGCTATCAAAAGTATATTCTGGTTCCCATTTTAAAACAGTTCTAGCTTTTGTGGGATCTCCTTTAAGATATTTTAATTCTTCTGGTCTCATGTATTTAGGGTTTTGTATCACAAAATCCTTGTAGTTCATGTCTAATTTAGAGAAAACTATATCGCATAATTCTCGCACAGAATGAGTTTCTCCTGTAGATACGATAAAATCATCAGGCTTATCGTGATTTAATATCATATGCATAGCTCTAACATAGTCTTTGGAATGACCCCAATCTCTAGAAGAATCCATATTCCCTAATTCTAGCTGCGTTGCTAGTCCTTTTTTAATTTCAACTGCGGTTTTTATTACTTTGTTGGTAACAAAGTTAGAGCCTCTTCTGGGAGATTCGTGATTAAATAAAATACCATTACATGCATGTAGTCCATAAGCGTGTCTATAATGTCTAACTAAATTATACCCAAGCACTTTAGAACACCCATAGGGACTAACAGGATTCATAGAGGTTGTAAGTCTTTGTATCCCATCATCGTCTACAGAATTACCAAACATTTCAGATGATGAGGCTTGATAAAATTTAGCTGCTGGACATAGTGTTTTATAAATTTCAAGCATATTTAAAACGCCTAGAGCATTAGACTGAATAGTATACGAAGGGACATCAAAGCTAATCCTTACATGGCTCATCGCTGCTAAATTATATATTTCATCAGGAGAGACTTCGGAAGTAATTCTTACCAATGACGAATAATCGGTCAAATCTCCATAGTGTGTATGGATACTGTTGTCGATATCGTGTTTAAGTAATCTATAATTTTGATTTTCTGCAACAGAATGTCTTCTTACTATTCCATGAACTTCATAGCCTAAAGACAAAAGATATTCTGTTAAATAGCTTCCGTCTTGACCATTGATGCCGGTTATTAGTGCTTTTTTCACTTGAAAATCTCCATTTGAGTTAAATCAGGCCACTCCTCTAATGTCCATTTTTTAGGTTTTCTCTCTATGGCTTCAGGCAGTTTTTCTAGTCCTAGCTTAGCTGTTTCTGGTGTCATGTAGTAATGATATCCCATACTGTCAATATTTTGTTCTCTCCAAGGAATGTCGGGTAGTCTTCCGTCGTACGACATTTTTTTAAGAGCTGTGCAAGCCTTTATATTATCTGTTAATATCATACCTCCTCTACCCAAGCTCAAATGTTTTTGAAATTGAAAACTTAAGCACATAAATGTATTAGATATATAACTATTAGCTTTCCAATTTACTGCGGCGTCTATGATATTGGTATTCCCTAAAAAGTAATAGTCTTCCCAAGCCAATTCTTCCCAAGTAAAATCTATACCTAATTTATTGGCAAGCATGGGAATAGAAACATATGTTCTTTTGGGGGTAGTGTAATGTAAAGTGTTTGTATATCTCAAACACAATTCTATTCCATGAGTACAACAATCAACAGCTATAGCATATGGACAACCATAAAAGTCTGCAATTTTTTGTTCAAATATTTTTACAGAGTTGTCGATCATTTAATGCGCTCCCAGCAATCATAATCTCCAGAATTAATATAAATCCAAACACATCTCATATTTATTTTAATCATTAATGAACCTCTTGTCTAGTTCTTGTCCTTCGTATGGTCCTGTTTTATATTCATAAACAAGACTATTGTCTTCTAGAAATTCATAATTGTGTCCGCCAGCTAAAGTAAAACTAGCATGCCCTTCTTCTAGTATATGTTCTGCAATAATCGTATTATCCAAATCATACAAGATACATTTAACTCTACCCCTAATTACTATCCAAGATTCCTGGGCTATTTGTTCCTTGTAGTGTCTTTCTTTTTTGATATGATAGTGAGGCACAAAAGTTTTGCCTTTATCGTGTTTTAAACATGAGCACTGTAGAAAATTATTCTCAGGAATAATATCCACTCTATTTTCTGCAGGATCTCCATTATTAATAATATGTAATAAAGTATTTGGTTCTACTTTGGAATATATATGTATCATTAAATTCTCTCCCAGAAAAACTTACTTCTATTTTTCATATGATTGACAATGTCCGTATTATTTTTATTAAACCACTCTTCGTCTTTATGCTGGACATTTTCTCCGAGTATCAAGTCGCAACCTAATAGCTTCGCTTCTATTGTGATTCTTGGACAAGTATCGAATTCTGTAGGAACAAATATTAACCCTTTAGCTTTTGCAAATTTTTGTAAAACCTCGTGGTGAGGTTCTGATTTCATAGACCCAAACAATTCATATTTTAAATTTTTAATTTGAGCTAATTCTATACCTGCTTTTGTTCCTTTCAATATGTGAGGATGGTCTTGTATCATATATGTATCGTTTTTATTTAAACAGTCCAGAGTATTGATATAATCAATAGTTTTTTGTTCTAACAGAGAGCCTAGTACATAACTATTAGCTTTTTTAAGAGCAGGGAACTGTTGCTCGTACCAGTTTTTTTGCCCACTAGACATATACCACAGACTTTGAGAAAGAGACATAAATAAAGATATAAGTTGTCCTCTTACGCTTTCTTCACAACATTCTCCGTGTAGTTTTTTGTGTAATTTAGGAATACGCATAACGCAATATTTATAATCATATTCAATGATAGAATAATCTATTTTCTTAGACATCAAATGTATCATATGATCTGGATTGAGACCAAAAAAATTACCTATAATCCATTTGTTGTCTTTGAATTTATTAATTATATCTATATTTAGCTCTGATGTTCGAACCATAATCATGTCAACATCTGAAGGACTGTCATTAATAACTGCTTCAGTTGTCAGTTCAGCACCTCCTGTTGAGTCTGAAGCAAATTCATCAGCAAGAAACAGTATCTGTCTATTCATGAGTTTAATAATTGTTCTAATGTTAAATTTTGATTTGGAAAATATTTTTTATATTCAGGATCGTTTCTGATGTCCCACATCATTTCGTTTGGTTGCCAACGCTCAAAACCACAACCATAGGTATCTTGTCTTTGTTTCATTAAAGATTTATATTTACTAACCATGTAGGCAGGACTAGAATGAAACCATTGTACCATAGCTGATCTGTTAAAATTTGCGCCAGAAAATCCGTGATAAGAATTTGGTTGCACTGCAAAAACAAATATGGAATTGTTCTTAGCCGGGATATCTTTTACTTTGCTGTGGAATTTATAATTTGTATATATACCAGTGCCTCCATCATTTTTTTTTGTGGGTTCATTATTTAAATAATATAGGATAGCTATGCTTCTGGATATTTTTTGAGCCTGAGGAGTTCTGTGGGCCGTATCATCAGAATAATAGCAGTTACCAGTTAAAGTAAAGTCGGTTGGTCCTTCGTCAATAACAGAACATACATTATAGTCGTTATGTATAAATCCAGCTTTTGCAGGAGCTTCGTGCCAATGGACGCTCATTGCTATATATTTATTTACAAGTATGCCAAATGTCATCATATTAAAATTTTTCCAAATATCATCTACAAAAAAATCATAACCATATTTACAGTCTTCTTTTTTTAGACCGTATATATAAGCAGCATAATCATGCACTGCTCCTGGAAGATCTTTGTAAGGTTTTGTTCTTCCTATCATGTCCATGAAGTTACTAGATACCATTTCGTATATCTCATCTTTTAAGAGATTATTTATGACGATATGGGGAAAGGGCCCTTCGTTGATATCTATGCTGATATCATCACTTACATAAGGATGTTGTTTGAGATATTCAATATTGTTATTGATCATATACCTCTACCTCGATATCTGGCATGATATCGTCTAACAAGTCATCTACAAACGACCAGTTGCAACCAGTAAAAGCTAGGCATTTTTTATCTATAAATACCCTAAAAGTCTTATTTTCAGAATTGTGTATTTCAGATCTGATAAAATTAGCTAAGTGATGTAGGCTAAGAGCTAAAGCATAATAGTTGATTGTTCTATTATTAGAAGTCTTCTTCCCAGAGCAAGCATATAGATTTGTAACGTAAAGCTTGTGGTCATATTCTTTATTTTTATCGACTAATATAGTTTGGCATTTACCTAAGTTTATTCTTCCTGCGGCTTCTCTGTTAGCAAGTACTAAAGGGTAATTATTATATATTTTTTTATTAAAAGCGTTAACATGAATATGTTGAGAATTGCATATATTAATTATAATAACATGACACCCATTAGCGTCACATTCTATTTGCTGGCGAGCAATACTGAATAAATTATGTTTACTATTATATACATAGTTTTTTCTTTTATTGGCTTGTTGTTTTGTTTTCATATTATTTTATTTCTTTTTTCCATTTACCTACAGGGCATTCTTGATCAGCCCATGCTAATTTATTAAAAAATTCTTTCTTATCTGTAATATTACATCCACAAATATTACACATAGAATATTCTTTACTAAAGTCTTCGCAACTAAGGCATATGTTAAGTCTATTGGAAATTTGTTCTTGATTACATTTAGGAAATCCTGCCCAAACATGAAAAGATAATGATTTAATGAAATTAGATATTCTTATTAGGATCATTAGCGTCTTCTTTTCTGATATGTTTTAAATTACTCTCTTCATCTATTGTATATAAAACTACCAAATCTACTGTCTCAGAAGCACCCATCCATCTACTAACCCCGTTCGTAAGGCTTATTGAAAGCCTGTCTCCACTTTTCTTGAAATCGGAAGTCATCAAGAAATTATCCTCTTGATATACAAATGATTGTCCAGGTTCTATTTCTTCTATATATTTCATTTGTGATTATAAAACCTATTCCAATCTTCCCATTCTTCCCACTCATCATCTTCTACTTGCCTATTTCTCTTACTCTGTACTTTGGCCTTATGTTCCATGCCGTCTGAGGTTGGATATTTGTCCTTCCTTTTTTTGTCTATTTTTGCTTTCCTCATGCTTTTCTTGTCTTCTTTTTCCATTTTTCTGTTTCTTTAAGTCTTTTAGTAAAAACAAAATAACTATTTTTATAGTATTTATTAAAAACCCAAAGTCAAGACGAATATAAAAAAACGCATGATAATTTTCATACTTGACTGACCGTGATTTTACATTAATATTTATGCAGAGCCGGAGCATTAATACCTTTAACTAAGTACGTACTTATATGTCATCTAAAACAACCCTAGTTACTGGACTATGGGATCTGGGCAGGTCTAGTCTAGATAAGGATTGGTCTAGGAGTTTTTCTACATATCTAGAAAATTTATCTAAATTATTAGAATCAACTAAAGATACAAACATAATTGTATTTTCATCTGAATCTATAAAAGAAGAGATAAAAAACATAAGAAAAGATAAGATTTTTTGGATAAAGCATGAAGTGGAAGATTTTTGTTCAGACTTCTTTCCTTTCTGTAAGCAGATAGAAAGAATAAGAAACAGCAAGGAATGGCTTAATCAAGTTGGCTGGCTATCGGGAAGTACGCAAGCTATGCTGCAAATGTACAATCCTGTAGTAATGAGCAAGATGTTTTTTCTGCATAATGCAAGCATAATGAATATATTTGACTCTGATTTCTTCTATTGGATTGATGCTGGCATAAACAACACAGTACATCCTGGCTATTTTAGTCATGATAAAGTTCTTGATAAGCTAGAAGATATGGTAGATTCTTTTATGTTTATAAGATATCCTTATAAAACAAATTCAGAGATTCATGGGTTTGATATTAAAGAGATGAATAGAATATGCGGAACAGAGGTCGAACATGTATGTAGGGGAGGTTTTTTTGGAGGAAGTAAAAGTAGCATATCAAGTATTAACGGAGAATACTATCAACTATTAAATGACACTCTTAATAATGGTTATATGGGCACGGAAGAAAGTATATTCTCTATAATAGCCAAGTTAAATAAGGATATACAATTATTCGACATAAATGGAGACGGCTTAGTTTTTAAGTTTTTTGAAGATATAAAGAACCATAAAAAACCAGTAATAATGAACAGTAATGTACCCAGCACTGTTAGACTTTATATAAACACTTATAATTCACCTAAACAGCTTAATTCTGTAATAAAATCTTTTGAAGAAAAAGATTCAGACTTTTTAAACAAAACGCAAAAAATACTAATAAATAATAGCACCAAACCGGAATACGACTTGGACTACAACAATATATGTAATACCTATGGTTTTCAACAGGTGAAAAAAGGCAATATGGGTATTTGTGGATCAAGACAGTTTGCTGCTGAAGATTTTGGAGATTCTGATGATAAGTATATGATGTTTTTTGAAGATGATATGCTTTTGGACTTTACTGGATATTGTAATTTTGGGTTTAGGAAGGAAGTAAAAAATCTGCTTAGAACTATTGTTAAAATAATGGATAAAGAGAAATACGACTTTTTAAAAATGAGCTTTAGTGAATTCTATGGAAACAATAGCGAACAATGGAGTTGGCATAATGTACCTCAGGATAAAAGATTCTTATATTTTGGAGAAACACATAAAAGGCCGCTTACTCAGTTTAATTGTATAAAACAACTGAATAGAATACCATATGCTGAAGGAGAAATCTACTATTGTAATTGGCCCCACATAATCAGTAGAGAGGGCAACGAGAAAATGTTCTTAGACACAAAATGGCAACACCCTTACGAGCAGACATGGATGAGTCATATATATACTCTGACCAAAGAAGAGAAGGTAAATTCTGCTATATTATTAGCTAGTCCAATTACGCATAATAGAACAGAGCATTATAAAAAATCTGAAAGAAGAGAGAACTGATGCCTACTAGCACATCAATATTTAAAGAACAAACAATAGAATATATTTGTAAATATATTAATACTGAATCTAATATCATTGATATTGGTGCTGGTGCTGGTACTTATTACGATACGTTGTATCCATTAGGATACAGAAACATAGATGCCGTAGAAGTATTTGAAAAATATATATCTAAGTTTAATTTAAAAGATAAGTATAGAAATATTTTTAACAAAAATGTTATTTCATTAGATATAGATTTAACAAAATATCAATTAGCAATTTTTGGAGATGTAATAGAGCATATATCTTATGTTGATGCTATAAATACTTTAGATAAATTTAACAACAGTTGTGAAGATATTATTGTAGGAGTACCTTTTAATGCTGAACAAGATGCTCAATTTGGCAATCAATATGAGATTCATATACAATCTGATCTCAATAATGAAAAATTCTTAAGTCTATATAGAGATTTTGACCTATATTGTTTAAGATACGATTATGGTATTTATATAAAAAAGAAGAGGGCAAATTCATACGTACCTATCTACACTTTAGACATCACAGAAGAAGACAAAGATTTTCTAGCTAATTATTCTAATAGAGCTATTATAGAGCTATAACCTAAATTTAAAAGGATATACAGGACATAGTAATCATGAGCAATGCCAATAAAAATAAACCAGAAAAAATATTTATACAGATAGCTTCTTATAGAGACCCCCAACTATTGCCGACACTCAGAGATATGTTTGCTAATGCTGACCATCCAGAGGATATTAATGTCGGTATCGCTTGGCAAAGATGTGTCGATGACGAATGGGATAATTTAGACGAATATAAAGATGACAAAAGAGTTAAGATTATAGAGATTGACTACAAAAAAGCCAAAGGGGTGTGCTGGGCAAGAAATGCGGTTCAGTCTTTGTATGATAATGAAGATTATACTTTACAACTAGATAGTCATCATAGATTTGTTAAGGATTGGGACACCAAGCTGAAAGATATGCTTAAAGGCTTGCAGAAAGATGGATATAAAAAACCTTTGATAACAGCTTATATACCTAGTTTTGATCCAGATAACGATCCAGGAAGCAGGGTTAACCTACCTTGGAAAATGAATTTTGATAGATTTATTCCGGAAGGCGCTGTGTTCTTCCTTCCTGCCACATTTGATTCCTATGACGATTCTAGTAAGCCTTTGCCAGCTAGATTTTATAGTGCTCATTTTGCTTTTTCTTTAGGTTCCTTTGCTAAAGAAGTTAGACATGACCCCAATATGTATTTTCACGGAGAAGAAATTAGTATTGCCGCTAGAGCTTTTACTCATGGATACGATTTATTTCATCCCAACCAAGTTATATGTTGGCATGAATATACAAGAAAAGGAAGAACCAAACATTGGGATGATCATTATAATTGGCATGTAACAAACGACAGGTCTCATCTAAGAAACAGAAAACTTTTTGGCATGGACGGAGAAAAACAGGATGAAGATTTTTTAGAGTATGGATTTGGTACAGAGAGAACTCTTTTAGAGTATGAAAAATACGCTGGGTTGTGTTTCAAGAAAAGAGCTATAAGTCCTCAGACCAAAGATAAAGTAGCTCCCAATATAAATAATGACGTATCAGACGAAGAGTTTTATGGTTGTCTTTTATCCATATTCAGACACTGTATTGACATCTCTTTCGAGCAGGTTCCTTTGCAAGATTACGATTTTTGGTGTGTGGCTTTCAAAGACGAAAAAGGCAACGACATATACAGGCAAGATGCCAACAAAGACGAAATTCATAGAATGAAAACAGATCCTGACGGTTACTGTAAAGTATGGAGGGAGTTCCAGACGGAGATTAAACCAAACAGTTGGATAGTATGGGCCCATAGTGAATCTCAAGGCTGGGCTGCTCCGATTACAGGATTGCTTTAAAATGATTGATATTAACAACATTAATAAATTTATTATCAATCTAGACAATAGACCAGACAGATGGAATCATATAGTAAAAGAATTTGAATATATGAAATGGGACTATATTAGATTTCCAGGAATTGACACAGGTGGTTACATAGGCTGTGCCAAAAGTCATATGGCTGTTGCATTATTAGGAATAGAAAAAGATTTGGATTATTTACTTGTATGTGAAGATGATATATTTTTTATGCCTCACGCAAAACAACATTTACAAGATTGCTTAAAGGCTTTAGATAATGTTGAATGGGACATGTTTCATTTAGCTCCTAGTATACACAGGCCATTAAAGATGGATAGAGAAGATTGTTTAATTAGTCTAAGAGACTTACCGCCTAAACAAGAAAAACACACAAAAATATATGGAGTCAGTGCTGTAATATATAAAAAATCTATTCTTCAAGAAGTTTTAAAATGGCCCTTAGTTTTTAATAAGTGGAATAATGACGGAATGATGAATGCTATAGATGCATTTTTTAATGATTATATCTATCCAAATTTTAATTGTTTTTGCGGAAATCTTCCTATTGTAACTCAAATTGCTGATCCTTCAACAATCAATCGTGGACAAGTTATAGATAATCATTATCTTATGACATACAATTGGCGTTTATATATTAATCAGAGTCTACCTGTAAGGTTAATGAATTATGGATACTGTAAAAACAACAGAAAGTAAAGCTACTTTAGTTACAGCATTATACCACCACAGCTACGATGAAATTATAGGAGGGAGAGGGTGGTGTTTTGATTTTTATTCACCTCCTTTCTTAAATATATTAAAATTAGATTTACCTATTATTATATATACGCACGAAAAAGTCTTTGGCAAATTAGATAAGTTTATGAGGAAACACCGATCTGGCGATTATAAGATTATAATACAAAATCTTAATGATTTTCAATATGGCTCTAGAATATTAGAGATAAAAAGAAATTCTGGATGGTTTTTTGAAGATAGATTAAAATCAGATATTCCTTACACATATAATGACAGAAATCATACTCTGTGTCTATCTAAGCTTTACTGGTTAAACGAAGCGGTTAATACTAACACTTACAACTCTAATAGTTTTTTTTGGATAGACGGTGGGTTATTTCACCACGGTATTTTCCCTGAAAAATTTGGAGGCAGAGAAAAATTCAGCAAACAAGAGAACAGACCTGAGTTGTATTATCCAGAAAATAAATCTAGTATTTTTACTCCTAACATGGGTAAGTTTCTATCTAATTATAAAGAAAAATTTCTAACAATAATAAAAGAAGAAATGCCTATAAGACCTAGAATTAAAGAGTTAATAGCACCTCTAGGACATAAACATATAGATTATATAGTAGGAGGTTTATTTGGAGGAGATCCTAATTCTATAAACTCTGTACATAAAGATTTCGATGAAGGACTACAGATATGTCTAGATAATGATGTTGTTACTCTAGAAGAAGAATTGCTTTCGTGTGTGGCTTTAAAACATCCACATTTATACAATAAGTTCTACTTCTCTCAGTGGTGGCATGATATAAAAGGAGATCCTGCTTACTACGACATAGATGAAAATGAGAAATGTTTTTACAAACTTTTTAAGAATAATTTCCAAGCATAAACGACCTTGCTCGAATCACAGAGGTAGGTTACTATAAATAGTTATATACTTCAAAAGAAAGATTGGCTATGTTTAGAAAAATTTTATTAACAGTTTTTGTAATTTGTTGTTCGAGTAATGTTTTTGCTCAACAAATGGTTGGTAATAGTATGGGCAGATTCATGAACTTCGCTAACAACGGAAGTCGCTTGACTACTCATAATCAAGTACAATATCAGCATCAGACAATATACAATGATGTTTATGACGCTGATAGATCTGAGTATCGAGAAATACAGAAAGAACGACGAATAGCCGTTATGGTATTACAGTGGTTGGGTGTTGACCCTCAACAAACACCATATTTTTCTTACTATAAAAATCAAGAGAAAACTAAAAATTAAATTTTCTTGGGTCTAATATTCCATTACCCTCATAAGATTTATTATTTTTATACTTTGCATTTTTTAAAGACGTAGTATACTTTTTGAGATGCCCAATATAATCATCGGCTGTTGTTAATTTAATTCTGTGCTTCTTAGCCCACTCACAAAGTAATGCCGCACACCCAACCACGTATGGGTTTGCCATGCTAGTACCACTCATAACAGCGTAACGACCATTCATCATAGTACTTAATATATCTGCTCCGGGCGCTAAAAAGTCTAACTCTTCTCCACTACAACTAAATAGTGTTCTATTTTGATTTATATCTATAGCTCCTGTGCTAACGGTTAACTCAAATTTGGCTGGATAAAGTATGTCAGTTTTTTCTCCAGAATTACCAGCAGCACAGAAACACACAGCGCCTCTGTTTAATGCTCCCGTAATTGCTTTTTCTAAATGTCTACTACCATGTTTTGACCCTAAAGACATACAAATAATATCTGCTCCATTTTTACCAGCCCACTCTACAGCACTAGCCACGTTAGCTGTTGATCCTGAGCCGCTTTTATCAAATACTTTAATAGGCATAATTTTTGTATCAGGCGCTACTCCAACAACCCCCTGATGATTATTCATAGCTGCTATTGTACCAGCGACATGAGTACCGTGACCATTTTCGTCCATAGGATCTTTATTCTTATTTATGGTATTATAGCCTTCTATGTAGTTCTCCTTTAAATCTGGATGATCTAGCTGACAACCACTATCAATGACAGCAACTACTACATTTCTTCCGGTATATTTGCCCCATAAACGGGGTATATTATATTGTCCTATTGACCAAGGAACTTCTTGACGATTTGCGAAATTTGAATATATGTCTTCTTTTACATAAGGAAAAAGAAAAGAATCTTTGCGGCTAAAAAACATTAGTTATCTCCTTTGGTCATTATAATGTAGTTATAATTAGTATACACTAAAGGTTGACAATATGATACAAGGAAAAATTTGGGGTAATACAGAATGTCTGTTTGATAAAAATAATGTTGCTGTGCATCGTATAGAAGTGAATAAAGGCTATATGTGCTCAAAACATTATCACCTGCATAAGCACAATGTATTTTATGTAGAAAAAGGAAAGCTTAAAATAGAAGTTTGGCAGAAGGATTATGACCTAGTTGATCAAACTATAATAACTGATGGACAGAGTACTTGTGTAACTCCAGGATTACTACACAGGTTTTCTGCTTTAGAAGATACATTGGCTTTAGAAATGTATTTTGTAGAATTAGACGGGGAAGATATTATCAGAGAGAGCTGCGGGAAAAGTATAGACACATGAAGAACATAATTATTTATTTCGTATTAAAAGAACCCAGCAATGTATACAACATAGAATATATAAAAAGATTACAAGCAGGTATAGAAAAACACACACCAGATAATATAGAAATTAATTTCGTTTGCTTATCCAATAACCCAGACACTACTACGCCATTAAAATATAACTGGCCTGGATGGTGGTCTAAAATGGAATTATTTAGGCCGGACATCAAAGGAGATATTTTGTATTTTGATTTAGACACAGTTATTTGTAATAACTTACAAGATATATACGACATGTGTTTTAATAATCCTTTTCCGATTATGATTGCTCCGTTTCACACAGATATAGGGTCTGGTGTTATGTGGCTTCCAGAAAAATATAGAGGAATTGTTTGGAATAAATGGATCAAAGATCCTTCGCATTGGATGGAAAATTTTAGAGGAGATCAGGATTTTATAGCTCCTATTCTTAGTCCTGTACTTTTACTCTTTCAAAAACTCAAAGCAAATTCTGTGGTTTCTTTTAAGCTGCACTGTAAAAACAAAGAGCCAAAAGAAGCCAGTGTTATATGTTATCACGGAAAACCTAAGCCTCACGAAACTAATTGGGCGTGTCATTCATGAAATATTACATTATAGCTAATAACACAGACATTACACAACAGTCTATTGATAAATTAGAATTAGACGGAGAAAACTTACTAGTTTTATTTAATTATCTATGGCCTCTGAGGTTCCAAGAAGTGCTTGACTATGATAATAAAATCTGTATATCCAGGAAAACAGCAGAGAGAAAACACGGTAAAGAAGCATACGCAAATATAAAGCAATTAAAACAGGATCAAGAATTATTTAAAAAGATATATTTCCATACACATCCTTCTTATATGTCTGAAATTTCAAAAAGATTTTATCAAAGAGAAATAGACAAATATCGTTTTGATGATGATAAGCTAGGAATTCTAGATTCAAATAAAACAAGCATAAGAAATAAGATAGGTTATCCATCTGGTAAAAACATAAGTACTGGAATGATAGCATACGAATACTTTATGGATATTAAAAATTATCGTGACGAGATAATATTAGTTGGATTCAATTCTAAGATATCCACTAAGTTTCACAACTCTCAATGGGAAAAATTGTATATGCTTCGTCAAATCTATATGAATAGATGTAAATTTATACAGTGTTATGGTCTGATGGAAAGAATTTCGTAAATCATTGTGCTGCTTTGGCTGCTTTTATAGCTTCACTAAGCACTGTTTTAACTTTTTCTATCCACTCTACATAATCACTTACTCTTGTGCTACAACCAATATCTCCATAATCAGAATCTCCCTTACCATCAGTGGCAGAAACATAAGAGTGTATACCTGCTAATTTTTTATCTATAAATAAACCTCCTCCGCTATCTCCCGGACATATTAAAAACTCTAATTCTGTTTTATCTCCTGAGTGTACAGAGTACTGTAATACATTCTTGCTTACTCCGTCAATAATATTCGATCCAGCCCTTCTTTGATTATCAAAAGTACTCATAATCCATCCACTATTAAAATCTCCGTGATGACCGAACCCAGAAAGGCCGCAGACTTTATCAACTTCGTCTCTGTCTTTATACAATTCGGGATAAAAGTCTAATTTTATTGGTCTTTGCAATCTAGCTATAGCAATATCGTTTTTGCCCATAACACCGGACTTATAATCTCCGTGAACAGCTACGATTGAGCAAGGATATGCTTCATTTTTATATATTACATGCTGAGTTATGGAATTGTGTACAACATGAGCAGCAGTTAGTATGTGATATTCATCTATGACTACGCAAGACCCCCTAAACTGCGCATTTAAATCATTATTCATGACTCCTAATATGGGTAAAACACACTCATATTTCTCTCCGTACTCTAAATATTTAGCGTCAGAAACGGTAGGGTCAATAGTTCCGCAATAAGCCTGAATAGGCAAAAGCAATAGTATTGCTACAATAAGGTATTTCATCTCAATACCCCTTTCATTATTATTTGAAGGGTTTATTTTTAACCTTATTATAATACACCTTAGAATCTTCTATAACATTAGTATTCCAGCTTTTATAATTCATTAAATGGCCGAAAAGGAAATGACAGTATTTATCGCATAAAGTTATAAGATTATCAGGGTCTAGCTCTTTTGATGGGTCTAGATGAACCGGCACAATATGATGCACTTCCGGTCTTTTACAAGACCCACATGCCTGACAACATGGTTGTTTTTCTATATGTTTCTTTCGTAGTGCAGACCATCCCGGCGATCTGACGGCATATCTTACTTCTTTTCTAAATATAGATAATAAATTCATAATCTACTCCATTACTGTTACTAAGTTTTTTGCAATGTAATTGTTTTGTATAAACCGTCTTTCTAATTCAAAATTATGAGGATACTTATGACACCGCTTGTTATTGTCATGATAGTATGTCGGCGTTTCATTCCAATCAAAACCAAATAATTTAATAGACTTAGGTTTAAAATAACAAAGAAGATCAATCAACATTAATCCGCTACTAGGATTATTGCTGTTTAGTTTATTAATTAAAAGATCTAACATATGTATACTATAAAAATAATCGGTGAATATTTTACTTTCTTTTGTTTGTCTTCGAGACCTCCACAGATGTATAAAGAATATATCTCCTTTATAATAAACACTATCAGTAATTAGCCCAAAAGTATTATATGCCCATATATCAGTTTTGCTTCCTTGTTGTTTTGTGTCTATTATGAGACCTCCTGCATTAATTCTACATACAATATTGCAACTATCTATTTCAGGCCCATAATTTTTATTAAATAAAGACAATGCATTACCGACTATTGCGATATTTTTATGTTCTACTATGTTCGATAATAATATTTCTTTATTCATATCTTGTACTGGCCTTTTCCCAATAACCACGAATATGCTGCTGCCATGCTCTGTGTGCGTTTTGTACTTCGCTATACCCATTGTGGGTTTCACATACATAAGGATCGAATGTATAACTATTGCATGAATTATTCAAATCGTTGATGATATTATCTGCGCAATTTTCTGGAAAGTTAGATGTAATCTTTTTGAAATATTGGTTTAAAATTCTTTTTTGATGTTCAAAATTTATTGCATAGGCTATTGCTCCAAGCATATTTTCTGGCTTGGATAACTCAGAAGACACTGGAATCAATTTGTCTTTAGGACTGCCTCCTAGATATAAAATATCCCAATCATCTGGCAATTCAGATAGTCCAATATTCATTCTATTAAAATAATCTTCACTAAAAAAAATGTCATCTTCTAGTATTAAACAGTTACTATACATATTAGAGACTGAATCATATATGGCTCTCATGTGACTTAAAGAAGCTCCTAATATGCCAGCTTTTTTAAAGTTGGTTTTACTAAAATCTCCATACGGAGGTTCTGCAAATATCCATTTAACTTTATTCTCTATACCTAATTCCTTGAAGTGTTCAGACGCAAATTGTTTTCTTTCCTTTGATCTTGGTAAAGAGATACAGTAAATGTGAGCAAAAAAACTAAAAGGGCTTGGATGGCTAGATGTGTCTTGCATATGACTACCTACATTCTTTGACTGTGTATTTGCCATATTCCATGAATATAGTTATGATATGATGTGTGTCTATTTTCTATCAAACTAATACCTTCGTGTGTCTCACACATATAAGGATCAAAAGTATATGATTTATTTTGTTTGTTTAGATTTTTTAAAATATTATCGGCACAACATGCAGGAAATTTTTTGCCAATATCACCGAAATACGAATTTAAAATTTTGTTATAGTATTTAGCATTTAATGCATAAGCTATAGTACCAAGCATTGCTCCCGATTTAGATAATTGAGAAGACATTGGTATTAATTTCTCATGAGGACTACCTCCAAAATACAGTATATCCCAATCTTTTGGTAATTCGGATAATCCAGCAATCATTCTCCAATGGTAGTCTTGACTAAAAAAAGCATCATCTTCTATAATTAAGCAGTTATCATATTGTTTGTCAACTGCGTCGTATACGGCTTTCATATGACTTAAAGAGCATCCTAATACTCCTGCTTTTTTGAAATTTGTATTTTTAAAATTTCCAGCAGGAGCATCGACATATATAAATTCAACTCTATCTTTTATTTTTAAATTTTCAAAATGTTTGGATATGGTTGTTTTTCTATCTGAGGATTGAGGTAAAGATATACAGTATATGTGTTGAAAAAAATTAAATGGATTTTCAAGTAAATTTACCATACATAATTACTTACTCTAGTATACTAGCAGCAATTAAACACCCCTTGGATACAGAATGAAGTGGATCGGCGGCGTGCTTGACTACTTCTATCTCTAAAGGGAATTCTGCTGCTAATAATTTCTCATGAAGTTTCTCAATGTATCCATCTGCCTGTGATGTGCCACCAGCAACTACAACTTTAATAGCATTTTTAAATTTAGGTAACGATTTGTGTCCAGCTAAAGCTGAAGATAATTGTTTGGCTGTATACTCTACTAGTCTGTCGTAATAAGATGCTACCGCACTTAATACAGGACTATCATTTGGTTCGCCTACTTTAAAACCACCACCTTCTTTCTCAACCTGAACAACGCTATCTGGTTCTCCGGTAGCTACAGCACTCATACGGTCTACCCAATCACCTGACTTTGTTGTACTAAAGACTACGGTTGGTTCGCCGTTAAGCATGACACAAACATTTGTCATACCTGCCCCACAACTAATACCAATCCCGGTATAATCGCTATCTTCTAATTCAGAATAACATAATGCTTCAGCTTCGTTTACTGACCTAGCATCATATCCAACTTCTGATAAGATAGTCTTTACTACATCCTCATGATAGCCTACGTCAAAATCATCATCTTCTTGATCCACTGGCTGCGCAGGAACACAGAAAACCAGCTTTTCGTTAGGTTCGCTTGCTTGACCTACAACTTCTTTTAGTATATAAGCCAATATTCTTTTCGCGTCTTTTTCTTTAACAGATACTACGCCTCTATACATAGGGCGGCGAGCAGTTTCATTTCTTTCTACTGCTTTTTCTATAGCGTCTTTTCCTAGTATCACAAAAGAACCATCTGTATCTTTAATAAATATTTTACCCTTCAGACCTTTTTCTACCATCTTTGTAGCAATAGGTGTGGTTGGTTTAATTACATAAAAGGCATCTCTAAAGTCATTAAACTCGATTTTATCTCCATTGTAAGAAGAAGCAACAATAAAACTTGTGCCGACATCAAGACCTATCATATTATTTACCTTTCATGCTTTTAAGTTTGTTTACAGAACTAGAAATATCATTTTTGACACTTTTAGATTCTGTCATTTTGTCAAATTTTTTCTCCATACCACCTGTGTCTACTTTTAAAACCACTTTTGTATCATCAATTTCTATATTGCTATTTTGACCAGTATTCTTTCTACCTTGGCTTTTCAAAAAGCTAGAGGGTTTGGTTTCTGTATGACTATTGTTCATAAATCTACCAACATATAGACCAGCACTAAAAATTAATATGGCTAAAGTTATTATCAGTAATATTTCTAAAGTATTTGACATTATATATCTCCAAAAAAAAATACACCGAAAAGGTGCATTTATGGAGCAATCAGATAGTAGAATATGGCTAAATTTAGCCGTTTATTTTATAGTTATTATTCTGGTCTAGAACGTGCAAGGTAGCTGTTTCTTTACCTTCTATAAAGTTTTGCATACTACTAAGAATGGTTTCATAAGTAACGTAATAGGGGAAACTGTTAGGACAGATAGCATTAACTCTTATTTTTCCAGCAAAAGATTTAGCTAGGTCTATAGTCATCCTGTTCATTCCAGACTTACAAGCCCCATAAGTGGTTTGAATAATATCATAAAAATTAATACCTGCTATACTAGAAATATTTAATATGCTTTTGTTTGCAGACCAATCAGCTTTACTCTCCCAAGTTTTATATAGATAGCAAGATGATTCATAAGGAACTACTAGTCCAACATGGATTTCTTGCAAAAAACCATGATCATATTTTTTAGGGTCTATCATATTGTATGAATAAGCATTATTAATCCAACAGTCTATGTCTGGAATGCTATCAATAATTTCATTGTACATACCAAGACCTCTATTAATGTGGTTGTACTGTAAATTATTTCTCTTGTCTTTAGTAGATATGCCGTATATATTATAAGTATTTTGATAACAGCTTATAAATTGTTGACCTAATCTACCTCCGCAGCCAGTTATAACTATAGTTTTTTTCATGGACAACCATTCCCTACTACTCTACCCTTTTGAGTTCTAACAACATATCCCATTCTGACCATGTAAGGCTCTATATTATTTTCAATAGTTTCCATAGCTATGCCGGTCATTGAAGATATACTTTTGATACCCAAAGGATTACCTCTGTTATTTTTTAAAACTTGTAGATACGAGTTGTCATTGCAATCAAAGCCGTTTTCGTCTATGCCCTGACTACTAAACACATCGTCCATAGTACATTCTTTATCTTCATAAAAAGAAGTGTAATTTCTATACCATTGTAGTCTTGCGTTTAAAATCCTGGGAGTACCTTTGCTTCTTCTAGCTATCTGAATCATTTGTTCTGGAGACACATCAACTCCAATCTTGTCAGCATTTGATCCTGCTAGTTTAGCTAACTCTTCAGCAGAGTAAAACTTTAGATGTTCTTTAATAACAAACCTATCATAGAAAGGCTGACTTAAACTGCCGCCACTTGTTGTAGCACCTACTAACGTAAACACAGGAAGATCAATAGTTTCAGGTTTTCCATCAGTAAGAATATCCATACGATAATCTTCCATCACGGGATATAAAAATTCTTCTACCAATTTAGGAAGTCTGTGAATTTCATCAATAAACAATACAGATCGTCCCTCTAAACCCATCAAGTATGGAATAATATGTTTTATACTTCTAATATTTGCCGCATTCACAGTATATAGATTCACATCCATCTCTTTAGCTATGGCACTAGCTATGGTAGTCTTACCAAGGCCGGGAGGCCCGTCTATTAAAGTATGAGACATAGCTTGCCTAGTTTTTTTACAGCCAGCTACGATGATCCTCAAGCGTTGAACAACGTCCTGCTGACCCACAATGCCGTCGAATGTTGACGGACGAACACAATTAGACATTTTTGCTCCAATTTCTTTCAATCTTTTTTAATCCAAAAAACAAAATCATTCTTATCTTCGTCAAATGCAGATTCAACTAATCCTTTCTTGACCAAGTTTCTGACGATATTAGATATCATTCTTTCACTCAGTTGTCTTAAAACATTATCATAGTCTGACTCTAACATAGTTACCTTAACGCTCAATGTTTTTTTATTTCTTTTGTGTTTAACAAATGGTTTGAATATGGCCCTTGCTTCTGGCATAGACAGAAGATTATCTAACTCTGACATTTGATCTTCTGGCATGTTTTCTACCAACTCCAAAAAACCAGCATCGGAGACATCACTGTACTCCTCTCCTAAATTAGCGTAAACAACTTTTCTGCTAAAGTTAACCAACTTATCTAAGTTAACTATGTCTAGCCATTCATCTTGCATTTTTTTCCTAGTTCAGTATGTCGAACATTGATTTGTAATATTGTGGTTGTAATAAAAAGTGTTTCGCGTGGGCTGATATATGAGCGTTATATTCTTGTTGTATTTTATCAACAACAAAATACTTTGTTTTCCATATTGGCTCTTTAAAACTATTACTTCCTAAATATATAAAATATTTATTGTTCAAAGACCCACCAGTTGATGATTTTTTGTCGCTACTCTTTTCTTCTTCTGCTTTATAATGTCCAAGATACCAACTATTATTATCTTCTTGAATATCTTTTATAGCGTCCATTAACCAAGACTCCCAAGCACTCCAATCAAATTTAAAATTTTTAGGATAGCCATGCTCATTATATTCATGCGGATAATTTTGAAAGTCATCGTCATCATATTCATAATGTTCTGGGTCTGGATCGTACATAACACATGCCTCATACGGTATAGAAACGAATCTGACTATCTTATAATACCCCGTAAAAATATATAATCAACCTTACTAAAGAGGTGTGGTGGGATCGAACCACCTTAGCCCTAATTGCTCACCTACTATCACAGGAAATCACAGACTATCAAAATTCTTCATCGTCTTCGTCTTCAAACTGATCCCAGTAGTCTTCATCATACTCGTCATAAACTGTTGAGTACTCATCTTCATCAACGTAAGAATCTGCCTCAAACTCAGCCTTATAAAGAGGCTTTGGCAATTCTCCTTGATAAAGACCGACTACTTCATACTTGCAAGTGCGAAGTTTTTCACAGTTGCAATCGCTAGGAACACTGACAACATCTTCAGGGTTGATTTTAACAATCACAATATTGTCACCAGCGTCCACGCTCCCATAATTTGCAACATAGTTTAATGCCCCGGCATGAAGTCCAGCAGAACATCCTCTACCTCTATTGTCGTCTACCTTTGCTCGACGCATTTCGCAGACCTGACCAACCTTATTGTCGAATGTTCCTCTCCACTTGTCTTTAAAGTCACTGTTGACTGCTTTGTATGCAAGGAAGCATCCGTCTTCAGTAACAGGTAGATTCTCATGTTCCAAGAAATCATACAGTTCTTGCTGACTCTGCATACTTGGGTTTTTCATAAGATTCTCTAAGAAATTTACAAGAGGCTGAAAAGGTAAGCCTTTACTCATAAATTCTATAATTCTCTTACTGATACTACCATGAACTTCTTCGCCCTCAAACATTACTTTACCATTTACGATTGATACTTGTCCTTGACTAAAAGTAGCAATAGCTTTTTCAATATCTACCAGTTCTAGCAACTCATCTTCTGTTGCTGTTGGTAGTGCTTCCAAAATCAACTTGTAATTAGTATGATCTGGAATTACTTGGTGAGCCTTATTTTTTAAGATCACCGTTAAGTTACCGTCAACCCACATAAAAGGAACACTCATAATTAAACTCCTGTGATAAAAACCTTAAACCAAATTTCCTACTGCTGTTCTCAGTTCGCTGAGTTCAACATTGTCAAACCATTTGTCTCGACCATAGTAACCATTGTTGTGAATATCTGTAGGAGCAGCATTTTTGATCTTCTCAATATCCAACTCATCGTTACCACTAACAATATACTTTAGTATCGGTGAACTGTCAATAGCACCTTTAAGAATTTTTCTAAGAGCATCCATCTTAGGCAGGGTCTTGATGATTGCCTGACTACGTGATTTCTTACCAGATGGCAATTCTTCGTAACCATATAGTTTCTTAAATTCACAAAGCATATTGTCTAGTTTAAGAATCTTGGTGTGAATATCCTTTGCGTCTTCTACGATATTGTATTCACTTGCTATGTTATTTACATGCTGTTCAAGTCTTTGTCTACTAAATACTCTAAGATTAAAGTATTCACTATTTGCAACCTGAGCAAAGTAGTACATAAGTAGCCATTCATCCATAGCCTTAGTGACTGTCTCATTTTTAATATAGTCTTTGTAGTCAAGACCATAGATATTTAAAAGATTAGCCATTACAACTCTATCTGAACGCTCAGGCTGACTACTCCAACTTCTTTGCTTCTTAAAATCTGAAGTAGAATACTCTTTGTCACAGTAGTTTATGACTGCATCATACTTACCTACTTCTTCTCTTAATTTCTTAGACATTTTTGCAGCCTTGCTCTTAAACCATTTGTTAAAGCAAACCAGATTGATACCTTGCTTTTGTAGTTTGGCTACTGAACTTTGTTTGATAGCATAGATATTATATCTCTTGAATAGCACACTACCTAAAACATTGTCTTTACTTGATAGACTATAAATCTTATGAAGATCGGGATAAGGACTAACAGACTTATATCTAGTAATAGGAACATAGATTACTCGTTCAGCATCTTCTAGTCCTTCTACCAGACTATCACTTAATTCACTAAGTATATTAGAGTCATTAAGATTATTGCCGCTAAGATCAGAACACTCATCTGTATGATAATCTTTAGAACTTTTTAGCAGAAAGATTTCGTCCTTACTAATCATACCAGCACCAGTGCCAGTTCTTCCCTTGGTGCTAGATTGCAGCAGACTACGGTACTCAGAGATATTCTTGACGTTCTCTTCTCCACCAATATCTTTGATAAGTTTAGCGAAACCCTCACCAGAATCTTCTGCTGGATTTTGAGTGTCAACCATAAGATATGCCATACAATCATTCTGATTACAATATCTAATAGCAATCTTCTTGGCAGTCTCAGGACTTCTAGTATCGCAGACAAAGAAGGCTAGAGGATTACTCTTACGCTTATTATCCCAATAATTAGACGATCTACCCTGTAGACTTTCGTGATGGATTTTATCTGTTAGATATAACATTCTCTTAGAACGATGACTAGCAGTACGATAATTAATAACATACAACTGTTTGTGCTTACCCAATTTATAATCCAAATCTTCACCAGCAGACAGATCGTGTTGCTTGCCTTCTGGATCGACCCACTCTGCACCAGCGGTATATCCACCAGCAATATCAGCCAGCTTATAATATGTCTGGTAAGCATCTACAAGATTAGTACACTCTTCAACCTTAGTTGACATATTGCTCTTGAGTTGCAGATAAATGTCTTGAGTCTTTTCTCTAAGAGTCTTAATAACAGACTTAGTATACTGTAGACCTTCTCTACTAACATCCATCTCTAGTTCACCAATGTCGCAGGTAATTTCAAGATACATGCCAGAGTTTAGAATCTCTTTGACTAAGTTAGTCCAGTTATCTACGTCTGCTTTCTTAAACGCTCTGTTCCATCTTTGGATAGCGTCACTCTTTTGCTGTTGTTCTTCTTTGCCGATAATCTTATCGGAATCTACTGGGTATGCAATATTACCCATGATAGCCACAATACCAGCACCGGGACTGTTATATGTGCTAGGATACTTGTCGTCATTATCAGAGATTCTACCAACACGCCAGTTAGTCCCTTCTATAATAGTATTAGTATGAGAATACGCATGGTTCTGAAGAAGATTACAAGTACCACCCTCCATCATTGGCTTAGTCTTAAAGTAATGGAATATTCTCTTAGACTTATTAGTAAACTCTTGGAAGTCACTTTGCTTTACTGCAAAACTAATTTCAAGACCATTAGGCTCATCAGTTTCAGCGACTCCGAACAAACTCAAACTAGGAACGCCGCCTTCGTCCATAGCCGCTATGTAATTGTACGCTTTGCCATTGAAGAAAGAAGTTGTGCTAAAACTTTTAGTGTAAGCAAATGGACTCTTAGAACCAAGACCAAGACAACCAGTAAAATCGTTACTGTCATTCTTGTTACTAGCCCCATAAGTTGTATAGAGTTCTTCCATATCTTCTTGAGATAATCCAGTACCATAATCTCTCACCGTAAAGTTAGGGTTGGCTTGTGTAGGTAAGCTGACCTTGAAAGGGTTCCTATTGCCTGATGCAACGTGGGCATCGTTGGCATTTGTAGACAGTTCACGAATAACTGCCATTACCTTGTCAGAATATAATGAATCTGACAAAATCTTAAACATTTTGCTGGTTTGTGCAATGCTGAACTGATTACTAGCATCAACACCGTTTGAGTGAATTTCAACTGTACGATCTGCAAGTTTCATCTAATAGTCTCCAAAAAGTTATTGTCCTGTGATAGCCTAAGTATATCATCGTCTATAGATGTTGTCAAGCATTAATCTTTATTCTATCCAAATTGAATCGCAACAAGGAAGAAAAGGATACTCTAAATCTTCATCTTCTATTTCAAACCAATCCTCAAAATCCATGAGTGTTGTCGTCGTCAGCATCGTAATCTTCGTATTCTTCTGGTTTAAAATCCTCATCATCATAAGGAGACCATTCCGTATTATAATCCTCCATTTGTCGCTCTATTTCTTCTTCTATAATTTCAGCAGCATCAAACACAATTTCAAACTCTTGTATTTTATTGACGAGTAAAGAAAGATTTCTTTCTATCTTAGATAGTATTTTTTTAATATCTTTATTATCTTTTTGTATATCTTGTATACTCTTTTTATTATCTAGTATGGATTTTTGTAGCTTTTGATTATCTGTATCCATTAAATGGCCTTGTATTCTTTGATATCTCCATTTTCTACAATTTTTTTGTCTTCATACGGAGATGCCATGCGTCTGTATAGTTCTTGCTTTATATTCTCTAATACACCAGTAGCGATAGCAATTTTAGTATAAGATACTTGACCAATAGTTTTGGCTATTATTCTACTAAAAGTATAGTTAATTTCCCCACAAATAACAGCAAATTCCTCACTTGTTAATTCTTCATTACCGTGAGTCAAACAATCTACCATAGATTCTATACAGTCATCTAATTCTTTTCTAGCATTCTCTTTAATATAAGGCATTATAATTGCTCCTTTATCCATTGTTCTAATTTAGTTTTAGGTTGCCATTTTAACACATCTTTAGCTATAGATATATTTGCCAAGGTTGCTTTTGGTTCTATTCTTTTTTCTCCATATTTCTTTGTTGTACCAAATAAATCAGCTATTTCGTTTACTGAATAATTCTTACCAGAACCTATATTTATAGGCATATTTAATTGATCAGAACAATTCATAGCATTTATATTTGCAGATATAACATCCGATACATGCACGAAATCTCTTCTTTGTTCACCATCGTTTACTATATTTAGTGGTTGTTTTTTATCGTAAGCGTCTAAAAATACACTAAGAACACTTTTGTATGCTCCAATACTGGTCATTCTACATCCGTAAACATTAAAATATCTTAAACACACAGTATTTAAGTTATAAATTTTAGAATACATTTGACAATACTCTTCTCCCTGATATTTATTTAAGGCATAAGGACTTAGAGGTTTTATGCTTTCTTTCTCGTTCGTGGGAATTTCATCAGCATTACCATAACAAGAGCATGAGCCACTGTAAACAAATTTAGCAGAATTTTTTCTCGCCACTTCCAGCATTTTAATGGTAGATATTAAATTTGAATTAATGGTTTTCATAGGATTTTCTATAGAGAATTGCACACTTGGCAATGCTGCCATGTGAAATATACCATTAACATCTTCACAAATTCTATTTAATTCTTGAGGCAAAGCCATAGCAACATCTTTATATATAAAAGATTCGCGGGCTTTTTCACTAAGATTATTTATATTGCCGGTAGAAAGATTATCCATAATAATAACTTTATGATCTTCAGACAATAGCTTATCTACTAAATTAGAACCAATAAATCCAGCACCACCCGTCACAACATATTTCATCAAACACAATCCTCATGGGTTAAAGCCACAGAACAATAACATTGATACTTGTCGCAGTATGGACATTTTGGCCCCGGTTCTTCATAGCCCCAAGCATTACAATATGGTGTGAAACTTTCTGCACCTGTATCTATACATACTAATAATTTTCTACGCCCTCTTTTAATATATCCGATATTCGTCCAATGGCAATCCCAAAACTTTAATCCTGTTTTATCTCTTACATTATCCACAAGAGATTGCAGTTTATTATAAGGAGTATCATCTACATCAACAAGCATAGCCTTCTCTGTCACATAGCCCCAAGAGGTCACAGTTTCTTCTGGATTCCAATGTTTTAAAAGTTCTGGGTCATAAGAGTATGGAATTTTACACAGGTCTGTGGCGACCCTCGGAGCAAGATCAAATGCGGCTAATTTTAGTTGATTATCTATAGATTCTAATGCCCTGTTTTTTGTTTTAAAACTTTTAAATCCTAGATTATTTTCTCCTCTGATGGGCATAAAGTCACAATATCCACCAGAGTCGCACCAACTCATATCAACCAAATAATCGTTATTTACCATTTACATTCCTGTATTCCTCATCAGTCCACATTTTGTAGACCAAATAAAAATCTCTAGGTTTCCACTGTCTAACTTTCTCCATATCAGATACTTCTCCCCTTGGAACAGAGAGAAGCATCATTAGATATAAAAAGAGTAACCCAATAATAATCCAAGAACTTTTGTTTTTAATCAATGGTTTGTACTTCTCCACCTGCACGGGTAATAGCAGCAGCAAATGCTCTTAAATCTACATTATCATTAATAGTTCTAGTAGAACCATCTGCATATACGCAATTCATTACGCCGGGGTGCATACTATATGCTTCACCATCATTAATTACATTAAAAGGTACATTACCAGCACAGTTCTTACATTTATCTCCATTAGAATCAACACCATGTAATTTAAATGGCCCTAATGAATCTGCCCAACCAATGCACTGGTTAGTATCACCTGTTGGCGATCTACCATTACTTGCTTTATAAACATCAGGTCTACTTGCACACTCTACAATCATAAGAGTATTAGAAAACCCATCTCTAATATGAGCATCTCTAGTAACAGCATCTTTAATTAAACATCCTTCATTACGATCCTTCGCCGCATAAGGATCGCTAGCAGCAGGAAAGATTTTATCTTTAACGCCAGTAAATACTTCATAATCTGTATATCCAAGATTATTAGGATTTAAACTTGGTGCAGCACTATCGCTATCTCTGGTAGGCCCATCAATATTAGCATAACCACCATTAGGAGGAACTGCTGTTGGACATATAAATACAGATGCGTTCAAAGAGATAGCCTGAGTATTTTCCCACCAGTTTTTATTAAAGTCATAACCAGTATTACCTTGCTCTAAATTAGCAAGAACGAATGCTCTCCAACTATGTTCTGTACCAGAACGATTACCAGTAGGAGATGATCCAGCAGAATCTATAGTCCATGCAGCAGCAGGAAAGTATCTTTGTGCATCCATGTATGTGTGCATAGCAAGTCCTTGCTGTTTTAAATTATTTGCACATGACATTCTTCGTGCTGCTTCTCTAGCCTGTTGAACAGCAGGTAATAATAATCCAACTAAAACGCCGATGATTGCAATAACTACCAGTAATTCGATGAGAGTAAAACCTTTGCGATTTTTCATTATTAAATTCCTCTTATATGGGGAAGTTTGGCGAGAGGCTACAGTTAGCCTTGATGCTGTATAATACCCTTTTCAATATTTCCGGCATGTTAGAAATTTGTTAGGAATTATTAAAAAGCCATCTGTCATTATTTATAGTCCAATCTACAACTTCCCCAAGCCTATTATCTACACAAGAAGGTTTCCATCCCATCTTTTTCATTTTATTTCCGTCTAAAGCATACCTTAAATCATGCCCCGGTCTAGCCGTATGAAAATCTACCATTTCATATTTTAGTTTTTTGTTTTGATGAGTAGCTATCATATTCGCTAATTCTAAATTATCTATTTCTTTTGACCCAACAATATTAAACTTATGGCACTTTGCCCCACCAAAATCTTGAACTTTTAATTTATGCTCATCATAATTCATTAAAAACCAAACAGCATCAGCGACATCTTTAGCATGTATATAATGCCTTGATCCTGCGTTAGTCTTTTCAGGATTGCTATGTATTGTTACTGTTTTCTCGCTAAGTATATTAGATATACACATAGGTATAAATTTTTCTGGATGCTGTCTTTCGCCAAATACATTCATTGTATGAGTAATGTAGCAAGGCAGACCGTATGTATTTTCATAAGCTACAACCAATTCTTCTCCACCAGCTTTTGAGGCACTGTAAGGATTGGTAGAATTATATCTATCGTTTTCTTTGTATTTTATATTATTTGGGGCAGGGCCGAATACTTCGTCTGTCGAAAAATATATAAATCTCTCAAGATTATCGCAAGTTTTAGCATAATCTAGTATATTTACTGTACCTACAACATTATCCATTACAAATTCTAAAGGGTTTGATATACTCCTATCTACATGACTGCCTGCTGCCATGTGAATTATATAAGATATATTATCTCCTATAGATTTAGAAATTTGAGAATTAATAGGAGCCTTGAGATCATGGAATATAGTAGTGACTCTCTTGCGTTCTAATCTGTTTAATTCGCTTGTAACTTCATGCAGCCTATTAAGATTACCGCTGTAGTCTAATCTGTCTAAGGTGATTATATCATAATTAGTATGTGTTAATATATAGTCAACAAAATGATGACCAATAAATCCTGCGCCGCCTGTAAGCAATATTTTTTTACGCATGGTATTAGTATGAATATATGTGAACGGGACTTCCTGTTAGTTCTTCTATAAAAAGCATAGCCTCTTTTATATCATAAAAATCCGCTATTGCTTTTCTGCTTTTATAGTAGTCTTTTTTATATATGGAGAATATTCTATAGAACGGCTCATCTAAACCAAACTCGTCAGTATCTAAAAAATCTTCTGCTGTTTTTAATTCTTGTATCATAGTACCACCATTGTAGTCATTCATTTCTCTACAGGTGATAATTTCAAATCCTTTAATAACAGATTTATTATTAGTGTTTAATGCAAAAGCATTACACAGCCTGTTTGACCGTTCCATCTTCTTTCTCCTGTTGTTCTTGTAGTTCTCGTAGTTGTGCTTGTGCTTTTTTAAGCTGCCTAAGTCTTTCGGTTTCTAAATATTTAAAATATCCCAAAAAGACTTGAGAAGTGATTACGCCCATCCCTGCGATGAGCGTAACCACAATGCCGCACACAAAGAGTGCGAAATTATCCATTAAAATAACTCCCTAATGCAAGGATGCTGGGAACCCATAGGCCAACAAAGATACCTTGTTCTTGTGCAACGGCTTGATCTCCAAGAAACCAAAGTGAAACACTTAAAACAAAACTTGCAAACGCTGCTACAATAAAGTAACTCTTACTATTCATTATCTATCTTTCTAGTTAAGGTAAAACAAAAACACTTTTGTATTTATTGAATAGGGCTGGTCGGACTCGAACCGACACTGTACGGATTTTAAGTCCGTTTTCTCTGCCTATTGGAATACAGCCCCTCATATTAATTAGTTCCAAAATGTTGGGCCTTTAATTTATTTATAATATTCACTATATCGTCTACATCATTTAGGTTGGTGATTCTTGTCATTCTTTCCATCCTCGGCAATTTTATATTCTTTTTTGATAACTTCTTTTTGATTCTAGAATATCTAGCCATAGTAGATGTAATTCTTTGACCTGTCTTTGAAGACACTTCAGCGTAGGTCTTGCTTGAATATACTGCTTCCAAAAATTTTTCATTAGAACAATGGATTCTTTTCTTGTCCTTTTTCATTTTTTCCTCCAAATATCCAGCTTACAACAATTTTATTATATCATAACATATCGTCTTGTCAACAATAAAAACTTTAGTCTTAATCTTTTTTGTTTCCAAAACAAACACACCAATAAATAATATTAGAGTTACTGTAACGGAATCCACACCCTATACTATCTACAGATTTGCTTAGTATATTTCTTCTATGACCGGGACTTTTTAACCAAGTTTTCATAACCTTATCTTCCGTCTTTTGTCCATAGGCTATATTTTCTGCAACACTTGAAAAACCCAAGGACATTATATTCTTCATATCACTATGTATTAATTTACTACGTTTAGCCATTTCTTCAGCCCAATGACCGGCAAAAGTCATTAAATCCATATTCATAGACAATGGATCAAGATTCCACATCCAAGAATTATCAGTTCTAGCTTCATTATGTAAGTCTATTAATCTAGACAGATTAGGTATGTACCATACGCTATCAGATTTATTCATTTGATAAATACTCCATCAAATTCTTTGATTAAAAAATCTCTAATAGGTTTAGCTTCATTGTGGTTTTGAAGTTTTTCTAATAAACTTTCTTGTCTGTCGGAAGGAAATATAAATCTTCCTTCAAAAAAAACTTTTTCTGATCGAACTAAAAAAAACTTTATAGTATTTTTAAAATGAGGATAATCATCCCAATACTCTTTATCCTTTTCCTTAATCGCTTTTGCTAATGCAGTACAGTATATACTAAATTCTAAAGCCCCAGAGACACTATCTGACTTACTTTTAGACAAGATGTTTTGATTATAATCGTCTACCGCACATTCAGCACCACAAATATAAGCACTCCATTCGTCTACAGGATACAATGCTACTTGTCTCCAGTATTTTAATTGACTGACAAAATACAAAGAATAGCGATACTCTCTTAATACGTTAGGTATGTTTGGAATAATATCTAGCATATCTACATCAGGTTCTTTTAGCCATAAACCTCTAGATGTTCCACAATAGAATCCTCTATATCCTCTTTTGCTATTACTCAAAGCATTATTTATACCATGAACTGTTTCGTGAATATTAGTACTTCTTCCATGCTTATCTCCGAAAGGTTTGCTAAAACAACTTAAAGCCCTATTGTATACAGAACTTTTATTTAATTTTTGTTTTTCTTCTAATTCAAATATATCAATATCTATTGGTATTGATCTTGGTTGCATTCCTACAACAGCTTTAGTGTTGTTATTTTCTTCACATAAAGCGATACTGAATGATACAACAATAAATATTAGGGTAAAGAGTTTAGCCATTTAATGTAGTCCTTGTTCCTATATCCTATTTTTCTAGATAGTTCTTTTCCTTGTTTATCTACCAAAATAGAAGTTGGCAGGCTTCTTGGTCTGTATGTATTAATAGATTTCTGGTTTGCACTTCTATTATCTGTGTCTAAAAAACAAACTATATATTTGTCGAATGGTTTTATAGATTTAGAGTCTTGTTTTATTTTTTTGCAATAAGGACACCATTCTGCTCCGAATACTATAATCACTTTTCTTTTGTGAAATTTTGCCAGTGCTTGTGATTTTTCTAGGTCGTCATATATAAAATTTGATTCTAATTCGGGTGTGACCACAACTACAGGAGTAGGATTGTCAACAGGGCGATTAGGTTTTACTGTATCAACACAACCACCCTGCTGTTTAATGATTAGAGATAGTAATATAATTAGCACAACATAGAGAATTTTTTTATTAAACATAGAAGTCTCCTATTGTGCATTAAATTACTCTGTTGGTAATACGATACCCATTAATAAATAGACCCAAAACAAAATACTTACGCTGCACAATGCTCCAACAACAAAACCAATTCTAACTATTGCAGGATCAATACCCAGAGTTTCCGCTAAACCAGCACAAACCCCAAATATCATTTTGTTCTTACTTTTATGCAATTTGCTCATTTTAACCTCAATTATTCTAAAGATACAAATACTCTATAGTAATAATACACCGAATGTGTTTTCAGAGAGAGCAGATAGTTAAATTATTAAGTAAGGAAACGTCCATACCATGAAGTATATATATGTCTTTTAAAGACATAATCAAAGCCAGTTCTTGCATAATTGGTTCCTAAGAGGCAAATTCTTCGACTTGTTTTAAATTTTTCAACAAATATTTAATACGCTGATTCTCTAATTCTAGAGTGCTAGTAATCGAATTAGCTTGAATAATTGCTTTATGTATGTCTTTTACTGTAGCTTTTTGATTATTCTCAATATTATATTCTGACATTATATCTCCCTATAGAGTTTATGCAATAATTAATATTACACCAATTTTATTTATCTTTAGTTAGTTTCACAAAGAAGTACACTACACTTAAATCTACCAGCACTACTATCCACCATACGCTTAATACATCCAGTAAAGTATGATTCATTTATTTTTTTTCCTAAAAATTTTCTCATAGTTTTCACACCACTTTTTATAAGATACACTTTTCGGCCTGTTTGTGTCGCCTTTGCCATTTTTATTTTGACTCATACTTAACCTTCTAAAACATAAGACCAGTAACGACTATCTTCTTTCTCTTGCAAGGCATCCCAATACACGCATCTTGCGATATAGGAAGGAACTTTAAGTTTACCGCAATTAACACTCCAATGTTGCTCCATACGTTTATATTTCGTACTACCTTGCTTACTCTTATTATAACTTAAATGCTCCATACCGTAAAGTCTTAATTGGTGGACATCTCCACATAGAACTCTTGCAAAATTTGGATGAATCATTTCTAAAGCAAAACTAACCTTAGCCATTCCAAGTCCAACAATTTTATCTACAATAGAATCTCTCTTTTTGACATGATACTTCTTAGTAGTTAAATAAAAGTCTTTGGGATTCTTCCAAAACTGAGTCGCAAAATCCCAAATATATTTTGTTCTATTATTGTAAAGACCAACGCCAGAATTTTTAAGTTTGTCTAATAGTGTTTCTTTGTTATCAACCCACTCTTCGTAGTTCTTAATGGCATTGTAGCCACGACAATTCCCCTGCCAACTTGTATGAACAGAGCAATAAGCAAAGAGATAACGCCTAAAAATATCACCATCATTCTGTGGTCGTACACTTTCCCAGTACTCCTTGTATGCTTGAATTTTTTCTGTGGGGAATGTCTTAAAGAAATCGTCTGCTTTGAAACGAGAATATGTAGTTTGCTTTACTGGTTTAGTTTCCAAAGTTTCCATAATAGTCTCCAAAAGTTAAGTCCTGTGATACTAACGATTGTACACTACTATTATCGGTTTGTCAATAGGTGTTTCTTTAGGCTGTTCGCTAAAATCTGTACTGCCCCAGTTCTACTATCTTTGAATCTCTATTACTAATATACTCAATACTTTCATCGTCATAGTAATCTCTATAAGATTTATTTTTAGTGGTTTTATTCCTATGGGGCAATCTCCATTGCGTTATATTAGCATAAGGCAATATTTTTTTAACAACTTTTTCAAAATCTTGTTCTATATTCTCTACTTTGCCAATAAAATCAACCATTAGTTTTCCATCCTCATCAAATATATAATCGTGTGGACTCCATCCACTTCCAGCATTTCTCATAATAAAATTTTGAGGTGGTTTATTTATTGCCATTTCTGTTATCTTGGTATTAAAATCTGATTTGTCTTTCTTTATGTTCATAATCTGTCGATAATATTCATATTCAGAAACAGCCCTCTCCCAAGGATTTCTGATAAAAACAAATTTAAAATAATCATCCCACCTATATCCTCTTTCATCTAAATACTTTTTAATATCACTTGCAGAAGAGTGCGTCCACAAATTAGTATCTACTTTTGGATATTCTTCTTCCCAATTTATAGGTCTTTTTGAGTGCCACATCGGTAAAATATCCGCTTGGAACATAGGATTGTTTTGCAGTAATTCTCTTATTGAAGTACCTGCGCACTTTGGGAAATGAATCCATATAAATTTTTTTCTATGAGATATTATCATTTTAATGTTTCTTTTTGATTTTTTTGTAATGACTCTACTATATTTTTATTTTTATAGTACTTACTCCTATAATCATCAGAATGTGGTATATGAAATATTGGAACAAAATTTTTATTGAATTTTATTGTTATTCTTTGAAGCCCTATGCCCTCTAGCCGTTTGTATAAATCGCAGTCATCGTATCCGTATCCATGTTGATTGCCCTGATATTTATTAACTTTAATTAAATGTTTTTTATCAATAAAACAAAATCCATTTAAGTGTTCTAAGAAACCAATTTCATTATCTCTACTCTTTTCAGCCCAACATCCAGTAATGAAACTTTTATCGCTATCAATAAGCAGCAAATCAGATAACGAATTATAAGGATTAATTATATAGTCTACATCAAGTTTTAAGATCATATCATTAGAAGTATTATCTATAGCAATATTATAAGCCTTGGATAAATTAAAATATTCCTCACCCTTAACTTGTATGATTTTGATTCTTGGGTCTAAATTTTCAAAATATTCCTGATCAAAGTCATCTGATGAATAATCTACAATAACTATCTCTTTAATATCATCATGAATTAACCAAGAATTTATGGATGTTTTTAATATTTTATTTCTGTTTTTAGTAACTGTAACTACAGAAATATTTGTTTTTCTTTTAAAATTAGTTTGAGTTTTATCTGTTAATAATTCTAAATTACTATGTCCAATTATACTAGATATTTCATTAAATGTACTCCAATTTGTACCATAAATTTGTCTAGTTTTAGAAAGCAGAAACATATCTATTACTGCTTCTTTTTGTAGTGGCTTATGGTCATTTACGGTTAAAGAGGGGTCTGTAAAATTTTTATTGCTAACAACAATGTTATCGAATTTTTCTGTATAGTATTTTTCGGTTGCTTCTGAGTCTGTAGATAAAAAAATCGGAGCATCAGCGTATGCCCTTATAATATTTTCAAAATATTCGTCTTTAGATTCTTCGTAGTATTTAGCCCAAGGGCCAGTAATAGCATCACCCTTACGAATATGCACACCTATATAATTTTTATTCACATCACATTGGCTTATGTATTTTTGTAATTCTGGTGATGGATATATGTAATTTTTTAAGAGCATATTTCTATGTTTAAGCTGAATACCAAATATCCAGTCTATAGACGCATAAGAGTTTAAACAAAAAGTGTTAACAGATTGCAATAATTCGTTTATATCTATATCTACAGAATACTTCAAAGTATCCGGGTCTTGTGTAAATAAGCGATCTAAATTCATAAATTCTTTAGCAGCATCATTGTATTGCTTATCATCAATTAGAGATATGTTCTTAGGCAGTTGATCTAAATCAAACAATTCGCCAAAGGATTCATCAGAAAAACCCTCGCTTTTAACCCAACATAGATATATTTCGCTATATTGAAATTCTCTAGCAAAAGCATATACAGAATCTAGCATCAATAATCTATTACCTAAACCTTGAGTTGGTTTTAGATAGATACAAGGAAAAGGAATGGTCATATATTTAAAATTATGGTTAATAGTCATTTAATATTTATATTCTAACAATTCTAATTCATCAGAAAGGTTTTGTTCGACGATACCTCTTGTCTCTTCGTCGTAGTATGATCTATAATCTTTCCTTCTTATGCTTGCGTTATTTTTTTTAATAAGTGTACATGATTTGTCTGTAGCATTTGGTAGGATTGTTTTAACTATGTGTTTAAAGTCTGTTTGTAAGTTTTCATACCTACCAACAAAGTCTACTAAACATTGTTTTGGTGGTTTTGAATAAAAATATCTTTCTTGACCATTCCATTTTTTGCATTTTCTTTCGACAAACTTTTTGAATCCATCGTCTGTTTCAGATACAATTTCTTTAAAGTGGTTTTTATTTCCATGTTCATCGTCGGCACACCATTCTTTCACAACAGTCCTTCTCCATTCATACCCAGATACAATTCTGTCAAATGGATTGCGAACAATACCGAACTTAAAATATTCATCCCAGTTCCAGCCCATTAATTCAAAATAGCCCTTTATCGCTATTGCGGTAGAGTGTTGTGGAACAGCACACATGATGTGTCCAAATTCCTTCCACAATTCTATTGTCATAGTTTTGCCCCAATGACCAATTAAGTCTATTTCAAATTCTTCATTCCAACGAAAATGTTCTCGCATAGCAGTACCAGCGCATTTATCGTTATGTATAAACAGAAATTTATTTCTGTGTGATATTACCATAATATTAATACCTATTTAAGTCGAATTGATGGTCACTAATAAATTTATTAGCATTTTTTCTATTCCAATAATCTTCTACAGAGGTAACTACTAGATGACTATACCAGTTGTGTGTTCCAAATTTTTCACAATAATAATCGTGAATAGCAATAGCCTCGTCTGTACTTTTGGTATTATGGTCATGTTCAGTAGTTTGATGACAGTGTTTTATTATTATGTCGTTACAAAGATTCCAAGCACGATATTGTTTAGATTTGTAAATACAATAATCTAAAACGACATCAGAATAAAAAGTTCCTATGATAATATCATCTGGTAATAACTCAAAATCATCTACCATAGGTGACGTAAATATCCAAGCATCTTGAGAACAAAAAGCATCTCTATGCCTATCTTGTAATAGACCTCCATCCTCTTCGTGTCTCGTTAATGAAATAATCTCTCTAGGAAACAAGCCTCTTATTTTATGTAAATCGTCATTAAAAAGAATATCATTATTTGCCACTATACACTGTGTATTAATAATGTTTTTATTTGTATAAGCAAATATTTTTTTAAAAGACATTCTGCGTATAGTATTATTTACAATTATTTTTTCTTCATAATCTTTTTTTAATTCATAAAACTCTGGAAAGTCTTCGTAATTTTCTAAAAAGATATGAACCTTAGTGATATATTTATTCTCTAAATTTAATTTTAAACAGTCTAGAATCTCTTTGGTTCTTTCTGGTAGTGGGTCTTTGTATAGATTAATAACTAATTCAAAATCTGATTGACCGTATTTTCTATTCATATAATTTATAGTACGATCTACATTACGGTCTTTTCTATTTTGCCCTCTCACGCGATTGCTATGAGGATTGTGATAAACTGGAACATGATTAGATTCAAAATCAATATCTTTTCTAACAACTCCCAATTTCTCTAGCTTTTCAAACATCTCACAGTCTTCTCTGCCATAATTATCAATGTCTTCGTTGTATAATCCTGCGTCTATAAAAAACTTTCTATGGCAACATATAATTCCGTTCAGATTTCTCATAAATCCAAGATCATTATCTAAATAGTATTGATTCCAGTTCCCTGCCACAAATTCTCCCGGTGATATATTGACTAAACTTGTTAATGGAAGATAAGGATTTAGTATGTAGTCTACATCCATCTTTAATATTTTTTCATATTTAGCAGCTTTTATTGCAATATTAATAGGCTTACTGGCATTATAAAACTTTTCTTGTTCTATTCTTATAACTTTAATTCTTTTATCAATCTGTTCAAGATGTTTTAAACTTTCTTTAGACGACCAATCTACAATAATAATTTCTTTAATTTGTGGTTTTAATAACCAAGACCTTAAACTTACACTCAGCATTTGTTCTCTGTCTTTACAACTGACAACAACAGATATATTCTCAAATAAAATATTTGGATCATATTCTTTCACATCTTCATAATGCTCATAAGGTAAATAAAAATTATTTTTACCATAATTTACCCAGTGAAAATATAACCTTTGTCTTTCAGTAAATCCATTATCTTTGCAGTATGGTTGATAAAAATCTTCTACTTCTGGGTACTCATTAGAATAAAATTCTTCATCAAATTCTTTAGCGATACTATTCTTTTTATAAAATTCATCTATTGAAATTGTATCACTCATAGTATTCCCCTAATATAAACTTAGTACCAGTAGTGATTGAGGTTTGCTCACCAACTTTATAATCTGATCTTTTTAAAACGCGAAAATCTAGACTCACCCTAGTTTTTCCTGTGCGATTTGGTAAATTACCATGAGTGCATTTATTACCATTGAACATAAAGACTTCTCCCGGTTCCAATTCTATTTGTTTAAAATCTTTTAGTCCCGGTTCGCTTTCGGTGATAATTGTATTACTTTCAAACATTCTAGTAATAGGTAATAAAAAATTTATTTCACCATCTGGATGATTAAACTCAGAATCCGTATGCCAAGCACCAACAGCTAAATTATTTGGTAAATGAACTCTAAACGTAGGCCATTTTTGATAGATAATAGGTTCTTGGATTTCTGATTGTATAAATTCTCTTATAAAAGACTTGTAAGTATGAAGAAAGTCTTCCCATCCACTTCTCATCTTATCATAGAAAACTTGATGATATAAAGTATCAGAGTCTTTTGAAGGTTTGTCAAAAAAACTATATTCTTTTTTGTTTTTATTATGTAATAGTTCTAATTTATGACCATCAAATAAATTTGATATATATTCTACAAAAGGATAATCCGATTGATTATATTTAAATATCTTATACACTTCTCATTTCACCATGCAATACTTTAAATGTTGGAAATCTAAGACTGATACCTCCCTCCTGATTCTTAGTCTCTTCAAAATATTGTACGGTTATAATCTTGCCTAAGATAGCATCAGGGTTTTTATAAAAGTATTGTCTCTGCTCTATACTAAATCCACTACCAACTCTGACAAGGTGATCTTTATGTTTAATGTAAACACAGGACAACATTTCCTCTTCACATTCTTTACCATCTAATGTCAAGGGAAACATTCCCATCTCTGTATCTATCACCTGATATTCTGCATCGTGGAATGTCTTTACTTTTAACAAATCTTTACTACGTTTACCTTTGTATTGTACATTTTTACGAAGCATAACACCTTCCCAATTATCGTCATCTGCTTTAGATACCCACTTTTGGAAATGTTCGTCGTCATTTACTATCTCCATTTCTAATACAGATAGACAAGGGCATTCGTTATCTTCCATAGTAAACAATAGTTCTTTATATCTTTGATAAAGATTGTCATCACTTTTCTTTGCTTTAAACTCGTCTTGCGTCATCATATCAAAGATTTTATAAGAAGGATTTTCAATAGTATGTTCTTTCTTACGAAGTTGTTTCATAATACCTTGGAAGTCTTCGTTGCCATCTTCGTCAATTAAACAGAGTTCCCCGTCAAACACAACATTAGATAAACCAAGACTTGCAATCCCATCGGCAACAACACCCAAGGTAGTAAATTCTTTGCCCGTTCGGGAGTAGAAAGTAGTATTGCCAAAATGATCGACAATAGCCAAACATCTAACCCCATCAAGTTTACGAGATACAAACCACTCATCTTCCCACTCCACTAATTTAGGTTGATATTTTTCTGCAAGAGCGACACTGAACTCTGGAATAAAATCAGGGATAACTTTATTAATAAGTTTAACGCCAACCTTAGTCTTTAGGTCTTTGTCCAGAATACAATAGACAAGTTCTTCTTGTTCAGGAAACTTATTGATATAAGTATTAACAATTCTAATAGCATCATGCCCTGTGTATCTACGAAGCGTTAAATCATTAAACAGTTGACACAAGCCATATCCCGGTTCACAATCTCCGAAGGATAAGTCTGATCGCTTCTTAACCTGACCACTTGTTAAACCATACATAAGATAGTCATTGTGTGCTAGATTTAATACATTTCTAGCATGAAGTTGATCTCCATTATCCTCGTCTTTGCCTGCTTTACAATACTTAGAGATAATTTCTTGTTTGGCATTTGTTCCGCTGTTGTTACGCAGTTCATTAACCATAGCCATAACATATTCTGTGCTGTTCATTATAATATCCTGAGTCCTTGTGTAGTCCTGTCCGTATAGTATACAGTATCGTCAATGCAAAGTCAAGTCTTTAGTTCTTGTCTGCTAACTTTGATTGATAATGGTATACTATCTTTTTAAATGCTTCCACTCTAGTTTTAAGAGACAGGTATTCATTCTGGTCTGTAAAAACTTTATTTAATTCATTTGTAATTCTAGAACCTGTTTCTGATAAAATGCCCGGTATCAAAGCATGTATTATTAAAAGAAATCCAGATTTAATACAATTTAATCCATGTCCAGAAGCAAAAACAAAATGCTCTAAATATCCCATGTTGTTGTCGGCTAAATGCCTTTTAGATTTTTTAAACATAGGTAACTCCAATAGTGTTATAATTTTCTCAACACTATAATATACACCTTATGTTTCTACAAATTTAATATATCTCCAATGAATTGTATGATGTAAATGAAAATTATCAGAAAAAAAATATATGTTAATAGATTGAAAAGCGGCACAATCTTTTCTTATCTCTGGTTCGATTACTTCAATTTCAATATGAGTAAACATAAATGTGGAATGAAAATATATGATACTCTTAGGTCTACCATCTATTAAAAACCTGAGTATCTGATTATGCCGAATTGTTTCGATACCGTTTAAAAGCAATAAGAACGATATTAGGATTACTTTAATTTTCATTATTCTACAGTAACGCTTTTTGCTAAGTTCCTTGGACGGTCTACGTCTCTACCTAATAACTTAGCAGTTGTTAATGATAGTAGTTGAGATACAATATTTAATAGTATAGGACTAGCCTCTCGACTACATTCTGGTATTACTATTTGTTCTATGTCGTCAATATCCATTCTTTTATCTGTTATTAATAATACCTTACCATCTCTCGCTGTTATTTCTCTAATATTACTTTCTATTTTTTCAAATTGTTCATCATGGTTAGCAAATGCAATAGTGGGTACTTTGTTACTAATTAACGCAATAGGCCCGTGTTTCATTTCAGCAGCAGAGTAGCCTTCTGCATGAATATACGACAACTCTTTCATTTTTAATGCGCCTTCAAGTGCTGTAGGATAGTTGTAGCCCCTACCTAAGAATAAACAGCTTTCTTTATCTGTTATCCATTCACACGCTTTCCAAATTTGGTCTAAGAGTTGTGTGTCTTCTAATATCTTCTGTATCTTATCTGGTATAGATTCTAATTCTTGAATATGTTCGTCAATTCTAGCCCCTTTATTTTGTGCAATAAATAAACCTAACAAATACATAGCACCAACTTGATTTGTATATGTTTTTGTACTCGCTACTCCTACTTCTAGTCCTGCCCTAGTATAAATACCGCACCATGATTTATCTGCTATTGCTGATCCTACAACATTACATACCGCTATTGTATTACAGCCATAACCATTTTCAGATACATATTTTAATGCCTGTAATGTGTCGGCTGTTTCACCGGATTGAGATGTAAATAAGAACAATTCTTTTAATCCATTGTCTATTGAACTGTGAGTATCATAATCATACTCTTTTTCTAAAACAGGATTTCTATATCTAAATTCTGCTGCTTGTTCTACATATACTCTGGTTCTACTAAATTGTTCTACATATAATTGTCCTATTCTCGAAGCATTTAAACTACTTCCACAAGCCAACATAGTAATTAGATTTATATTATTCCAGTCTCTATTTTTAAATTCTGTTTCTAATCCTCCTAGAAATACTTTGTTGTTTTTAATTCTACCCCTTAACAACCTATTGAATGTCGTATGTTGTTCGTGTATTTCTTTGTCCATATACGATCCGAAGAAACCTTTATCTGGTGCTTCGTATATGTCATTGTTTTTTAATGTCCTCGATACTTTATGATGTCTATTAATGTCATTGCGTATTTTAAGAATCTTGTCGTCAGAGCCTATGCCCAAACCGTAACCATTTAGACATATATTTTTATTTTTAATATAGTTACTAGAAACAATTATTCCAGTAGGATTTCCCTCATCTATCTCATTAACATGAATATTTAGTGAAGCACCTTTTTCAATCATATAAAATTCTGATGGTTCTTGTGTGTCTAGAATGATGCAAGCATTTGCTCCATTGATTTCTTTAAATGTCGATTCTATTGCGTCCAGTAAACAGAGTTCTTTACATTTGTCTGCAACAATATTGATTATAATTTCAGTGTCGGTATCACTTTTTAGTTTATCTTGCAGATCATATCTCTCTTTTAAATCTCTAAGGTTTTCTACTATACCATTTTGAACTATAGCATATCTGCCAGATATATCAAAATGAGGATGAGCATTGTTATCAGTAGCTTTGCCGTGCGTTGCCCATCTAGTGTGTCCCATAAATGCTGCAACTTCTACATCATCTTCTCTGCAAGTTAGTAAAAGTTTATTAATATTACCAGCAGATTTATATATGCCTACCTTCCCCATTTTTGTAACATAAACAAATCCGGTACTATCATAGCCTCGATATTCTAGTTCTCTTAAACACTCTATATTGTGATAGAGACTACCAAAATTTGTTGCAAGTATTCCGCACATAATTCAATAATTTAAAGGTACAAAGTGGAGGCGAGGGGAGTCGAACCCCTGTCCAGTATAAATTCCACATAAACTTCTACATCGTTAGTCTGTTGTTATTAATACTACAGACAAAACTATCAGTCTTTCCTGCGTCAAAGTGATTACACTTATTGTATCCATTTACTTTAGGTGGAACATCCCTATCCGATTATCGGAGTCAACATAATTGGGTAAAAAGGTTTATGTAACCCCTCTCACCTAAGCGGCGAGTGCTAATACAGAAGTATCGGCAATTAAAATGTGATCTATTTTTACACTGGCCTTTAGATCAACCAGTCGATGCGATCTATACTTCTATTTATCTGTCGATACCAGTACGCCCCCTTTTTATATTACACGTTCATCCGGTGCTTGATCGAAAAATTCTATATTCTGTCTAATTATAACAGGCGCTATTTCTTTTTCAAGTCTAATTATTTGAGAACTTTGAACAAAGTTTGTCGCTATACTTGCCATGAGCAAAAGCCACAGTATATAAGTAGCTGGATGTATTTTGTCCATTATTTTTTATTTTAATACAGGTAATTGAATAATTTTACAGCATCGTCATAAGAATTATTTACAAAATCACATGCTTTTTTGCAGTTATTGCAAATCCAACCTTTGAACTTATTCTTGTGGGAATAATGGGCGATCCACTGATCTGGAATTTTATTACAACATTCACAATGTTTTGGTTTATGTGGAATGTCTTTATTGTCATAGTCGAATAATTGTAATTGGATCATAATTACGCTTTCAAATATTATAAAAACAATAGCGGGATAGCAAGCCTAACTATCTAAGTCTATTTTATATATAAGATATACCCTTTGGCCTTTACTGGGCCGCTATAAAATTAGTTTCTATTATCTCTTGCACTTCCTTTTCTTGATTGCTGTGGCTCCATATCTGGTTTCTCCATATCTTCCAGTTGTACGAACAACAGCGAAACCTTCTGATTTTAAAGCTGGTTTAATATCGCTAATAGTCGCCCTGAGATTACCTACAGAAAACATAGTAGAAGCACTATCTTGGCTAAGAGTACGGCCTCTTCTAAGATAATTCATTACACGATCTTGCTTAGTCATTATATCTACCTTTTTTGTGACTGTCCTTTAAATCTAAGTTAAGAATTTTGTCGCCACTTACAAAAATCTTATCAACATTTAATTTATAATAATATCAAAACGGGTTGGGGTCAATATTTTTTTTATGTTTTGAATTATCTTCTACCCAGAAAATCATTTTATTTTTTTCGTCATCCCAAGCACACTCTATTAAATCTTGCGATGCAACTTTAGACAGTGCTGCTTGATATATAATAGAAGTGACTTGTTCAAATACATCATCAAATATTGTACCATTAACTATAAACTTACCATCATTATCAAGCCCAAGGCTTTCTTTTTTAACTATACTGATTACTTGTTCTATGGTAATAAAAGTATCTATAATCCTAGTATCGTATTGACCTCCAGACAAATTAGAAGCAGCAGAATCTCTTACTGTCTCTGCAAAATTAGCTAACTCTGTTATACTATATTCGCTCATTGTCTTTTTAATATATTGATGTTGTATAAGTGTATCAATAATTACACCATACTCAACGTCTTAGTTTTTTTGTTTTTCTTAGGTTCTTTTGGTTGCAGTTTAGCAAGTCTGTGTTTGGTTCTATGAACCCTTGTTAGTGGAGAAATATCGTCTTCACCCATCCAGATATGACAGAAGCCTCCTTCTTTTACTCCATAAGCTATAATACCATTCTTATCAAGACCCAGCACAGTAAACTTACCTCTACATCCCATAGGAATATATTCGCCGTCTACTACTGAGTATGGGCCTCCGGTAGCTTTAATTCTATCTCCTTTTTGTAATTCTCTCCAATCGAACTTCCTAATCATTCGAGTGGTTTTCTTTTCTTTGCTTTGAACAGCAAACATAAAAGGATGTTGGCACTCTGGACACATATATGCTCTTGGCCCACATTCATGTCCACACTTCTCGCAAGTCTTTTTCCCTTTGGGCATAATCAATTCTCCTGTGAAATTAAACTGATACTACCAGTATACCATATCTATCGGCATTGTCAAGTAGAATCTTTATTTCCTTTTTCTAATCTTTCGTTATATTTTTTTTTGCTTTGTTTAACTTTTTCTATAAAATTAAGAGTTGCCTCTTTTTTTGATAGATACTGTTTTGAATCTTCTATTAAGTTATGCAATTCTTTTTCAACACTGTCGTTCAGAGGATACTTTTTAACTTCCTCATCTTTTTTTGCAGAATATACATCATTAGACATTGCTTCTGGATAGATTGAAGGCATAGGAATTTTTTCTACACTTGCTGCTTGAGGAGTCTCAGGATCGAGAGGTATTTTTTTGGGTTCTTTCATTTCATAATCTCCTATTTAGATGCTAATAAATATAAACCAATATTTGAAAAGCTATATCCCAAATAAGCTATACCCATACCAAGATTGCCTTTATACATTTGTTCTAAACTAACATACAGATAAATTAATCCAGTTAAAACAATTAACCACCCACTCATGCCACAAGCATCCCTTCATAATATTTAGATATTGCTTTGTCTTTCATTTTAAGTTCCATATCTAAGTCAAAATCAAGTCCGTATGTACTGAAAGTATTTTCTGCATAATCTGCGTGTTTTCTTGGATTCGTGTTGTCGGGATCACGACAACTTTCACTGTAATGAAATAAAGGTCGATGCTCTCCCCATGTCATATAACATTCTTCTAGTGCCTGTTGTTCTGTCCAACCGTCTGGATGACAAGCCTGATGTAAATAGTCGAAGGTTATTGGGATATTTGTTTTGGGATGAAAATCTTGTACAAGTTGTTTTACAGACCAGCAATTAGGTTTATCGTCGTTTTCAATAACAATACGGTTACGACAATTACTGTCAAGTCTATTATAATTGTGTATAAATCTTTGTGTAATCTCATCATTACTTCCTTGCCGATTGTTGATATGCAGATTCATAGGCGAATTATAGTCTGCTGAACAACCTATCATGTCAAGGAAATTACTGTAAAAATTTAATTCTGTCACTGTTCTGTCTACTGCATCTGTGTTAGATGAGGCTAAAACATTAAATTCGCTAGGATGACAACTGATACGAACATTGTTTTGCTGTATGGTATATGCAATATTATCTATTTCGCGTAAGATGCTAGAGTATTGAGGAAGATCGCGGAGAGTAATATTAGCAGCACGATAGGTAATAAGAGGAAAAAGATTACTGCTGATCCTATAGCAATAATCGTGTTCTGCACAGTGCAGAATGGTAGCATTAGTAACCTCCATGTTATTTAGTATTCTGTCGCCTAAAGTTAATAAAGCGTCCGCACGATCTAGCTGGCTAAATCGTTTAAATGTCATAGTTTGAAACTTGAGTGGTTTCTCAAATTCTTGCAAATCTAGTGATATACAACATAACCCAAAACGCATAATAAATATCTCCTACCTTCCGATTATATAATAATATCGGATAGGTGTCAAGCAAACTTTAGGCCCATTCTGAATAAAATACACCGAATTTAAAAACAATCAATTATTCTTCCTTCTTCATATTGACCGAATTTTAAAAAATGATTTTTAGCCTTCTCTTCATTGTCCGATATGTGGGGATTTTTCTTTATATCTTCATTTAATCTAATATACTTTTTAGCATTAAAGTTATTTTTTTCTACAATCCAAGAATCTCTTGCTATTGTTTCGCCAGAAATTATATATTTAAAATATTCTGGTACAGTCGTATCGCCCCTATATGTACTGTGCTTTATATTGAGAGGTTCTGCTGGAAAAGAATTAGAGGAATCCCGATCTAAGAAATATTTATTGTAGATATTAGGTTTGGATTTATCATCTTCTTGTATAGCAAAAATAAAACAATGTTTTAGATCAATAGTTTTGTGGATCGCATCAATAGAGTTTTCAAGTTTTTCTTTGTTGAATTTATAAGTTCCAGATTGATTGTCTATATATGTAACATAACCACTCAAGCTAACCACTATAGAACCTGCCATGACAACACTTAGTTTGTTGACTGTGGATTCTTTAGTAATAAAATCGTGTTTTAATCCTATACATATTATACCTTCGTCGTTTAAAATAAAATCGAGTTTAGTAGCATAACAATATATTGATTGATGAAAAAATATTTTTTTGTTTATATTTGAAATATCTAATAAATTATTAGAGTATCTATATTTTACTTGTGGTTTCATTGTGCCACTTAATGAATTTATACATATCTCCTAATTGGTTGTACTGTACTTCGTATCTACTTTGATCATAAGTAAAATTGTTAGTTTTAGTTCCAGCATGTTTTAATGTTGCTATTTGAAAAAATTTTTTCTTTGAAGCTATACCACATATCCATGCCTTAGAAAAATCGTTTTGAACTCTACTAAATATATAATAGTCTGCATCTCTGTTTTTCTGTTCCTCATAAAGTGTTGCGCTGTAAAAATCTAAGGGTTTGCTATTACAGCCTTGTGCTTTTGAGTCTATTGTGCTATCATCTAGTAAAAAGTCTACCAAATAGTTATCGCTATATTTAATTTCAGGGAAAGCAGAATGCACACAAGCCTCTGCTAAATATCCTGTCATTCTTTGTCTGTCTTTATTGGTTCTGTGAGTTCCAGAATTACCAAATCTTTCATAATATTTATCGTTTCTCTCTTTTGCTTCCTCAAATATTTCTGGAGTAATTACAACTTCTATCATTTTACTTTCTCACATATAGCATATAGGTATCTATTTTCTGTTTTACTCTTGGCAGACAACTCTGAGAATCTACCAAAATGTTTGATTGATAATCCATTATTAGTTATAAGTTCTTTAAACTCATCTGCTTTAAAAAACTTAGTGAATCTCCCTTTAGTTTTTTTAAATATAATATTGTTTATTCGATTAAAATATTGTCTATGTTCTTCTTTCGGTTCTCCGTCTAATGATCTAACTGATATAAAACAACTACTTTGTTTTTTTAACAGTCTGTAAATTTCTGTGAATATATTTTCATAATCAGGACAGGAGTGAATTACTCTATGAGAAATAATGCAATCGTATTCTCCAGAAACATTGTTTATTGCTCCGATAACACTGTGTAAGTTTTTTATTCGATGTAATGATTGTGTAGTTTTCTCTATAGCTTTGGGTATAATATCATTAACTGTAATATCTATATTTGGAAATTTATCACAAATAACTTTACTAATTCTGCCATAACCACAACCATGATCTAAAAAGGTTCTAATATTATATAATGATTCTATATATTCTAGTAAACTTTCATCAATAATCACATTTTCGTATGAATATTCAGATTTATTATACTTCCTATTCCAGTAATACCAGAATTGATCTACTTCTAAGTTTGTAAATTGATCATTCAGCATTAATCCAGCCTAATGCTTCAGATATAATAGGGAATCTCGTTATAAAAATATGCTTACAACTTAACGCTATGTCTTGATGTTCTTTTTGAGTGCCGTTTGCGCTTCGTAGTTCTATATAATGAATCCAACTACGGATACTACCACTCATATATAATCTCGTAGGAGTTGATAGGGGTAATACAAACCTAGCACACTCTTTAGCAATGCCGTCTGCCAACATTGTGTCATACAGTGCCTTTGATTTAGCAAAGAGTTCTCTCATTTGTAGATTGTACTTGTTTTTTACTTCTTGGTCAAGATCGTCTAAACTGTTTTGTCTGTTTTTGTTATCTTGTGATCTTAAATCTGGTATAGGTATTTGGTCTTCTAATAAGCTAGTATCGGCATACCTCTGGCTAAATTCTTGAAAGGTAAAACTTCTATGTCTTAATATCTGTGCAGCAATTCCTCTGTTGGTATTAATCTCAATGGTCATAAAGGACATTTCAAATATAGACCAGTGCTTATGTTTAATACAATAATTAAGTAATCCAGCAATACTTTTATTATCTTGATTGTTTGGGTTAGACACTCTAGCGCAGTATGCTATATTTTTTTCTGCGTCTGAAGCAGCATTTACTAATGTAGCATAATGATTGTTATTGAGTTTATTTGTCATTGTCTTTGTTCCACCATTTAACCAATCTGTCCCATACTGGCCTGAAAAAAAATAATACAACATAAGCAACAACTGCTTCTATGGCTTTGCCAAAAATAGTAGTCATTGTTATTGATTGTT